GTTTATAATACTTGTTTTCCCAACTTTAAATCCTGCATTAACCTCAACTAATTTTGTTGATATATCATTTAAATTTACATTTTCGGGCAGTGGCATTATATTCTTACTTATACTTAAAACTTTTTCAGCAGTTGCATTATTGCTGTCTGTAACAACTATTTTAAGCGTGTGCAGTGCATTATCTTCTAATGTATAGTTAATTGTTTTCTCTGTTGTTAAATCTGTTGTTATAGTTTCTTTTAGCACATCATCTATAAAATATTCTATCTTAGTTAATAATGTAGGGTCTGTGTGGTCAGCTTTAAATGTTGCTTGTGTAGAATTATAAGATGATATATTTAAAAATGGTAATGATTGAAGTAAAGTTATTTGTGCGTAACCATAAGCACCAGCAGTATTTCCACCCGGTGTCATAACAATATTATCAAAATAATATTCAGATGTTGGTGTGTAGCCAGTAGGCTTATAACTGTCTTTAGTCAATACATAACTACTTCCACCTCCACCTGCTCCTACACCATTCATGCCTGCACCACCAAACCAGCCACCTCCGCCGCCTTCGCCAGTTGAATCTTTAACAGAACACCCTTTTCCAAAACTTCCGTTTTCTGTATTTACACGACCAATACCACCTTGATATTGAGTACCACCGGGACGGTATCTGTCATTAGAACTATACCCAGTACCTCCTTCTAATCCTCCTCCTGCACCACCAGTGTAAGGATGATATGAACCTCCGCCACCACCTGCGACAATTATACGAGATAGCAAACCTTGCTCATTATCCCAAGCACCACCAACGAGCCTTATATCAGTAGCACCACCACCGTACATAGAATAATAAGTACCCATAACCTGTTGATTTAAATAACCTTTACCACCGCCATTAAAACCACTTTTAGTGTTATTACTCGTAGATGAAGAAGCAAAACCACTTTCGCCGACGTAAACATATAATGTAGTTTGTTTTTTTAATGTAATTTCACCTTTAGAATATCCGCCTTTAGCATCAGTATGCCAAGAAGAATTGTTGATACCTCCAGAAGAACCCCAGCATTCAAATTTATATTTGCCAGGTTTCAATATAACACTTTGTGGCGAACCATTGTACCCAAAGTTCCATTCTGTCTGCATTTTCTCACTCTCCTTTAACAATAAGTTATCAATTCATTTACACTTGTTGCAATGTTAGATAACCCACCACTTAATTTTTCTTCTATATTAACCAATCTATCTTCGATTTTCTTAGATGAATAAGTAGTCATTTCAGATACTCTGTTATCATCTACAGTTGCATTAATAAAATGAGTTTCTGCATTTCCATTAATAACATAAACATTTAACTCAACTTTTACTTCACTTCTAATCTCAATTGAATTATCATCAACTATTTTAAAATTTGGAACTACATTTTCTTTTGTAGTAGCATCTATAATATTTACAACTATTCTCTGTGTTAATAAACTATGTGTTACAGTTGCTTTGAATCCATTTTCTGCATCCTCCACCCAATCATCAATAGTTATTGTTTGAGTAGATGCAACATTTGAACCACCCGCTATAAGCTGGTCAATCTTAGTATTCAACTCTGTTTTAGCAGTTTCTATATTTGTATTAACTTTTTCTATTTCTGTATTAGTGTTATTAGGTACATTCTTTATTTTTTTTACTACCTCTTCATTTAACAATTTATCACCTTCTTTTTTATTTAGAGAGCTACATTAGTAACTCTCTATTTTGAACATAAAAAAAGAACTCTTACAGTTCTATGATAATGAAATCTCTAGTGCTTCACACATTTTTCTTACTTCTTCTCGATATTTAACAGGTACTTGGTCAATTGTTTTTAAACCTCTCTCTATCAATCCTACATAAATTGCTGCCATACTACTTCCTCCTTCATTTAATTTTATATTTTTTAATGACATAGTAGATGCCTGTTGACTACTTAATACCATTTCACATATTTCAGCAGTCGCTAACATTAAATCTGTTATGTCATTATCTTGCGTTTTTTGACTTGAATCTAAATCATCTAATTCTTTTCTTTGTCTTGACTTCTCAATTTTTTCTTTATCTATTTTTATCATTTAATCACCTCTTAAAGTGTTTCAACATCTAAATTGAATAACATAGATGGTTTTTTTATAGTTGTATTAGTGTTTCCTTCTTCTACTATTACTTTAGGTTGTGCAGATTGTATATTCATATCTTTTAACTCATATATCTCCTTATATCCATTCTTAGTTTTTCTTGTCTCTACTTTAACCATATCTTTAAATGTATCTGATTCATTTATCTTTAATTGTACTTTTAATTTATTTACTAAATGATAAATTGGATTGTTAGAATTTAAATCTTCTAACAGACCTTTATTGAGTGTAAGTACTACATCTTGTGAATTATCAACTATACTAGATACATTATAAGTATTCCCATTGATTAATACAGTTGAATCTTTTACTATAGTTGCTCCTGCTTCTTTTTTATAAATATAAACATTTATATATAAATTATTTCCAATGTCAGAATGTGCTTTAAATACAATCTTATTTTCTCCAAGAACTAAATCCTCTGGATTAATCTCAAACGTAACTGTTCCTGTAGATAAGTCTTCTATTATACTTGAACTAATATTATTTATAAACATCTCTATTTTTGTCAATTCATTATTTGGATTTTGCAAATCTATTTCAATAGATGAGTATGACTTATTCTTTATTTCCAAACAAGTTTTCTCTGAATCTACTTTTGAGATTATATATAATGTTTCATCTTTTATTAAAGCATCCACTATATCATTAACATCTCTTGGAATATATATTTGTGAGAAAGTATATAACATAGAACCAATCTCTACATCTTTAATTTTATATGTTTCCTTATTTATCCCTGTAACATACAAAGTCTTATCATTTTTTATAACAAATATATGTTTATCATCATAAGATTTTATATATTTTACATTTTCTAATACTTTAGTAAATAATTTAATAATTGTATTTTTTGTATTCTCATTCAGTCCTAAGATTCCATTTATATTATATCCTTGTACGTATAATTGACCTTCTGTAGTTATAGCCAATATATAATTACTATAAGCATATATCTCCCTTATATTAGAAATAGTTAATACTTCTTGTAACTCATTAACCTCATCATTATGCCCTATTCCAAGTTGATATTCTGAGTTTTTACCAATAGAAAACAATGAGCCATCATTTTTTAAGAAGTAAGTAAAATTATCACCACAAGCAACATCTATTATATTTGTTAAGTTAATTTTTATAAATTCAGAAGTTGTTGTTAGCTCAGATTTATTTATAGCAAGTTCCCCAAATTGATTTGAACCACAACCATAGACATCCCCATTTTCTAATATCAAAATTGAATGAGTTGATGATAAAGACATCTTTTTTATATTATCAAAAGGCAATGAAGTTGAATAATTTCCAGCATTTGTGCCAAATGGTATTCTATAATTAATACTATCATCATTATGTAAAAATATCTTCTTATTTACTAATAGTCCATAATTATTTCTTATAATAGACATTTCATTAGAAAAACTTAAATCACTAGGATTATCACTAGAAGTGTTTGCAATCTGATTTTCTTCATGTCCATTAAAAATACCTACTTGACCAACTACAGCATTACCTTTTCCTTCTAATTTATTATTAGTATATTGAACTATAAGACCATTATGCTGTGTATATACCTGTTTTACATTAAGGCAATTTCTAACAGGTGTTTTTTGTACAACATCAGAATAATTATTGATTTGACCCAATTGTCTACTACCAAACACATATAAGGCATTATCATTATCTATATAATAAGCATTTTTACCATTTGCATATATGTGCTTTATATTACTTGTTAATTTTTTTAATACTACAGTACCAGATTCATTAAAACCTATACCATCATCAGCATTTCCTCCAGAATATAAATCTCCATTTTCAAGTAAAACAAAAATAGTGTATTCTCCTAGAGCAACCTCTTTTATATTACTATTAAACGCTAAATCCTTATATCCTTCAATATATCCTGATGAATTATTATATGAAGTACCAACACCTAAACCTCCTAATGAGTTATATCCTGTGACAAATATTCTATTTTTCATTGTAATTATAGTTTTGCCTTCTTCCAACATTAAATTTGATATAGTTGATGGGTCTGTTAATCCTTCAATATTTATTTTAGTTAAACTGTTTGAATTTGTATTTGAACTTATGTAATTTCTATTTCCACAACCCATTAAAGAAATTATATTATCATTCTCCAATAATATAATAAAAACATACCTTCCACAAAATATATCCTTTATTGTTCCAGAAATATTTACTTTAGTAAAAGTATTTCTATTAATATCATCCCCTAATCCTAATTGACCATAGCCATTTGAACCAGTTGAAAATAATTCATTGTCATAGGTTAGAATGTAAGAAGATTTGTAACATGTTATTACTTTTTTTACATTATCAATAGGCACCTTAGTAAAAGTACCCCTATCAATATTATCTCCTAAACCTAATTGCCCTAAGTCATTTGTTCCAATTGAATAGACTTGATTATTATTTGTAAGAATAAATAAACAATCATTCGATGGAATAAATTCTTTTATATTATCTATAGGAACTTTTATAAATTCAGACCGAGCTTTAATTGTCCCTAACTTGTTACCAGCATTATTACCACAGACATATCCTTCGCTATTATTTAATAATATATATAAAGCTTGTCTATCACTTTTAATTTCTTTTATATTTGATATGATATATTTTTTAGAAAATTGTTTTGATATATTTACAAAACCATCATGTCTAACATCATAAGGTTTTTTTATGCCAAAACAGCCATGAGAATTTACTCCAGAACAATATATGTTCCCAAAATAATCTTTAATTACTATCCTTAATCCACTAGCATATATTACTTGTGAATTATATGCAAAAAAAGCATTTGATAATGTGTATTTTTGACTATTAGAATAATAACTACTGTCTCCTCTTTGCCCACCTGCATTTCTACCTCTTATTTCAAATTTAGACTCCATCCTTGTTTTACTTGTTGTATATAAAAGATTGTCTGTTCCAAGATAATGATTATAATAAGGCATAGAAGACGATATAAGACTTCTTAAACCTAAATTCTTGTCTTGGGATGAAGCTCCAAAAGTCGAAGGTCTTCCTGTGAATTTTATTTCTTTATATCCTCCATCACTAGCATCTAATAATAAACATAAATTATAGTTAGAAACCAGAACTTTTGATAATTTAGGTTCATCTATTAAAACTGCGACTTCATTTGCATTTGAGTTTTTACTTCCTACAAACTCTCCAAACCTTGAATAATAATCATCAGTTACAGAAATTTTAATACTTGTGCTATAATAATTATGTCTCCCAGAAACATAGTAGTTATTAGACGTAGTTCTAATTAAACATCCATTATTAAAAGGAATAATTTCAGCAATGTTAGATACATCTGATACTGTTGTATCTGTTTTATATCTTGAATATCTCATCTTAACAAAAACGCTCCTACTTGAGGTATCATTAAGACTTAATTCGCCAAAAACATTATATCCTGCTGCATAAGATATTCTGCTATTGTCTATGTAATATGAAGAATTTGAATATGCAATAATTTCATTTACATAAGTTACAGTACTTACTTTAGTAAAAATATTTCTATTAGTAGCGTCATTAAGTCCTAACTGCCCATAATTGTTTAAACCAGTTGAAAATAATTCATTAGTAGTTGTTTTTAATAACGCATGGTTATCTCCTACAGAAATTTTGTCAACAGAAGAAATATTTACTTTAGTAAAAGTATTTCTATTAATATTATCCCCTAATCCTAACACTCCAAATACATTATATCCTGTTGAATATAATGTATTATCACTTAGTAATATAAACGTGAAATATGAGCCTAGATTTAAATATATATCTTTTATAGTAACTCCTTCTTCTAATTCCAATGGCACTCTAGTAAACTCATAACAATGACGATTATGACCTAAACCTAAACCTCCATAAGCGTTGTATCCTGCTGCGTATAGTTCATTACCATTCACAACAATAAATGTAGAGGTGTCATTTGCTTTCACTAAAGAGATATTCACAAAATTATTTTCAAGCCCTATATCTAAAACTCTTTCATCATTTTTATTTATTAATAATCTATTATCAATAGACTCAATATGATTACATTCTTCAATATCAAAGTCCTCAAATTTTTCAAATCCATATATAAATTTATCATATCTTTTTAAATAAGAAAAACTATAATTGTTATTTCCTGTCATATACAATTCATTGTTGCTAGTTAATATAAAGCTTATAGCATAAGCACATTTAATTTTACTTATATTTTTAATACTAATAGAAGATTTTCTAGGAGTATATGTTGATGTATCACAATTTATTTTATCTCCTAAACGCCCATCTGGGTTGGCTCCAGTTACATATATATCATTATTATTAGCTATATAAAATTTATGATATCTACCACTTTCTATATTTTTTACATTAGATATAGATAGTTTTGTTAAGACTGTTACTGTAGCTCCTCCACCAACACCAACTTGCCCACTTGAATTATCTCCACAACCATAGACATCTCCATTTTCTAAAAGAAAATTTACAGCACCTTGAGCAGTAGAAATCTTTATTACATTATCTAAATTTACTTTAGTAAAAATATTTCTATTAGTAGTGTCATTAAGTCCTAACTGCCCATAGGAATTTGTACCTGTTGAATAGACTTCATTATTTAAAGTTAATATATATGAACAACTGACTCCTGCAAATATTTCTTTAACACTCAAATTATCAATTTTAGTAAATGTATTTACAGTAGATGTATTTCCTAAGCCTATCCTTCCAAATTTATTATTACCACATACATAAAGCTCGTTGTCATTTGTAACTAACATAGAATAGCCATTCCCACAAGCAATTTGTTTTACATTACTTATATTTATCTTAGTAAAAGTATTTCTATCAATATTATCTCCCAAACCTAACTCCCCATCTGTGTTTAAGCCAGTAGAATACACATCTCCGTTATTTTTAAGTAAAAGAGAATGAGTTCCAGAAGATGAAACATACTTAACATTGTCAATATCTATTTTTGAAAAATATCTTATAGGTGATACTTTATTTCCAAGTCCTAAATTGCCAAAAACATTATATCCTGCTGCATATAACTTTAAATCATCCTTAATTATAAACACAGAACTAGAATCCATATCTGTAAATATATCTTTAACATTAAAAGTATCAAAATTTTTATTAAACTCTTCTATTTTAAATTCTTTGTTTCCAAATAAAGAACCTCTTTGTAATAGTTTATTCTTTTTCATATAATTCCCCCTATCTCACTTCGTAGGAATACTTGTTTATTTTTATTTCAGTATCACCTTTTTGATAAGATTCTTCTGTTTTAGTTTCACTATAGTTGCTTCCTAAATCATGAATATATCTTATTTTGTTGCATAAAAAAGGAACTGTTACATTTTTAAATAATACAGTTCCACTATTTGAAAGTAACTCTAATTGTTGCTTAAATTTATTAAGCTTTAAACCATCTAAATTACTTATGTTTTTAGAATCATATAGGGTATCATACCAATACCCAGCTTCATCTGCTGTAGCTTCCTTATCTAATTCTAATTCAAATAGAATTTTAAGTATTTCCACAGACATTTTATTATAATTTTCTTTTAATATTTTCAATTGCTCGTTTGTATTTCCACCAGATTCAAGAACTTTAACACTAGCATCTAATTCATTTACCGCATCTGATATATTTTTAGATACTGTACTTAATTCACTCGAACCAACTTTACTTTGTATTAGATTTATCTTATCTAAATTAGTAGCTATATTACTTTTATTTTCATTTATCTTAGTTAGACTCTCATCAAATTTTGCATTAATTTTAATACTAGAGTAAGTACTATCTAGTGTTGTTATATTATCATTTATTGTATTTGGTATAACCTCTTTATTTGTATTCCCATTTACAACCGTTACTCTTACATTTATAGCTAGTTCATTGAATATCTCTATTGTATTAGAATCTACTATAGTATAAGAATTAGTCATACTTTTCTTGGTTGCTTCATCTAATATTGCTACAAATATATTTTCTGTAACTAAATTATGATTAACTATAAGTTTAAAATATTCTCCATCAGCAATCCAATTCGATTCAACATAAGATTTACTAAATGCTACATTAGTTGCAGCAGACGTCATCTCAGCTATTTTCTCATTAACTTTATCAAAATCATATGTTAATCTATCTTTTAAAGTATCCTTTACAGTTCCATCAACACTTTCTCTAGCTTGTATTAATTCGCCTCTAGCATCAAGACTTTCTAATTCTTCAAACCTATTTTCAAATTCAGTTATTTTATTACTAACAGTAGTTGTCATATCAGTTTTAGCAGTATTTACTTCAACTATTTTGTCATCTACTTCTTTTATCTTTGTATCTAATTTTATAGTACTTTCATCAATACAATCTTCCACATCAGATATAGCTTGATTTACTTCATCAAGTTTGTAATCAATTTGCTCTTGGTTATCTGTAAGTTTATCTTCAAATGTCTTATCATACAAATCAAAAGTACTATTAGCTCTAGTATCTAAGTCCTGAAACTTCTTATCTGTCTGAACTTGAACATCAAGCATTTTATCATCAACTATATTATCTATTTCTTCAGACTTAGCATCTATAATCTCGTCTAATTGGAGTTGGCAATCTGTAAGTTTATCATCGACTTGAATTTGCATATTTTGAATGGATTCTTCACGATTTGCCTCTTGATTTTGACGTGTTAACTCATTAAACTCTCTTTCTTCTTCTTGTATGTTTCTTATATCTTCATTATAAATCCTAATCTGCTCTGCTTTATCTCTAACTTCTTCATTTCCAAGTATAGTTATTTCAAGTTGTTCAACTCTTTTAGTTAGCTCTTTATTATTCTTTATAATTTCTTCTGCTTGAGATATTAAGACTAATAAAACTCCATATTCATCTGTACTGGTCAAATCATCATCATTAATCATACCTTCTTCAACACGATAATAAAGATTAGTAGTATTAATAAGAGTATTTCCTTTTACTAGAGAAAGTTGGAATGTATTTATACCAACACTTGCAAGTGCTTGTCGGCTAAGTTCTATCTCTACAACACCACTAGTAGCATCTACAACTTCACATTCGCCATTAACTTTTTGTCCGTCTGATTTTGTAATGCTAACTAAAACCCTGTCATATTCAGATAAATCTATTATTTCATCTTTGTTTTTCAATATTGCTTCAATATAAGCTGTTTTGACATCATTTTCATTATAAATAAAATAATCTAGTAATCTTTTGTTTATTCTATAATTACTAAAGTCGACCTCTATGGTATGATTCTTTATTTCATAATTTTTCAAAGTATCACATCCTATTGTTCTTTATTTTGTTTAGTTTCTACTTTTTCTTTTCTTAACTCATTTATCTCTTCTTGTAATTGTCCATTTAGTGCCTTATAAAGTATTAATTCATTTTGCAATCCTCTTATTTCTTCTAAAGCTATTGTATATGCTCTTTGCATGTTTACTTCCATAATTATTATCCTCCTTTATATATCCAAAGAATCTTTAAATTTTTCTATGTTTTCTTTTAAATAGTTATATCCTGATTCAAGTGGGTTTTTACCTGTTGCATCTAGTGTATTAATTCCAAAATAGTTATCAAAATTATCTTCTAAAATAGATATATTTTCATATTCAACAGCATCTAAACCTTCTCTTCTTGCTTCCTCTGAAATATATCCTGATACTTTAATCTGAGCCATTTTATTACTATAGGATATATTTACAGTTGATATCCTCCAATAATAAACTTGTTGACCTGTTGCTAATAACTTACTCTTTCCAATCGCCATGTTGTTCTTCACCACCCATTATTTTGTAATATGTATGTTCGTATCCTATTCTTTTACCTATTATTCTAAAATCACATTTACCTGCATATCCAACTACTTTAAAATAATCCTCACCTTTTTCAACAACCTTGCAATTAGCATTAGAACTAAATACTGCAAAATTTAATATACTCTGAGCAAAGATATTATTTAATTTTATTATTGTACCAGTTTCTTCAACTTCTACATCAAATAAAACGTCTTCAATTAGAAATTTAGGACTATCAACTGGAGACATACCAAATTTCGTACCATTTATTTCTATACTTCCTCCGACTTTTGAACCATTTCTACCAAAATTGTGACATTCATCTCCTCTAATCATGAAAGATATTGCTCCATCACTCCAAATAACAATACCATTGTCAGCCCTTTCGTCAGCAGATGTATAAAACCTAAAATGTCCACGTGAAAAGTCCATTCTTGTGTTTCCATCAGAACCAACCTCTATTTTATTAGCTCCCAATTTTGCTTCATTTAAATCAAATTTATAATTCTCATACGCATCTACATATATAGCAGCACCTCCATCTCCAACAAAAAAATAATTATTACTATTATATTTTAATCTTATAGCTGATGCTTGACTAGAACCATCAGACCTTCTTGCATCTATTGCAAATCCAGACCTGCTACTTCCAAATAATCTGATTATTGGTTCATGGCCAGGTGGAGTAGTTAATATATCACATGCTATAGCTCCTTGATTTACTGTTAAACCACTCCTGCTTATCTCTACATAATTTGATATATCATTAAATCCAAATTCAATTTTATCAGGTTTAATTCCTACAATTGAACCTAAGCCATTTCTTGTAACCATCATTGTTATATCGTCTTTGGTTAATTTAATTTCAGCAGCATTAGTTTTAGTCACACCATCTACTCTAGCTACTTCTAATTTTATTTCTTTAGCTGTAGCATTTATTTGAGAAAATTCTTCTGATATACTTCCACCCATACCTGTTATATAAATTCTATCCACTGTATTTTTAAGTTCATTTATCTTTAAGTTATATTGAGCATTTGCATTTATAGCTAAAATTCTGTCTGAAGGTGTAATTATACTATCTGAAATAACTGAATTGATTATAGAGTTTAGATTGGTACTTGCTGCATCCAATGCTGTTTTTGAAGTGTTTATTGCTACTAAGTCTACTCCAGTAGTTCTATCAATAAGTTTTTGTAGCTCTGTATATAAACTTGCTTTGTCTGTATCTAATAAATTAAGTTCAATATCAATCTTTTCTTTTTCTTCATCTGTAATCTCATTATCATTAAAATAATTAGACATATTAGAACTAAATGTACCTAAATCTGCATTTAACTTAATTATAGACTTATTTATGTTTTCTCTTAATGTTATATTTTCTTGTGAACCACCAAAATTTTTAGTAACTTCTTTTACTAATATATTTACATTTTCAGCTCTCTGGTCTATAAGAGACATATTTTCTTTTATATGAGATGCATCTTCTTGTACCTCTAAAACTGTCTGATGTATCCCATCTATGTCTTTTTCAATAACTACAAATTTTTCATTGTGTTTTTCATCTGTTTCATACAATGCCCAGATTTGTTCTTCAGTATTTTTTCTTGAATTACCATCAAAAGATATATTGAATATTGATGAGTTTATAGGAACTTCTGTATGCTTTCCATTGTCATTTACAACTACTAAAAATTGTGTGTTTCCCTCTGGTAATCTTACATTAGAAACTTTTAATGTCCCTGGATTATCAGCATCCCAGTATATATATTTTTTATTTGTCTCTTTATCTACTACTTGATAAAGTGTGTTGTTATAAGTAACAATTACTCCAGTAATTCTAATCCATGAATCTGCTGGTGAATTATCCAATATCAATTTACATCAGCTCCTTTTGTATATTTTTCCTAGGAATATATTCATCTGGTAGGTTAATTCTTTTCTTCTGTTGCTGAATAAATAAATGTCTTTTAGAGTTCAATGTTCTTGTTGCATGTTCAGCTTTAGTCAAATAATCAGCTATAGTTCTTTTGTCATCTTCTTTTATTTTTTTATTACTTAAAGTTAATTCTAAAGTATCCAATTTCCCATTTTTTAAATTCTGGGTAAAAGATGTAAAATATACTAATTCTTCTTCTTTAGATTCTTTGCTATGTAACACTATAATATCTCCTAAACTCAAATCTCCCTTCCAATGTTGTCTAAAATTAATATCTATAATTCTATCTAAGAAGTTTATAACATCCAGAGTCCATTCTCGTGTTGGAATACATTTCAAACTTAATTGCCTTTTACCTTCTGCTATTAAATCTTCAACTTTTAAAAAAGCATCATTTGTATAAGTGTCATAGTAGAGGAACTCATTTAATTCATCTAATAGAACCTCATTAAATATTAAATATCCATCCTCATCAGTTGAAGTCTCCCTCTTACAAAGAATATTTATATCTTTTATACTTTCATCTAACTTAGCTATTTCTTCTTCTAAATGTTTTATTTGAACATCCAATATGACTTTTTTATCTTCTAGTTCACTTATCTCTACTGCTATTTTAGCTGAATTTATTTCATCTTTATGCTGTGGATTATCATATGTCTTTTTTATATCTTTTTTCTTACTTATCATCTCTATTACCATTTGCCATTCGTTGCTTTTACTATCACGTTCTCTTTGTTTCTTAAGCTTTGTATCTATTAGTTCTCTCCAAATTGGCTCTCTTATTTCATTCATTTCTTGGTATTTCTTTATAGCTCTACTAAGTTCTTCACTCATTTCTTTATTGTCTAAGAAATAAGAATAATTCTCAATGTAATCATATCCTGTAACTGTAGCTCCTATTACATTCATATCTTCACTACCTTCAAGCTTCAGTCTAGTTACTATATCATCACTATTTGTAGTTCTTTCAAGTGATTTTATGTAGTTATCATGAGATAAATATAACTGAATGTTATCTCCAAAACTATCTATATGATACAAATTAACTAAATTATTATAAGTATCAAAATCAGCTATACATTCAAATTGTTCTTTTAGTTCATTATTAAAATAGTCTAACCAGTTAGAATTAATACTTTCTTGCCATCTTACCTTTTCTCTCTTATTACCTTCACTATCAGTTTCATAAGCAATTGAATCATCCACATAACCAAGTTTCCAGCCTGTCTCTTGTTTTAAATAATCATTAAGAGATATAATAGATGCTTCTTCATCTTTGGTAAACATCTGTAATCCATAGTCCTCAATATTCACATCAATTTTTCCTAGTTTAACTTCTTTAGATTTAGCTGTTACTACTTTTAACTTATCATCTGTTGTTACAACATTCTTAATTACAAAGTACTCTTTATTATTAAGACAAATAAGACGTTCTTCTTTTACTTCTTCAAAAATGGGATTTATTATTTTATTAAATAAAAATCTATCTGTAATATATTTTGGAATGGTCAGTTGTATTTCATCTACTCCACCAAGTTCACGCTTTATAGAATTTAAAAAGTTGATTGGGATTTGACCTAAAAATGACTTGTTCATCTTGTGAATGGTTAATGTGTAATCAGATTTTATCTGTTTAAGATTCACATTAAAATGCATATTTTATCACCTTCTTTACATAAAAATAACTCATCTAATGATGAGTTATAAATATTTTTATTCAGTTGTAGTTGCCATTTCTTTTACTCTTTCACTTGCAATGTCATAAACTAAACTATCTTCTCTGACTGATATTACTATTATTCTCATAATATTGTTTTCCATTACTAAATTATAAACTACTCTTATTCCAATACCTCTTAACTTTATCTTAAAACAATTTGTGAGATTATTATTCCCTTTATTACCTAATGGTTTACCATATCCATCAGGACTCGGTAGAGGGTTATAAGAAACTTTTTCAATTGCCTTTAAAACTTGTTTTCTTTGAGAATTATCTAATTTTTTTAAATCTTTATGTGAATCTTTTGTATAAAAAATATTCCATTTCATTATTCAAAATCCACCTCAATATTTTCAAGGTCTTTTTCACTAATATCCAAATCTTTCATAAGCTCACTTTGAGATATTAATTCTTCTTCATTTATATTTTTCATTCTTTTTTCTGTTTCAAGAAGAAGTTTGTAGTCTTCTATGGCATTTATCATTTCTTCGTACTTTTCAGGTGTAATCAAAACACATGTTGGAATATTATTTTTCACAACAATTTTACTTCCAGATTTTTTTACTTCATCAAATATTTTATTTGCTTCCCCTTTGTTGAATCGAGAAATAGGAACTATAGTATTCAACATATTAGCCATCAGTAAATCTCTATTGTTCAACATAATAACACCTCCTAATAGTATATATAAATTATAACATAACCATTAATATTTATCAATTAATTAATATATAAATACATCAATAAATTTAACTATAATAATTTATTTTAGTATAAAAAGAGCCACTTGTTTAAGGTGGCAATAGATAAGTAGTAATTCTTGTGTAAAATTTTTAAATTTTCTGTTATCTGTATTATATCTTTATTCTACTGCTGTCGTCAATATAATATTAAATTTAACATACTGGTAATTTATGGTATAATATTTTTAGAGACTACATTTTAGACTATTAGGGTGATGGCTCTTTAGTTAAAATCCCCAGTAAGAAAGGGGGGAAGACTATGGAGTGCTTAGTTTTGTTTTTAATAATGATAATTATGATTACAAGAATAATCATTCATTTGACAAAGCTAATAGATGCAATCTTAAACTTGAAAGCATCTATTAGGAAACTAAAGAATCACCAGACTGGCGGGTCTAGTGATTCTGAAAGTAATACATAAATCTATTCTTTTTATTGTTAACTTTAAGAACTACACCCTAGCACAAATAGTTGTAGTCTCTTTTTTTATGTCTTTATGATATAAATTTATATCATTTATATTACTATTATATCATAAATACGTTTTTTATAAACAATATTTTTTATTAGATAAATATATATTTTCAAAAAAAATCTGACTATAAATTATAAAACGTAAGTAAATGAGTGAATAATAAATAAAGACCAATTACATATATTAAGACCTAGTATTAGAAATAATTTTTTTGTTATTTTCTTCAATCATTTTCCTCATCTTCTTTTCAAATTCAGGCATTACATCTTTAGTTACATTCCCTTGTACAACAACAAATGGTGAATTATAATTAACTGCTGATATTGGAGATGTACTTCTTGAACGAGAATTTGAAGGAGGATTATAATTAGGCATAGCAAATTTACTTAAATCTAATTCATCTAATATGTCGTTAATATCTTCTAATGTCTCTTTACCTTCTTTTAATCTATCAAGCCATTCTTGTTTAGTAACAGAACCCATTGCCAACATACCAGATTCATATTTATTTATGTATTCGATTATAGCGTCTTGAAGTTTCTTAACTTCTCCATCTAAACCTACAAATTTACCACTTGAAATTGCTTCATTAATTAAATCAACTAAATTTTCATCTGAATATTTTTTCTCTAACTCTTCTTTTAACTTATCTGCTTCTTCTTGTAGTCTATCAGATTCCTTGTCATACATATCGTTAACCTGGTCGTCCACATGGTCTTGTACTAAATCCTGTAATTTCTTCTGTTCTTCTTTTAATTGTTTTTGTAAATCTTTAAGTTTCTTCTGACCACTTAAAGAACTATCTCTTTCAGCTATTGCTATTTGTTTTTCTAAATCACTTATTACATCTTGTTGTTCTTCATAATCATCTTTATATTTAGCTTCTTTTCTAGAATCATTGTAAGCATCTTGTTGCTTTTTAAGAGAATCAATTTTAGCTTTAGTTTCCTTATCTATTTCTTTAAGTCTCTCTTCAAGCTCTTTTTTATACATGTCTCTAATTTTTTCTTGTAGACTTTGAGCTTCTTTAAGCTGGTCTTTATAAGCATCTTGAATCTCTTTATTTAAATCTTCTATTTCTTCTTTATTTTGTTGAATTTGTTTATTAGCATCAGGTAAATCTTTAAGAAGTAAATCTAAATATTTCTTAGCATTTTCTGCTATTTCTTTGTATTTATCTGCATCTTTATTATTTTTTAGAAACTCTAATTGTTGCTCATAATTTGTTATGCTTTTACCATCAGCAGAAAATTTAAACCCTTCTTTTGATAACCCTTCTCTTAACTCTTTTGCAGTATCTTCATAGACTTTAATAACATCTTTAATTTCCTTAGCTTGTTTGGCCAATAACTCTTTCTTCTTTTCAATTAAGTCTAACTTTTCATCACCTTCAGCATTTTTCATAAGAATGTCTATTAAGTCTATTTCGTTTTGTATTTCAGTAACATGTTTTTGAGCTGAAGTTAAAGCAGCTTCCCTAGCAATCTCTTTTAATTCTTTTTTAAATTCCTCTGCTGCTCTAGTTGATTCTATAAGAGAATTTGTTACTTCTTGTTGAGCATCTGCAACTTTCGGTATCTCAGTAAAAGCAATCTTTAAATATTCTTCAACAACCTTTTTCTCTTCTTCTATTTTCTTCTTACGTTCTTCACTCTTTTTACTACCTTTGTCGCTCTCTGATTGCTTATCTAATTTCTCTAATTCTTTTTCTAATGATATTAATTTTTCTTCATAACTAGTTAAGTTATCATCATCTGAAAAAGTGTACTTATAATCTTTTTTAAGTCTATCTTTTAGTCTATTCTTTTGAGTATTAAGTGCCTTATCTTTTTGGTCTAACAATGTTAGTTCTTCTTTATATAAAGCGTTTTGTTCTTCAAGATATTTAAGTTTATCTTTTCCACTTGCATATTTCATTTTCTTATCTAAAAGAGATATTCTATCTGTAACTTTAGATATCGCATTTTCTAATTCTTTTAGTAACTCAATGCTATATTTTACTGCTGCATCAATAGATTTTGTATCTAATGCTATTTTAGGAGTTTTAGTTATACGAGAGAATTTCTCTGTAAGAGTTTTAATTGGAGATGTGGCTCTTGATACTGTTCTTGAGAATAGAGATGGTTTTGGTGTTACAGGAGTTTCGTCACTTATTGGTGCTGGTTCTGATGTTCTAGGTTGAGCTAATAGATTAGCTGGAATTGGAGTTACATTAGTAACAGAGGTACGTTCAGTTTTATTGGTCTTATCTGAACTATTTCCTCCTCCTCCACCACCAGAACTATTAGTCACTTTATTAGTTACAAATGTAGTAGTGAATGTTTTTCCTGCATAATTTGATTTAAATGACTCTATTTTCCTAATAAGCCCTGATATGTTCTTTGCAGCAGTTGCAGTTAATGCACTAAATGTAGTCTTTATAGTTTTTCCACCATATCGGCTAACATAACTTTGTACTTTGGCTAACAAACCTGATACATTTTTTGCTGCTTGTGCAGTTTCAGTTCTAAATACAAGTGTAGATACTTTCAAAGCTAAGAATTGTTTTACTCTAGCTATAAGTCCTGAAATATTCTTAGCCCCTTGTTCAGTTGAAGTACTAACATTTATATGATAATTACCTTGCCCAATTTCTTGTGCTTTTTGTGATAATTGATTTAATTGTTTGGATGCTTGTTCTGCACCTGTAGCTTCAATAGTAGGAGTGGCTTTTTCATTATTAAGTTCATCTAACTTTTGTTTTGTATTGTCAATTTCATCTTTACCAGAGTTGTTTATGGATAACTCAATAACCTTAGTTGGATTTGTATTTTCTATAAAATTGGTTGCTTGTTCAACTTCAGTTTCTCCTTCTGTCTTTATTTGTACAGTTGAAGTTACTGTTTTATTATCTAACTCATCCATTTTTTGTTTAGTACTGTTAAGCCCTTCTTCATTAGTAACTTGAGGACTTACAATTGGAATATAAGATTCATTTCCATATTCATCTAATATTCTCATGCACTGAACAACTTTTTCACTATTATTAACTTGAGGATTCAAATTAGGAGTGTATGTTTTATTCCCATTCTTATCTAATGTTTCTATGCATTCAACTACTTGTGATTCTCCATTTACTTCTGCATTTACTAAAAGGTCAGCCTTAGTTCCATCTGCATTTTGAACTGTATTAACAGTTTTCTCTGCATTTTCTCCTCCTTCAACTTCTATTCCAAGTTGTTTTTTTATTTCTGGAGGTAGACTGTTTATTAATTCTTGTACATTTTTAGCTTTTTCAAGTTGGTCTAAATTGTTTACTATAAAATCAATAACAGCTTCCTTTTTATCATTTGGAACATTATTAAGAATTTCATCTATCTCATTTAGTTTATCTGGATTTTTATTAATTATTTCAAATATAGTTTCTTTTTTATTTGGAGCTTTATCTATTAAGTTTTGTAATGTGTCTAATTTATCTATACCTATTACTTCTGTTTCTATCTTTTTTTTGAGATTATCAGGTAAAATATCATAGACTTTTTTTGCTTCAGTCAATCCTTTTTTATCTACATCTATATCATATTTTAAACTCATTGGAGCAGATATTTTTTTTCTAGCTTCCTCTAAAGAATTTACATCTTTAAAAGCATCTGCACAATCTGTAGTAAAAGACAACTTTGTATCTTCATTTTTAAATCTATCCAACTGTTCTTTTAATACACTCAAGTCTTTTTTTGCGAAATCTAGTCCTTTATTATTAATTTCAGTCACAATTTTATCTGATTTAAAAGTATCTTGTTTGAATTTTTCTAACTCTTTTAATTCCTTTTTAGCTTTTTCTCCATTTACACTAGGTGTGATTTCAGGAGCATTGTCTCCTGTAAAAGCATTTGCAAATTGCTCATTTAATGCTTGAACCATATTTCCTGGCAATGCAGGTAACTTATCACTGATTTTTAGTCCATTTTTAAGAATGTCATCTGTTAATTGTAATTTACCCTTAAATAAGTCATTTAATTGTTTAACAACATCATCAGATAATTGACCTTCGTTTTGCAACGTAGTTGTTACTTGTAGGGCTAATTGAGCCTGAGCTTCTATTTGTGAATCTTCTCCAAATGTGAATCCATTTATTATATCTTTTAGTTGTTGTGGTAAATCTTGACCAGCTTCTCCACTTTGTATATCTTCAAGCAGTTTTACATTGATTTTACCATTGACTTCTAAATCTTGAGAAAAATCATTTAATGCATCAAATTGATTTTTAAGCTTTATTGCAAGACTGTCTTTATTCTCAAATTCAGCTAAAGACGAACCATAACTTTTCAAGAAAGTATGTAATTTTACACTAGCTAAATCTAATCCATAGAAGCCTTGTTGTAATCCAACAAGCCATGTATCAGCACTTATACTTCCTCCACTTAGTTTTTGAAGTTCATTTGCTAAACCTTGTAACTCTTTAGTATATTGGTTCATATCGCCAGATGCTTGATAATTTGTATTGGCATCAGTTATCTTCTTATTCCACTGGTCTAATTTTTCAACAGGAATTGACTGACTTATTTTATCAAAAGCACTTATAATACTATTCTGTTGTCCTACACTATAGTCATGCCAATTCATATTAGCCACAAGCTCATTCATTTTACTTTTCTTTTGTTCAGATTGCTTAGCATATGTTTTAGATATATCAGAATTAGTTAATCTATTAATTGCCCTTTTTTGCATTACCTCTTCTTCTTCATTATATTTTTCATATTCAGTAAGAAGGTTTTGATGATGTTCTGCAAAATCAGTTTCTTGTTGGTTGTAAGCCTTTTTTAATGCTTCTGTTTGTTCTTTAAAATTAGATTTACTTAAAGCATTTTTAAATAAATTATTCTCATCTTCAAGAACTTTGTCAAGTTTTTTCTTTTCTTTATCAAGGTCTTTTTTTGTATTTGGTGCAGTCTTTGATGTAGTTATTGCAAGTTCATCTTCTTGAGACTTTAAAAGTTTATTTTTTTCTTCTATAGCCTTTCTTAATTTATTAATGACCTCATCTAAGTTACCACTCATATTTAGAATAGGGTCATTATTCTCATCTACACCCAATACTAATTCTGGTGCTATATCTGCAATTTGTTGTTTAAGTTCACTAAATCTAGCAGTTTCATCAGCAGTTTTTTCGGTTTTACTAGCTAAATTATTGTACTCCTCTGATATACCCTCTAAACTCTTTTTCTTCTGTTGCAAAGAGCTTATCTCACTTGTAGTAGTTCCAATAACTTCTTTTTGCTTCTCTGCTAGTTTTTCATATTTATGAATAGTATCATCTATCCATTGTATCCCCTTAGATATAGCAAAAGTAGCTAAACCTATCATAGCTCCATTTAACAAACTTGTTGCTATATTTAATGTTCCAATACCAATAGAAGTCCTAGATAAACTTTGTCTTAATGCTCCCAAACCTGTTCCTGCTCTAGTAATTACATTTGCTCCATTAGCACCAGCTACATTTGCTGCCATTACTGCATGTCTAAATGATTGTAGTATTGTAGTTGTAGCTTTAATAGGAGTTCCTATCATATTTAAAGGATTTATAAGTCTAGCCACATTTCTAGTACCATTTGTCATTCCCATACCAGAGAATAACGTTTTTAAAGTCATAAAACTTCCTATTAATGCTGGTGTTGTTAATTTTAATCTTTCTAATGTTTTTATAACACTATTTATTCCATTAGATACAGATATTAAACCATCTAAAAATCCATATGTTGTATTTGAATTAAATACAGTTTGGAATATATCTGCCCATATTGTTTTCAACTCATTTAAACGCCCTGCAAGACTATCTAAATATTGTTTGTTTTCAGCCTCAGCCGAACCAAATTGTAATCCTTGTGAAAATTCACTTCTTATTTCTTTAAAAGTCTCATAATTACCCATTAAGGATTGGAATATAGCTGCTTGTTGCTTACCTGCTATTGCTTCAGCCAATCCTTTTTGTTCATCCTCTCTGAGTTCTCCCCATTTGCCTTTCAACTCATCTAAGAGCTGAACCATATTCTTCAATTCGCCAGTATCTTTATTTTTATAAATTGTGATTCCAGCTATTTCCTTTAAGCCTTTTGCAGTTTTATTTAAAGAAAGTGTACCATCATCAGCTGAAACTTTCATACCTGCTAAATTTATTGCGACACTTTTTAAACCATTACCTACTTTTTCTGGATTTTGTATCGCTTCATTTGTTGCTGTTATCATACCCACTGTGTCACCTAAACTGACGCCATACTCATGAAGTACACTACCTCCACGTTTCATCGCTTCGGCAACACCTGCTGTTCCAATTGCATAATTATTCCCTGCATAGTTTCAAATTGTTACCCTACAAGCTTTTTATCTTGTAGTTCTTACATTTCTTATTCATGTAAGTTCAGCATATATTTTCATCTTCAAGATTACTTGTTCAGATGGAGGACACTCGTGGGAAAATTATATTCTATGCTATTTTAAACATAAAAATAGCATAGGTTCATTTCCTATGCGTTACGGTGATTAAAGTCTTTTAATTCTTTAATTTACCTCGGTGGTAACATCTCAGTCTTCACCGATTTTGCCCCCTCATAATATTAGATATTTCTATCTAACACGCCAAACAATTTAGCATATCCATTGCAGCAGTTAATTCTGTTGTTTTCTTTGTAGTATTTCCAACCTGCACTTGCATTTCTTTTAAAGGTTCAATTCTAAATCCATTTATTATTGTGTTTACTGCTGAAGAAGCACCTTCAACATCCATGTCCCCTACATTGGCAAGTATCATTGATTGTCTTGCAGCAGCAATACTTTCTTGCATACCTCCAATTCCTGCTTGTAAAGAAGATGCTATTGATTCTTGAACTTGTGATGCACTCATTCCTACATCTTTAGCTGTTTGTATTGCTTTTTCCCTTATCTTATCTAACTCAGATGTGCTATCAATATCTGTTGGTTCTGCAACCTTTTTAAGGTCAGTCATAGAGCTATCAAGCTCTAATATAACATCTTTCATAGACCTAATTCCGTCAGTTAAAGCATCGCCCAACATATCTCCAATAGAATAGGATGCTATAGATGAATAGAAATCATTAAAAAATCCTCCACCCTTTGAAACTGTATTATTTAATCTTTCAGCTTCTTGTCTCGCGTCTCTCATTTCTCTTGTTAGTCTATCAAATATATTGTTAAAATCACCATTTAGATTTCCTGCCGAACCTTGAAGTTGCTCTAAAGAACGTCTAAAAGCTTCAACTCTCTCATTCCCAAATGCCTGTCTAATAGAATCTTCTATTCTGCTGAAATTAGACCTTAAGCTATCAACTCTTTCTAAATTTCTAACTTCTTGATTTATCTCTTGTATTCTATTAACTATATTACCTACATCAAGATTTAAATCTATATTTCTACTAGCTATCTGTTTTAATTCTTGTAACTCATTCCTAAGTCTATTTACTTTATCTGTATCTATATTATCGCCTAATCCATTAAGCCTAGCAGATGCTTGTGTTGCCATATCTTCTATTCTTGAAAGACTTCTATTCATATCAGCTAAATCTCTTGTTGCTCTTGAAGCATCAAACATATCCATTCTAGCTTGAGATGATGAATTCATTTGTGCATACACTGAATCCAATTGTCTTTTTAATCTTTCAATTTGCTCTGTTGTTCTTTCAATTGAACTATCCCCTAAACCTGTCCTCATCTGATTTTGAAGCCTAGACACAACATTTGAAATTTCTTTATATTGTCTTATTAAATCTTGTTGTTCATTATTTATATTTCCTGTATTTCCAGAGCCACCACCAAGTAAACTATCTTGACTTCTTCTACTTAGTTTATTTATTTCTTTCATAGTAGATTCAATTTGCTTTAAATTACTTAAAGCAGTACTATCAATCTTGAAAGCTTTATTAAATATGCCTTTTAGTTGTTCTGCTTGCTGTGATAACTTATCTAATTCACCTATTTTCAAATTTAATTTAATAGGCTTATCTTGACCACTATTTTTTAACTTTTCTAATTTTTCTCTAGCTTCTTTGTCATCAAGTTCAATACTGGTTTTAATTTTAAACTCTTCAACCATCTACTCAACTCCTTTTTTTGTATAAAAAAAGACAGTCAATTGACTGCCTTAATGTTTTTATTTAATTCCAATAAGTTTCCATTTCTTTTATGTCATTATAATATTTTTCTGCACTTTCTATATAAGAAGGCATCATTGTACTATCATTATCTAAATTCTGTTTTGTCGATTTTAAATCATGTGAGAATGAAGATTCTATAGTCCTATAACACCTAATTTCTTCTTCAAATTTAGAAAGAAGTATATTCATATTCCCACTCAAAGTAATTTCATTACTTCTAATATATGAATTCATAGCATATAATTCTGAACCCCAATATTTTATAATTTTTTTTAATTTAGTCTGATTCTTTAATAATTCATGAGAGTTATTATCATCAATATTCATTTTTATGTTATCAAAGTTTTTTTTCAACTGTTCATTTCCTGTTAATACTGTATTTTGAAAATCTATCTGAAATTTTCTTAAGTCATAATTACTTTTAAACCAACTATTTATTGGCCTGTTTTCCGAGTCCATAAATTTACTATCTAATTTTTTATCAATGATAAAAAATTTTCTCTCCTTCCAAATAATCTTCTCATTTTCCTTTTCTTCAAGTTCTTTTAACAAACTTTCAGGTGTTTCAAATGGAGTTATATCTACCATATAAGAATTAATATCTGATTTGAATTCATCCATTCTATCTTCAAATTTCTTTTTTGTGTCATTTAAATCATTCTTTTTGTATTCTTTAGATAAAGCAATCAATTCATTCATATCTTTAGATGTTTTATCTGTAATTTCTAATGCCTCTTTTGTTTTTTCATCATTGTCATCTATTATGCAATTCTCTTTATTAAAATCATTTTCCTCTTCATTAGAAAATTTATCTATAGAATAATCTGTCATTTTATCATAGTTTTTCATAATATGAGTAAGCCCTTCTAATGATACCTCTTTTTTTTCTTTTTTTACTACTTCATTTTTATTACTATCACTACATCCTACAACTCCAAATCCTAATATACTCACAATCCCAATCAATAATATCTTCTTAAACATAACATCCCCCTTATATTCTGATACATTAATTATATCAAGAATATACGATTAGGAAAATTATTACAATTCGACATTATTTTCTTTTGCTGACGCTTGTAATGATGCTAATTGTTGTCTAGCTTTTTTATCATCAAGTTCTATACTGGTCTTAATCTTAAATTCTTCTGCCATTTAACCACTCCTTTTAAATACATAAAAAGACAACCTTAATTGATTGTCTTAATATCTTCTTTATTTATTTAATTTGCTTACAATTTTATCAAGTATATTTCTTACCAAATTATTTAATCTGTCTGCATTTTTTAACCATTTAGCAATTGGAGGGCTTAAAGTATAATATACTTTTATAAAAATCCTTCCTAAAAAAGATTTTCTCAATGTATTATCTCTAAAATATCTTAAAACCAATACTTCAGGTGCATCATAAGAACCATATACAGCAGTAGCTATATAACAACCCCCAACTTGCCTTGTCATATTTATTTCAGGTTCTTTATAATATTTATCATATTCTTTTATTTTTTTTACTGTCTTATTATAAATAATCTCTATTCTATCTTTTGTATCATTATCTAAACATGTATTTTCACGGTCTTTAGATATTTCAATACAACAAGAAATAACTAAATTTAATAAATTCAAATAAAAAGTCAATGTTTTATTATCTTTTAAATCACAATAATTCTCTAAGAACTCAATATCATAGAATAAGATATCCATACATTCAATCAGATTACCCCAATAAAATTCAGCAGCATCGACACATTCCCAATTCTTAGAATAAAAATTACTTGCGGAATAAAAGATATCTTCTGAGACTTCTTGTAATCCTCTTACTATCCTATATTTATGTTTTTTAATTTTTTGATTCATCTACTGAGTTTTCATTCAACAATTTCCATGATTTATCTATATAAGATAAAGCTTCATTTTTACGCATATCTGATAAATCAGAACCTTTTATAGCACAAATTCCTTTAAAAAATAATGCTTTATAATCATCTTATAGCACAAATTCCTTTAAAAAATAATGCTTTATAATCATCAGGATTATGTTCTAATAATCTACAATAATAATCATATGCTTCATTCATATTACCTGCTTCATATGCAGTTTGTGCTAACTTTAAGATATTTTCTATATTATCTGTATTGTTCATTTGAATTGCTAAATCAATATTTTTTAACGTAATCTTATTTCCACAATTAACACAAAAACAAGTTTCTTTAGAATCATCAACTTTTATTATTTCATTACAATTAGAACATTTTACTTTCAATATCCCCATAATATATCCTCCCTTATACTCTGATACTTCAATTATATCAAGTCTAAAGGAAAATTTATACTACAAAAGGAAATAGAAGCCAAAACTCCTATTTCCACAAAATCATTTACTCAAGTATTTATTAATATCTTCTTTACTAGCTTCCTCTATGTAATCTATCATGCAAATTGGAATATCCCTACTGCTAGAAACATCTCCTATTTTTTCTACTCTTATTTTCTCATTTCTTACACTCTTTAATATTCCAATAAATCCATAGTACTCATGGTCATATATAGCATATGTTTTGCCTATCTCAACCATTACACCTTTTATGTAATCATTATTTATCATAAATCTCTTAAGTACCTGACTATTCTCTTTCAATATTTTGTTAAGAAAATATATTTGTCCTTTTCCAGTTACAATAGGAGTATATCTAACTATCGTATTTCCATCTTTATCTATGCCAACACTCTCAGAAACCTCTAATACTTTTAAATCCATTGACTTTTGAGTTGGAGAATTATGGTCAGCTCTTTTCTTCCTAATTAAATATTCATTGTTTCTCATCCACTCAAATAATCTATTCTGCCCTATATCTACTCCATTCTGATTTAATATCTTAGATAGTTGAGCAATTAGTATTGAGCTTGATGAACTTTCTATAGCATTAGCTAATTCAATCTTTGGTTTATTTTTCTCCTGTTCTACTTTTAACTTTTCTTTAGTAGCTCTCTCTTTTTTAAGTTCTGTAAGTAATTTTATAGTCCAATCTGGGTCATTGATTGCCTTCTCTAATGCTTCATTAGTCATATAAGCTCCATGTTCTCTTATTGATGGAAGAACTTCATCAAATACCCAACGCTCAAATTTTTCAGCACTTGGTAATTCGCTATTTGTAATTAATCTATACATATCACCTTCCGGTATTATATTCACTTCCAAAGTTTTAGTTTTACTTTGTGGGTGAGGTATGTGGTGTTTCACCACCCACTTACAATGTTGTTTAATTGCATTTGTTGTGTCCTTATACCCAAGAGCTTTTGCAATATCTGTTGCGACAAAATAGGGTTCATTTTCAATTCTAATTGTTCTTATTTCTCCAAATAATTCATTGTTAAAGCTTATTATTCTTTTTTCATTTTCTCTATTAATTATCTCCATAATTAATCCCTCCTTATAAGTTGTATTTTTTATAAGAAGCTGATATAATCATTCTATTCAAGTTGATAATTATATCAGCTATTTAAGAAGTCTTACTCGCCGTCCAAAGTTTGTAAGGCTTCTTTTTAATTACTAAAAGTAATTTTATCACTTAAAGTAATTTATATTTTTATAATACACTCCACATAATGTAATGTCAAGTATAATATTTTATTACTTTATGTGGTATAATAATTATAAAGATATCTTGGAGGTGAAAAATGTTTGGAGAAAGATTAAAAAAGCTTAGAATTAAGTTTGGATTAAAGCAACATGAATTAGCTGAAATATTAAATGTATCACAAAGCACTATAGGTATGTATGAAAACGACCAAAGAACTCCACCAGCAGAGTCTATAGTTAAACTAGCTGAATACTTTAATGTCACTACAGATTATCTTTTAGGTCATACAAAAACCAACTATTTAGTCAGTGCAAATATACCTGGTATGCCATCAATCATATGCGAAGATACTTCCATCTATGATATAGTTGATGAAAAAAAAGACATTAAGTCTTTAGAAGATATAAATAAATTCTTAGAAAATAATAATTATAATGACGAAGTCAAAGAAGTTCTTAAAAAATATATGCAACTAGATGAAATGGATAGAAAAGCTATAGAGAGAATGATAGATAATGCATATGAACGACTAAAAGAGGATGATTAATATATACCTCTTTTTTTATACCATATTAACCTAACGTTGGAATTTCAACATGTATACATCATGTACACACTTATATTTTACTATAAAAAAGACAGCTATATAAGCTGCCTTAATATTTTTAACTTTTTCATCAATGTATTTGTTTAACTAAATAGTCTACAGTCCTTCTAAATCCATTTTCTCCCTTTAACTTATAGGCTTCTTCAAATATACATTCTATATTTTCATACTTATTCAATTTATCCATATATCTACATATCATATCAACAGAAATCCTTTCAAAGAATAATTCATTTTCTATTATGTATCTCACATTCTTAAAATTATAATCTTTTACATTATCTAAAAATCTTTTAATTATAATCGTCAAATTACTACTACCTTTTATATCCCTTATCATCTGAACTCTTTTAGCATTTCTTTGCAATATATCCCCATCAAATTTGTAAACTGTTTTAATTATACACATAAACAGTCACCATCCTAATGATTCCAAGTATATACATCATCCATACTCTCTATTCCATCTATCATGGCATGAACCTCATTGAATTTAGTAACTGGTATATCTTCCCACTTAGTTACATTATATATTGAAAGTAATCTTGTCACTACAGTTCTATAATCATAGTTATAAGCATTTACATTATATCCTTTTATTTCCGATAGCTTTATCTTTAGCAATTTTGACAACATTCGTGTGTTCTTAGCTTTGAATCCTATCATATTTTTCATTTCTTGAAATTGCTTATCTTGTTTCTTATATTTCTTATCTAATTTATCTTCTATTTGATTAAATCTAGTATCTATTTTCTTATCGTTTTCTATTGCAACTTGTTTAATCCCAGCAAGTATACCATTAAATATCATTGGAGCTACTCTTTCTTCTAAATTATTTATATCATATGAACCAGTTTTTCTTATACTTGGTAAGACTTCTTTAGTAACCCAATTTTTAAATTTTTTAGCAGTTGGTAATTTACTACCAAATATCAAAGAATACAATCCACTTTCATTTGTTATTTTCATGTTTCTATTTTGGCTGCCGTCGTGAATTACGACATCAGCTATATCTTCACTATCAATATGAGTCTTCAACGCTTCTCTTGTATTGGCATAACCTAATGCTATAGCTACGTCTTTGCCTACAAACCAAACCTCATTATCTATCTCTATTGTTCTTATTTCTCCAAAATCATTATTTTTAAATATTTGTAAATTATTCATCATACAAAATCCTCCCCAAATTGATTGTAAGAAGTACCTCTCTATGATAGAATATTTCATAGAAGATAACTTCTTGTATAAAGTAGTCCATCGTTACTTTGGTCGGTATGTGGGCTACTTTTTATTTGTTTTCCAAAAGTAAATCTACTCCTTTTCTTATTGCTTCTGTTCTAGTAATATTTTCTTTTTCACAATAATCTAACAATTTCTTATGAGTATTTTCATCAAACCTTACTTTAACATCAACATTTTTAGGATTATCTACTTTTGGTCTTCCTATCTTAGAACTCATTGTTTCACCTCACTTTTTGTGTTCCACAATATAATCATATTATTTGTGTTCCAAAAAGTCAATATATTATCCAGATTTTTCTAATTATTTTTTTAATTAATCAATTTGAGGAATTTCATATATTATCAATCTCCAAACAAAACCTCTATCAACCTAAAAATAATATTATACTAAAATCAAGACAACACATGATAACATTCGTATATATTTTGTTATCTTAATTTTAGTATAATAGCACCATATCAAAATGTCAACAAAATATATACATTTGTTGTCATTTATGTTACACTTATGACAAAGGAGCTGATATTATGGGAATCGGAGAGAATATAAAAACATTTAGAAAAGATAGAAGAATGACTCAAGAACAATTAGCTGAGAAAGCTGGGATATCAAGAGTAGCATTAGGGAACTATGAAAGAGAAGAAAGAGTTCCAAATTTAGATATACTTGAAAAATTAGCAACAGCTTTGGATACTTCCACAGATATAATAATGAATCTTCATAAATTTAGTCTTGATGAAATTCATGAGTTAAACATCACAGATGGAAATGATATCCCTCTAACAGAAGAGAAATATGCTTATATAAAAGAAAAAATAGATTTTTATACATCAGAGATTATAGAAGCTCCTCACCATGCTTTAGAATCTTATTATCAAAGAGCCTTTATGTATGCTATACTTGGAGATTATGAAAATGCAATTGCTGACTATACTAAAGTGATAGAGACAAATTCTAAATATAAAAATGCTCTACTAGAAAGAGGAAATCTTTATACTTTCCTTGGATATCCTGAAAAAGCATTGTCAGATTTAGACAAAATTTTAGATTATCCTAATAGGAAAAATTGTAGAGATATACTTGAAGTAACCATACCTTTGAAAGACTTAAATAAAATATTAAAAATACGTAATAAAAATAATAAAGAACAAACCCCTTACCATTTTAAAAAAATAAGATTTATAGACGACAATGCCATTTTACCATTTGATGAATTTGATTACCTTATAAAAAAAGAACATTTAAATAATAAAAAAGACAAGCCTTCTCTATCTAGTAAAATAGACCTACTAAACGATGATTGCCTAGACCTAATCTCCAATCTAGTGGATAAACTAATACAAGATAAAAACAATCTAAGATAAGTATCTCAACAACTAGAGATGCTTATTTTTATTTCTAATATATAAACATAATTATCCTTGTCATACCTCTGTCATCATTGGAATAACTGCAACATAAATTATTTAATAAAAAAAGACAATCAATTTAGATTGCCTCTAATATATACAAATTTAATTATCTTAATGCTTTTTTCTAACTAAATAATCCATAGTCCTCCTAAACCCGTTTTTTGCTTTCAATCTATATGCATATTTAAAATCATTTATATCACCAAATTTATTTATATATTTATTTATTGTATTAATTGAAACTCTTTCATAAAACAATTCATTTTCTATTATATATTGTGCATCTTGTAAATTACATTCATTTATATTTTCAAAAAGATGTTTAATTTTAGTCAGTAAATTAATATCTCGCTTCGTATATTCAATCATCTCAAGTCTTTGCTCATTCTTCTCTAATATATTTCCTTGAAATATTTCAGATGATTTAATTATACCCATACTTTTCACAAAATCTTTTTTAAAATTTTCCATATACGTCATCCCCCTATAAAATGTACTTAAAAATACTAAATAATCTCGAAACTTATCTTTAATAATTTATTTTTGATAAGTTTCTCTTTTAAATAGGATACGTATCTTTTAATTATATAATAATTTCTTTTCAGTAGAAAATCAAGTGAAAAGGAATGAACGCATAGGAAAACGGTATAAACGCAATTTCAAGAATAATTTTATTCATTTTATAATTATAAATAATTTATTTTATTCAAAATCTATCACATAGAAAAGAAGTGAGACTCTTTTTAAAATTATTATATTGTCTATAAGAAATTGTAGCTTTTATCTTTCTATCACCTAAAATAACTTCTTTTCTATTATAATTTCTAACTTCTAATAAATTTATTAAAAAGCTTTTATGACATCGAAAGAATATTTTACTAGAAAGCTTCTCTTCAATCCTTTTGATTTTAATTGCAGTAAAAAAACTTTCAGTCTTGGTATGAATCTTTACATATTTCCCTAAACTCTCTATACATATTATCTCTTCTAATTTTATTACTTTTGTTTCATCTTTTATTTTAAATTCTATTAATTTCTTTTCTTCAGACCTCTCAATGAAATATTTTGACATTATCTTTTCAAAAGAATTATATGCTATAGGTTTTAGTAAATAGCTAAAAGCTCTAACATCATAACCTTCTGTAGCATACGATACGAAAGCTGTTGCAAATATTATAACAACATCCTTATCTATTTTTCTTATTTCTTTTGCTGCTTCTAAGCCATTCATACCTTTAAATCCTATGTCCATAAAAATTATATCTGCTTTAATATAATTATTTATTAATTCTTCTCCATTATTAAAACAAATAATTTCATATTCAATATCTTTTTTAAAGAAAATCTCTATATATTCAAACATTATTTTTCTTTGAATTTCTTCATCTTCACATATAATTATTTTAAACATAATAATACCTCCAATATTGCTATAAAGTTCAAACAAGTCTTTCCGGAATTATTATTTGTTATACAAATTCTAACACTTTTTCAAAATAATTAAAATGGAAAAATATGTAATAATATGTTATTTATTTTTGTTTTTTATCATTTTATTTGTTTTTTATAAATTTATATATAATATTCTATATTCTACAAATATAATAAGATTAGTAGCTCTTATTTTATTTAAAAATCTATAAGAGTTACTAATCTTATTATATTTATGTCATATTTCCAAAATCCCCAACTGCTGGTATTTTCTAATTTTTCCATGTATATACATCATCAATGTTTTCTAAATTATTAATTATGTCATAAACTTCATTAAATTTAGATGCTGGTATATCCTCCCACTTATTCACATTGTATCTGAAGAATATTTTAGTTGTTGTAGTCTTATAATCATAATCATTTGCCTTCACATTGTATCCTCTAATATAAGACAATTTTAATTTTAATAATTTTGATAACATGGTTACATTCTTGGCTCTAAGTCCAATTAGACTTTCTATCTCATTAATTTTTCGATTATTACTTTCTTCAATTCCATTAAATCTGTCATCTACATATTGTGCTACAGATTTAAGTCCTCCCATAATACCACCTTGTATCATTTCTAATAGATAATTTTGATTTATATTATATGTACCTGTTTTACGAATAGATGGCAATACCTCATCCATTACCCAATCTTGAAACTTTTCAGCTTCCTTCTTTTTAGACTTAAATATTAGTTTATATACTCCACTTTCAGTAAGAAATTTCTCTCCTGCATTATTTAATTTTCGGATATGCATATTGTGCATATCTGAATTAGTCAGTTTAACTACCTGATTATCATTAAATTTTCTAATACTGCTGTTAACATCTGAAATCTCTAAACATTCTGCCACATGTTTAGGATTGAATAAAATCTTTCCTTCAAACTCAAATACTTCAACTTCTTTACCTTCAAATACCATTAAATTATTCATATCCCAATCTCCTTTTAATTTTATTTAGTTTAAGAGATTAGAATAACAATGATATTAGACTAATCTCTCTAGCCTTATTATTCAATTATCAATGCTATCTCATAAGTGACTATTTGTCACATCTAAATCTAACAAACTTTTTCTTCTATAACAGAAATCCATTCATTCTTTAATTCTTCCACATCATTTTCAAACAGTTTACATGTTATCTCATACAATTGAGGAATCATACTCATTTCTCTATCTATATAATCTATCTTATTTCTAATTTTAGGTTTTATATCACAATTATTAATTCTTCTTTTCAAATCAAGATGATATTTTTTCTCAAATTCATCATATAACAAATTCCATCTCTTACTGAAATTTTTAGGTTCTACCTTATATCTAACTATTTGATTAATGCGTTGCCTTTTCTCTGCCAAACTTATATCTTCAACTAATCCAATTATCACATCTTCTTTATGGACAACTTCTGTTTCTAATTGTTTTATTTTTTCTCTCTTTTCTTTTAATTCTGTAGCCAGTTTTATAATTGTATCTGGATTGGATAATATTTCCTCTATCTTATCATCTGTCAGGTATGCTCCATGTCTCCTTATTGTAGGTAATACTTCATTTGTCACCCATCTTTTGAATTTTTTAGCTTCTGCCAACTTAGAACTTAAGATTAAACTATATAATCCACTTTCATTAATAATTGTTAAAATTTGTCTTCCTCTAAGGGTGTCGCATTTCGCTACCCCCTTATCCTCTTCGTCGATATGCTTTTTTAAGGCATCTCTTGAATTGGAATATCCTAACATTTCAGCTACATCTTTTCCCACAAACCAAGGTTCTCCACCTTTTTCTAACACTCTAATTTCACCAAACTGCTCATTTTTAAAGACTTCTACTTTCATTTCATTTTCCATATACACATCTCCCTATTTATTTTAACTAGAGAGATTAGAATAATATTGATTCTGCATGCTAATCTCTCTAGCAATATTCTTATTATGTAGTTATCAATATTATCTTATATCTTTGAATTCTTTTTATTAAACCTTAACATGTATTTTGAGACGACCTAGCAAACTTCACTAAGTTCTATGACAGGCAATATGCCTATTGATTTAAGTTTCTTATATATCATTAATCTTCCTTTTTGAGTCCATTTAGTATTCATCTTAACATCATGTGTTCCATCAGCTCTTACAATATCTATTGTGTCAGAATGGGTATATCCTTTAGCCTGATGGTCACTATACAATAACCATTGTCTACTCTGTTTGAACTGTATTCCTAACTCATTCAGTTTGTTATTCATAGCTTTACCACTCATCCCATAATCTTTAGCTATTTGAGTTATGGTTACTAATCCTTCATTTCTAAGTATCAAATCTGTATAGTCTGCTTTTGGTTTAAGTTCACCTATGATTTGTTGTTGTTTATTATTTGTTATTTCTAAAGCTTTTCTCTTTTCTCTCTCTTTTTTTAAGTCAGTTGCTAATTTAATAATTGTATCTGGATTAGATAGTATTTCTTCTATCTTTGTATCAGTCATATAAGCTCCATGCTTACGAATGGTTGGAATTATATCTATTGCTAACCATTTTTGAAATTTTACTGCTGCTTCATTTTTAGCTTTCATACCTAACATATAGAAAAGTGATTCTGATATGTAATCATCTTTCGACCACAAGTGGTCGAAACCAAACTCCTTAGAAAATTCATTCATTCTTTTCCATCTTACTGACTTATATTCTTTTTCTCCTTTTTTCTCTATCTTGCACCAACCAAATCCAATCGCTGTATCTTCAGCATTAATACCTATACTTCCATCTTCGTAACTTATAGTCCTAACATTTACCCCCAGCTCTTCATTTGAAAATACTTCATTTCTTTTTTCATTTTCCATATGCACATCTCCTTTTTCTAAAATTTAACCATCATTTTTCATATTTTTAATTATTATTTTGCATTTTATTTAGTTGTTAGAATCAACACAATAATTTATACATTAAAAATATGATTAGCATATTAATTCTCTATTTTTAAATAGTATCATACTTTTTCATCTTTTACAATATATTTTTAAATTTTATTTATTTTAAGAAAATGTGCATAGGAAATCTTTTATACTATTCTATTGGCACTCCCAATCTATTCATAGTTGATTTAAAACACTTAGGTACTCTCTCTTGTGCCTTAGAATTACTTTCCTCCATTATATTTGTTCTAGGTCTAAATACAGGGTTATATTTAGTACTTCCATGTCCCCACACGCCTCCATTCTCAAATCGCTCCATTGGAAAAGCATGTGCTTTGCTATATATATCAAACCAACTCCCACTATCTTTAATTTCTGTAGCTACAGAATTTGATGTTATTTCAGACACATCTATTGCATTAAGCAATTCATAAGTCCTATCATAAAGTGATGGAGCGTAATTAGAATAAACTTGTTTGTTTACTTCTCCTTTTACTATCTCTTTCATTTCTTTTCCAACTTCTGGCATAGATGCAGCAATCTTATTTTTTGTATAGGCAACTAGTTCATCTAATGATTTAAATTCCATCTAATTCACTACCTTATCTTTAATATTATTCATCTTTTCAATTTCTTCAGTTTCTTTTAAAACTCTATCCTGTAATATCTCATTCTTCATCTGACCTAACTTAACCTCAGTATTCATTAATAAAGATGCAGTTAATTCATTTTCTATTTGACCTATGTAATACATCGTAGTTTCTAACTCACTAGATATATTACCATCTATCACATCTTGTATATCAATATTTAACTCTATATTAGTTAACTTATCAACTAACATTTTAAGAATATCTTCTTGAGATAATGCTAAATCTGGATTCTCCATACCAACCCATATTTTATTTAATATCTCTTCTTTAGTCTCCTTATCAGGATTTCTAACTTCTATATATTCCTCTTTACCATTCTCATCTATAATTGGTATTATAGCCCTAACTTCATCTTGTATTAATTTATCTACTTGTATTTTATTCATATCTATCTCTCCCTTATTTTATTATTGGATATTTACACTTAATAGAAACTTTACAGTTTCCAGTAAACTTCAATATATTTACACCTCTTCTTAACCTAATCCACTTTCTATTAACAATATTAAACCTATTCTCACCAGAACTATTTAAAACAGTATAGTATAAATTATCTATTGTTATTTTTTCATTTAATTCTAATCCACTTATAACTAAATTGTCTTCTTCATTATCGCTGATAGTAGAATTTCTAATAGTTATATCTCCTTCTTTTAGACATTCAATATCAATTACTGGAGCATATTCTTCATCTACATTAGACACATTATTTAGTTTAATTTCCCTTGTATCCTTGACGGTTATAACTTTTTGAAAGCTCCTATAAGCATAATTTGTATATGGTTGAAACTCTATTTCTAATACACCTTTTTTATCTTTTGTATATCTTTTTATTATCTTTCTCGCTTTGAGATAATATATTTCTTCTATATTGTCATAACTGATAAAAGGTTTAAATTCTCTCTGCCAAAACCAATTACATATGTTTTCTAGCGTATAGTCATCCCATTCGTAAGCCTCCCCATGTTCGCTACACAAACAGAATTGTAGTGTTATAGGTTCAATAGTAGTTTCATCCTCTGAGTAACAAGGATTTTTATTAAAAGTACTATCAGATTTAATCGCTTCTTCGTAGGGCAATCCATATTCATTCAGTATTTCATCATCACCTAATGTAACTAATTTGATGTTCATAGATTCACTTGAAACATTATCAAATAAAAACTTATCATCTAAAAATACCAATTTATCACCTTCTTTCATTTTTTTTAAGTTCAAATCCGATTAAAACTAAATTTAAACGTAAAAAAATAACCCCTACTCAAAAGAGTAGGGTAATTTATTATTTCTTAGATTTAGTATCTTTTTCGTCTATTAATTCAGCACCTAACATATTCGCTATCATAACTGGAGTGACATCTTCTTTTCCAATAAATGCAAATTCTACATAATTACCATTTGAATCTGGTAAAACATCTAATGTACTATTAAAACCACTAGGGTTTTCTGCTGTAAATCCTAACTCTATACTTCTTTGTGCTTTGCAATTTGGTATAGTCATATGTAATACCATAAGTTTACTTTCTGCTGTTTTTACGCTAACATCAGCATAAATAGTATAGTTAGGGGCAGTAGAATCATTGTTGACTGTTATAGTCTTAGCTTTTGGTAATTCAGTTAAATAAAACACAGCCACTCTATCTCCTGCATTAAAGGAAGAACTTGAAATTGTTATTTCTGTATTTTCTCCACTTATTGCTGAAGTAAATTGTAATTCTTCAATTAATGATATTCCATCATCTTCAACACTATGAACAGTTAAACTTCCTTGAAGTGGTTTTACTCCTTTTAAAGTTACTTTTTTTGCACCATCAGAAGTTAATAACTCTCTTTTCCCTACTTTTGCCGTTTTTTCAACTACATCAGAAGCTAATATCATAGCCAATTGTGGTAACTGTATTACTTCTTGTTCTATTGTAATTGATGATGTTATCGCACCATCGAAAGCTATTGCATTTGCTCCTTTAGCTTTAGCATATATACTTTCTGACTCTAATTTAAAAGTAAAAGTATTTGGGTCTTCTGTGTAAAAAATAGGTTTCTTTGTTATTGCATTTACAATTATTGCATTAGCTGCATCTTTTATCGAAAATCTCATATTATATTATCATCCTCTCATTTTTTGCATAAAAATAGCACTGCTATTTAACAGTGCTACTCAATATCTTTATTTTTTTAGACCAATGCTCTATTTCAGCATCTGTTTGATACTTAAATGACCATGCAAAGCCTAAACTTTCATTGTAATTCTTAAATTGTATCTTAGTCTTATAAGTATTAATCAGTTGCCAATAGGTCATTTTTAATATTTCGTTTATTGGTACATATCCATCTATATTCTGAACTACATTTATATAATCACACAAATGATATGCTTCTTTTTCTCTTTTTTTTCTTTCCTTCTCTTTGAAGTGTTCAATTAACTTTCTTTCTCTTTCAGAACCAGTATTTTCAATCCATTCATCTTCATCATCTTTAAATAAATTCTTTTTATCAATACAAAACATTTCTAAAATCAAATCTGATACTAGTCCAAAATCCTCTCTACTTATAAAAGCATTTTTCTTTTTATCATCAAATTTAATTAAAATACCAATTTTAATCTTATTCATATATTCAATATTTTTAATATCAGTTTTATATAATATAGATAAAGATTTTTTTATCTTATCACTAAGTAACTCAATTTCTTCAGAAGAATCTTTTCTTGATGTTAACATCATCAAATCCAAGATAGGTATAGCATCATATTTACATTTCAATTCAAATGTTTTCTCGTTACATAGCTGAGAATAGCTCTTTTCAAGTACTAAAAATGGATTAACTATCTCTAAATTAGCCATATCAAATTTAATAAGTTCTTCAATAGTAGGTTGATATATAGTTCCTAATATTTCACTTAGTTTAATTGGTAATCCTGTAATATAATAATTTTCTAACATTACATATCACCAAAACTTTCAGCTGATACAGTTATAACAAATCCGTTATAATCAGTATTTAAATTATACATTTGATATACATTTTCTAACTTAATCTTACCTATGCCAGCTATTTCCTCATTTTGAGTTATAATATCAACTATACAACATACTAATGCAACATCTCTTAAACCATTTGCTGTATTTTGGCATTCATCATGACAAACAACACCGATTTCTATCTTTGTTTTTTTAATTTCTCTACTTCCAGTAGTACATGGTCTATACTCTGCCATTATTATAAAAACTGAAATATCTGCATCTTTTAACACTTTTTCTACTCTTCTATTTAGAAATACTTTTTTATTTCTAAGCTCTTTAACAGGATTTTTTATATCAGGCATGGACAAAATATCTTTTTGGGATTCGTCATTATAAATCATAAATTTAGCAAAGTCTTGATTTGACATTAGAGTTGTTCCTATATTACTTATCATCTTGTTAGGGAAAGCCATATAGACCCATATATCTACCCCCTTAGTGTTATTTTTTTAGTATCTATTATTTCATTTGTATCTTTATCTTTAGCCAATAGCAAGGCTTCTAAGCCAGAATACTTAGCCAATGTATTAGTTTGTATGACACATCTTTTCTCATCTTGATAAATTATATCACAATATCCGTATTGCTTGTCTAAGAGCCATTTAACTCCTTGAAAATGGTCTATTATGTACTCATTTTCTTCTCCTAGATTTATTACTTCATAACCCATAATTTTACTAAAAGGAATAATCACACTATCGTTTTCAGATAAATCATTCCAAGCTATATTATTTACTGTATCATCTTTTGAAATCAATGCATCTTGTAAACAAATAGCTTTAATAAGACCATCTGCTCCTGTTTCTCTGCCATTATACTCAAAGTCATTAATACTAGTAACTCTAAATACAGTTTTACCAGTTAACATTATTCTAGTGTCAATATCTATAGTTTTAGTGACAGGATTACTTCCAAAATAAAGTTGTCTTTTTGTATCTGAGATAGAAGTATATTTATTATCTGCCATACCATCAGAATATAAGGTTAAATTTTCAACAGCTATAGGGATTTTATACATCTGACCTTTATATTTATAATTAAAGAATTGATTGCATCTTTTTATTATGAAATGTTTATATGTATCCATTTCTTTATGTTCCTTAAATATAGTTAACCAATAACAATTATCATAGAAAAGATAACAACCCACATCTACATTTAAATCAGATTCAACTAATAGATTTTTTTCATCTAAAGCTCTTTTATCATTATTAGTTATATCATTAATTGCAACTACAGCTTTTTTAGTATCTTCTGTTATACAAATTTCATCTATATCAGTTATTGTTACTTCAATACAGGTTGGTGTTTCTTTTAAATATTTCTTAAAACTTAATCTTAGTTGTAATATTCTTTTTTCTTTAGGTGTTGAACATCCTAGTCCAATTCTTTTTTTATAATTACTAATATAACTACTCAATTTTATCCCAACCTCTAAAGCCTTTATATACATATCTTGTCTTGTATTTAGCAAGTTGCTCTCTAATTTGAACTTCTAATAAACAAAGCTTTGCTAACATATTAGCACCAGACTTAGTATTATAATCTGAGTCAGTTAACATCTGTTTTAAATTTTCTTCTCTAAGAATCTTAGGTTGAAGCCACCAAACCATCATTCCATAAGCTAATATAATTATTTCATCTAAATTAAGGTCTGAAATTATTTCTCCTAGATATTTACTCTTAAATAAGATTTCTTCCTCTGTTTCTGTTTCAAAGGTTATTATACAGTCTTCTTCTTTAAACTCTACAGTATAATCTCTATTGACTTCATATTCTTTATTTGTAGATTTACCAACTAAATAAATATCATGGTTTTTATTAACTTGATTAACAACATATTCTAATTGATTTATTGGAATTGTAATACAATATTCTTCTTGCCCTATTATAGACAAATCTTTTCTACACTCATAAAAATCAAATGTAGCCTTTTGAAGATATGAATACATCATATCTTCAATTATTTCTTCTTCAAGTAATAGCATCTCCTCATCATTTATTAGAGAAAGAAATTGTTTATATATATCTTTTACCAGTGTAGCCATATCATCACCACTCTTTCAACAAAATAGGTGATGTATAACACCACCTTAGTCCTCAAATAAGCTTTGTAAACCTAGTCTAGTAGCTATTAAACGTTCTTTATAGTGAGAATCAAATTTGCCCTTTTTATATAATTCGATCACCCTTGAACCTAAGCACTCTATCAAACCATAATTAGCTTTTTCTACTAGATTAACAAACTTATCATTATCTAATTTTAATAATATATGATTTATATAGTCTAAATCATATTCATCTAAATACTCATACATATCCTTTAAGTTTAAATATTCTAATATATCTTCAACAGTATAATCATCACTATCAACATCAATTATAGTTATAAGATAGTTTTCAAAATACCCTCTATGTTTATTTGATATCTCATATAAATCAGACAATAATATAAATGTTTTTTCTCCAGCTTTATTCATTTCAAATATTAGTCTTTCATCTCTATCTCTATAAAGAACAGTACCAGTATCTAAGTTCATTATCTCAACTTCTATTTCATCTTTAAGCTTCCTTAATTCACTTCTCAATTGTTTATATGTTTTTCTTGAACTCTTCTTTTGCAATATTTTATTTTCATTAATTTGTTCAATTTCATTTGAAACCTCTTTTTTTGTCTTAACAGCCATTTTTAATCTCCCTTCTAAATAATATTATTGTATTTTATACATTCCAAACTTAGAAGCCACAACAACACCTAGGTGCATTTTTCTTGACATAAACATCTCTATTTGTTGGTCATCTCTAACTGTTCCATCAGTGTTTTCTATTATTAATGTGTTACCTTCAAAACCTAATTTAATTATCTTCTCATCATTTGGTATAACATATAAAATATTATTACTTAATGCCCATTTATCTCTTTCAACATCATAATAATTAGGTAATTCTATTACTGGTGTTCCACTAAAGTTTTTAACATATCCAAAGTTTCTCTTGTCATCTTTATCTAAATCAGCTCCAACACCTTCTATGTTTCCTACTGCCTCTGGAGTTCCATATATAGCAACAGACTGTCCAGTAGCACCTTTTACTTTATTAACTATTTTCTTTAAATCCTTATCTGAATAAGCAGCACTAGTTTTTAAATTAGTATGTACAGATGTATAAGCTCCTTCCATAGTAGATGCTATTGCCTCTGCTATATGATGTTGGAATGTAGAAGATACTCTATCTACCATTTCAGACCAGTCTATTCTTCCAGTTATAAATCTATCAAATTCTTCATATATAGCAATTGCTAATTTAAATACAGATGTAGGAACTTTTTTTCCTAATAATCTTTGTCTTCTTGTACTGTTTTTACCTTCAGCTATATTTGCAATCCTTAATAAATCAGTATTTTTAACTGTAAATTCTTTTTTATTACCCAAATCAAAGTTTTCTACATCACAAAAATCTGAAAATGCTTCTTCAGTTAATCTATTTACTTTATCAGTTATTGTTTCAGATAATATCTGGAATATCTTATATTTATTTTCAAAGAACGTATATTGTCCCCATTCACCTCCACATATATCTATTATTTCTTTTCTTAATGCATCTTCGCATTGAGAATAATTTTTTACTTTTCTATTTAATATATCATTTGATAAATCTTTTAATGCTATTATATCTATAGCCATCTTTTTTCCACCTTTCATTAGTCATTTTTTGCATAAAAAAAGAACTGTTTCCAGTTCATCTACTTGTTATTACATAAAAGATACATATACAGAATCTTGTCCATTAAAGTTATATAACTCTTCAACTCTTGCAACTACTAAACCTGTAGTTTTTTTTGTCAACTTATAGGTATCTGCCTTAAGTTCCAATTCATCACCAACAGCTACTACACCATCAAAATGTTTTTTAGCTAATGTCATACATAACCCCTTATGAGGTAATCTAACTCTATCTATTTCACTTGCTTTTAATTCATAATCTCTTTCATCCAATCTTTCATCATATTGAAGTGCAACACTATCTAAAATTCCAAATCTACATCCTTCTGATAATCTTTCTATTTTATAACAATCGTTTCCTAGCTCTGAATCGACTAAGCCACCTAATGCAACTATTGCGCCATTTTCTAGTACATCACTTCCATTCTTTGCTGTTACAACATCTGGATATTTATCTATATCACAATTTAATATCGCTTTATCTGCCATTTTTATATCTCCTTTTTTATTTTTTTCATAAAAATAAACACTACTTATTTGAGTGTTTTCTTAATATTTGTTCATATGATTTTGTATCTTTATTTTCATCTTCTAATGTAGATGAATAATTTATTTTTGCTTCTTCAACTATAAGTTCCTTATCAGAATTAAATTTCTTTGTATTTTCTTTTAACTTAGCATAATCAAGTAAACTCAACTCTTTTCTTAAATCTTCTAAAGATATCTCTTTCTTTATAGCAGATTCTTTAAAAGTCTTAACTTCCTCTTCTGTTAAAGAATTAAATTCTGAGATAACACTAGAAACTTCTACTTTATATTCTTCCATTTCTTTGTCAGCCTTAAATTTTCTTAAACTTTCCAACTCTTCAGTCAGATTTTTTATTTCAATCTCTTTTTCATTAAACTTTTCAAGAACTAATTCTTTTAAAGTATCTTCTTTAGAAAAAGTTTCTATAACTTCTCCTTCTTTTTTCTCTCTCCATTCTTCTATATATGATTTTCTGTTTTCATAATCTAAAACAACATCATCTCCATCTATAGAATATGGTACACCATAATAATTACAATAATTTATATTGTCTTCTAATATAGCTATTTTTTCTTCAGGGAGAATAGTTCTTAAATAATATTCTCTAGTTGTGTATTTACCTCCCCAATAAGGGTCTTCAACCTCAACCATCTTATTTTTTAATTGACTATTAATAGAAATTCTTATATTTTCTGTTGATAGTCCATAGTTTTTATTTATACTCAATATGTCTTCCTCCTTCCCATTAAATGAATACATTTCTTTACAAATATCATAAATTGCTTTTTTATATTTTGAAAAATTACTATATGTATTTATAGATGCCCCTTCAATTCCAGGAGCAACATCATCTCCTAAAATAGTAATTCCTAAAAAACTAAATTTTTTAATATTATAATAGCCATCAACTTTATCAACTTCTCCATCTTCAACTGCTATTTCCATACTTACACTTTTTGATTTTGATTCTGTCAGTAATTGATATGCTGAATTAGAATAGTGTTTCCAGATAAGTCCTGTACAATTTAGATATGTCCTTCCATCTTCTTCTGTATAAGTTATCTCTGTATTATTTGGAATCACACCAAGTGGTCTTTCTAAGAATTTATACTCTATTGAATAGCCATCATCATTCTTTATAACTTTAGTTATCATATTATGCTCGTCAAAATCTACCACATTTTCTTCTTCATCATATTTTATATATCCAAGTATTGGTATATCTGATAAAGTTGATTCTGCATCATTTATCGTTGATAAATCAAACTTAGTTTTATTTAAATTTTTACCTTCATGTAAAATCTTTAATTTCACATTTAATTTTCTATCATCTTCTTCATTAGAAAATGTCTCAAATCTACATGGAATACTAACTACTTTCAACTTCTCACCTCCTTAAATAAACATTACATCGCTAAAACCTATATCTTTAAAATCTTCCTTACTAAAACTAAGTATTTCAGTGGGTTTATTTTCAAATAAATAAAATGATTCTTTTCCACATTTATTTTCATTAATAAAAGAAAATCCTCTATTAGTTAGATATTTTTTCTTTTCTTCTGTTAAGGCAATAATAAATCTCTTATTAACTGTTTTCATCTCTTCTATCTGCTTTATTTCCATTTGTACCACCATCACCCTTATCTTCATTAGTAGGTCTTCCTGCATTAGACAATGTATATGAAGCCTGTTTTACTGGCAATAAATCATCTATCTCCATTAATTGTTCTGCCTTATATAAATTAGCAATTTCAATCGGCTCTTTTCCAGTACTAGCTAAATATACTAGCCTACTATCTCCTACACTATTTATATTTTCTCTAAGTTGTTGTGATATCTTAGATTGGTTAAAATGAGTTGTACCAACAAAGTAAAGTTGAAATGCTTTAGATGAGTTCTTTTTATTTAGTTCATAATTTATCCATGTCTCTATTTCATTTTGAATCCTCATTGGTATTAAACTATCTGCTATAACACCATCTGCAATTGATTCTGTATTTATTTTATCTGAGTTAAAAAGAGCTGTATTAATTCCAGCATTATCAAATATAAATTCTTTTGCTTCTTTAACATAATCATTAATCTTTGATTTTCCATCACTTAGATTAATTCCTTCCATATCTAGTGGAGTAACTGCTACAGATGTACCAGCTGGTAAGTTTGATTTTATATCATGGTAGTATGCACTTAATAAATCAAAAGCAACTAATGGCTCATCATTTTTACCATAAGGAACTTTCCCATGTATTAACTTAATGCTTTCAATGATAGCATTAGAACCCTTTAAATCTTTCATATCTTCGAGTTCCAGGATATCATCAAATAAAAAGCTAAAAAATGGTATTCCTTTTATCGAATCAATATCTATATTAAATGCCACAGCATTATCACTTAATTCATAATACTTATTTTCTATTAAGTCTTCTTTTTTTAATCTTCCATCATTCAATTTTTTATATGCTTCTTGAACTTCTACTGGAAATGCTGATAGAGTCTTTTTATTTATTTTTCGTAAATTAATTCCATACCTTAATACTCCATTTACTTTAGATGTTATTGTACAATAAGAGGCTGGTATTTGTTGCATCATTATGCATTTTGAATCTTCAATTTTATATAGATATATTTCTCCTTGTTCTAACACTTTTTCAGTTATCCAAGGACAAATATGTTTAAGTTGATATTTTTTTAGAAGTGCAGCTGACTTAAAAAAAGAGTTGACATAATCATTTTTATCTTTAAATTTAGAAATATTTATTGGTATAATATAATGGTCAAATGTATTCATGGTTGAAATCATATTTAGAATTCTCTTATATGTACCAGATGTTTCTTTAAGCAAAAGACTTACCTTTTGTAGTAATTCTACGTTTTTGTAAGGGTCTGTCATAGCTTTTCTTACTTGGTCTCTACTTATATTTCTTATCTTATACATTTCATTTGATAGATTTATAGTATTTTCTATCATTGCATAATTTCTTTGTCTTAATTGTTCATTTAAGTACTTTATTTGGTCTAAAGTATAATCTTTTTTATCTCCTTTGAGTTCTATTATGGTTTCCACCTCCTGACCAGAATGAAATTATTTGTCCACTGTTCTTACTATTTCTCTTTTTTAATTCTCCATCTAGTAAATTTGCTAGATAATTTCCATATGCTAAGGAAGAATATCTATCTTTTCTTGCTTTTCCCTTTTCTTTGACCTTAAGCCACTTTTGACCATCATTTTTAACAGTTTCTAAGTTTATTAATTCGTTTACAAGTAGTGTAGTTTGTTTGTATGGTAATATCATTCTCGCTTGGTCTGTATAATTTTTCTTTGCATATCCAGATGTACTACTTAACATGTCATTAGCCTCTACATCATTTATTGGTAACTTTATTCTATTTTTTAGAAATACATCAAGTAAGCCAATTATACAATCATGATTTATTTGTCCATATGCCTTAATCTCAAATACAACTGGATAATTCTCTTTTGTAATAAAATTATTATGTAAATGATTTGTATTAGCATGAGAAAACGCATTATATTCTTTATTTCTAGCATCATCATAATTAACCCTAAGTAAATCAGATAAAACACTTTGGCCTACCCCTTGAGTATCTATAACTAAGAAATCTGCTTCGAAATCAAAGAATAATTGTTTTAATCTTATTGCTTGTTTGTCTGGCTTCATACCATTATGAGATTCTATATGAACAACCATTCTTTCATAATAATCTTTTTCAGGCAATAATCTCCAACATGTATACACTGAGTTATCATTATTGTCTCCTTCTGCAACAGCAATGTCAGCAGAAATTATCCTCAACTCACCTTTTCTTTTTTGTAAATTACACTTAACTTTTCCATTTTTAGCAGATAATATTTCTAAATCTGTTGGAGGATAAAATGGATTTTTTAATGTTCTACATGGATTCACATAAGATGATTTAAATATAGCATCTTCATTTTCCCCAAAGAAAAGTGATTCCATCTCCATAATCCAAGAAACAGCATCCATTTCTCTTTTCATTTCATCTGCTCTTTCTTTATCTAATATTCCATGATGAAGAGAAAGTTTATAATTACAATTAAGTACAAATTTATCTCTACCATCTACCATATCTTTCACATACAATTTAAATTTGTCATATGCTTCATGCATCCTAAACCATGCACTACTTAAATATAATTCTTTATTAGGCTCCGGAGGGTAATCTTCATATTTTCCATCTTTTTTAAACTTTAGATTTCTACTTACATTTAGAAATGGCTTAAGAATCCTATCTTGTATTTCTTTTTTTACCAATCTAAACTCATCTACAATAAGAATATTGAAACGGAAACCTCTTGATTGCTCATTTGATACTATAGCTTCTATAGTGCTTCCATTATGAAATGTTACTTTAGAAAATTTATTATTATATTCTATCTTTTTAATCTCTCTAGCTAACATAGGAGATTGTTTTACTAATTCTTTTTCTATCTTTTCTCTTATAATAAGTTCTGCTTGTGATTTAGTAAATGCAGCTATACCAATTTTAGAATTTGGATATAAAACAGCTCTACAACATGCATATACAGCAGCAATCCAGCTCTTTGCAAACCCTCTGGCACATATAAGCATCGCATAATTACATTTATCAAACATATATATAAGAATAATTTGAACTAAATATAAATTAAGACCAAAATAATCAATACAAAATCTATGTGGATTTTCTCTATAGAACTTAGTCCATTCAATTATTCCTTCTTCAAGAGCTTTATTTTTATCTGAGTTAATTTCGTTATTATTTAGCTTTCTAGTCTTGGTCATCATTTGGATTATCCTCACTAGCTAAATCGAATACTTTTCTCATTTGTCCTATAAACCACTTATTAATATATGTTTTTATTTTATCTACATCTTTGAATTGTTCTGAAGGCTCTCCTATAGGTCTGTAATTTTCTATTTTATCAATCCATGTACCCCATGTAATCGTTTCATTTTCTGCTAAACTGGCTTCTTGAATAGGTTTTATATTTGCATCATTCATAAGTTTTGATATTAAGGTATTCATTTTTTCAAACCCTGTAGCATCACCATTTCTTAGTGCTTCATCACTCTTTAATAAACATTTAGAAATTTGTTCTAACAACATTTTTTCAGCAGGTCTTTTACATTGATATGCCATAGAAAACTCATTAAATTTATTTTCTAAAAACATATAATCTTCTTTTCTTAGTCCTGCTCCCCATCTTTCGACCATATCATTATTTATTTTTGTTTCATTTAATTTAAAATCAGAATCAATATCATCTTCAACTAGATTTTTTGAATTAATATTATCAAGACTTGATTTACTTACATATCTAGCATTTGCTTTAGTTTTCATGTACTCGCCTAACCATTTAGACTTTCCTTTGTTTTCTTTGTTAATACATGTATTATATAAGTCTTCATCATAATAAACATCTAACATTACAAATAGTCTCTTTGCTGCTATTTTTTTATCCCCAGCATACTTGTAAACTAACTCATCATATAATTCTTCAACGCAATTTTTACACATGGGAAAAGTACTTAAGCTTTTATGTAATTTACTAGAGCTACTATAAAAATCTCTTGCTGCTGACTTTTCTTCTCCACAACAAGAACATTTAATTTTACCTTTTCTAGCCATTTTATCACTCTCCTTTTGAGATGAAAAAAGAGAGGTCAGCATGAAACTGACCTCAGAAGGGAGATTGAATTTAGCCCATTAAAGGACTAATACCATATCATAATGATGGAATATTATCGTATTAGTCCTTTAATAATTAGCTCTATTTAAGCTTAATATTATAAGTGCATAATCTTCCATCATCATTAAATATCATTAATTTTTGCATTGCATATGAACTTAATCTTAGATTCTTAGCATATGTATCTGTTCCAGAAAAACTTCCATTTACAATAATTTCACTTTCTCCATAACTATCTTCTTTACAATTGTGTAGATGAGCTATGAAAATATAATCAGGAATTGATTTTATAAGAGAGGTTAATTTAGGAATTGCTGTAGACATTTTATCTTTATCTCCATGTACTGCGAAACATGTATTTCCACATATTCTAGTTACTATTATGTCATTATCATATATGTTCTCTTGAAATATTACATTATCTAAACTTTTAATTCTTAGTTTTATATATTCATCTATTAATAGTGTAAAATTATCTTTATCTAAATTTTCATCTTTTTTAGGAAGAACCCTATCATGATTTCCCCCAACTGAATAAACAATAATTTTATCAATTTCTTTAGATAACTCATATATAAATTCACTAAGTATTTCAGACACCTCTATAATTTGTTCAACTATATTTTCTCTATTTTCTAATCTTATAGAATTATGTATATGTCCAGAAATTAAATCTCCAAGTAACATTACATGCAGTCTATTAATCTTATGCAACTTACTATATTCAATAATTTTATCTTTTAAATATTGTATTCTTATCTTGAATATTTCTGAATTATATCTATTAAATGTATTAATAGTCTCTAATCCATAATGTATGTCTGAGATTAGCATAATAGCCTCTTGATTTGAAGATTCATAGCATTTGTAACTAGAATCACTTAGAAATGGCTTATGAAGTGATATATTATCTATTTTATTATTAAATAAATCAATTATATTATCTATTCTTGAATATTCTCTTATTTTCTTATTTACTAATGACCTTTCATCAGATAACTGTACTTTTATCTTTTTCAGCTCTAATATTTTCTCATTTATTTTATCAATCTCTTCTTGAGTAGAATTATTCTGTATCTTAGAATTAAGATAATCAAAAGCCTCTTTCAACCCATAGGAAACCTTCCTACAATGGTCTGGAGAACATTCTAACCCTAATAGTTCAACTATCTCTCCCCAATCCAAATCTATCTCTTTATTAACCTTTGCCAGTCGTATTCTAATCCTATAGTCAATTAGTGACTCATCTTCTTTTTTCTTCAATATGTCTTCCATATTCGATATCTCCCTATTTATCACATAAATATCATTATCAATATATTAAGTAAAAAATAAATAGCCCAATATTGATTTATTGAGCTATTGTTTCACTTAATCTTATCGTTATATTTAAATCTGTTTTTCCAATATACTGGTCAAAAACATCACTAGATAACACTTCATTATCGCCATTTTTTGTATGCTCTATAAATTTATAAGTACCATCTTCTTGTTTTATTACTTCACATTTTTCTAAAATCGTTCCTTTATTATTTTTCATATATTTTCTCCTTTATTTTTATGTTATCTATAACTCTACTGGGAATATATTTATTTGCAAATTAGGCAGCCTTGTAGCTAACAATAGCTAATATAAGTTAACGCATTTAGCATTTATCAAGGATTTTCTATAACTTTTTTATTTTATTTTTACTATTTTAATAATTTAATCTTTTATCCTTGAGATTTTATATTTGAATTTTTAACTTTAAGCTTTATATCTATTGTTCTCTTTTATACAGTACAATCGTTTCGTTTGTATGTACCCATCACTTTTTATATAAGCAGTTTGATTTTTAACCCAAAATCAAATGGGAACTTATAATTTATGTTATTCGCCTAACCTGCAAATTAAAAAATAGCCCAATTAAGGACTATTTTAAATCTACATCTATAATTGTAAGTGCATTTGATGTACTCAATGCAAAATCAACTTCTTTTTCAAATTCTTCTATTTCATCCCTTAACTTTTCTATTTTCTCTCTTACTTTTAAAGGGTCTACTAAAGACCATTCTTGTTGTTTTTTATAAAATGAAATAAGTTCTGCTCCGTCTTTACTTTTTTCTTTTTCCTCAAACATTCTGTCTGTATTTTTTTGCACTTCTTCATTTCTACGATTTACTTCAGACATCATACAATCATAGTTACTAACCATTTGTCTCAACAAGGATTTATCTAATTCTATACTATTTTTTCTTTTTATTGCTTCTAAAACTGTATAATTCTTATTACTAATTTGAACATTTGTTATAGCATTAGAGATATTAATTGCTTTATCTAATGCGTTATAATTATATATTAAATCTTCTATTTGTTGGTATTTACTTGAAACTTCTACATTAAAATCTTCTACACTTGTTTTTGTTTCATATACATTTTTATCAGACCCTTTTTTAGTTCCTACAATTTTAAAATTATTAATGCATCTATCTATTTTATCTTCTAATAACTTCTTTTCTGCTAAAGCCTTGTGTACATTATATTTAACCATAAAAACATCTCCCTTTTAATTAAAATATTATTTAAAAATAACAAACTCTTTTTATTGGAAGAGAGGAAGGGATTTGAACCCTCGTATCAAATTAATTGAACTAATAGTTTAGCAAACTATCCTCTTTACCACTTGAGTACCTCTCCATATTTGGTAGGAATAATAGGAGTCGAACCTATGACCTTTCGGGTATAAACCGAATGCTCTAACCACCTGAGCTATATCCCTTTTGAAAACAAATTTAAATTATATTACCAATTTAAAATCTATATCATTTTCCTCTAACCAGCTTTTAGCTATCTTTTCCATCTTTAAGATTTCTTCATCTGAAAATCTAGCTAATCCTTTACCTTTTCGATTTCTAACATTAATGCCAAGTTTATAGTTAATGAATCTATAAAATTCATCCCATGCTTTACCAAACATACAATTAAATTTTTTAACTGCTATTGTTCTAACACATTTATTAATAATAGCTTTACTTTCTGTTATAGTGACTGAATTAGTTATAACATCTTCTAAATGAGATATTCTTTTATTCTTCAACCCTATTAACTCAGTCTGTAATACAGATAATTTATTATGGTCGCCAGAAATTATCGCTTCAATCATATCTTCTTTTATATTTTGTTCAGTTCTAATTTCTTCTATTACAATTTCAGTTTGTTCTTCTGCATCATGTACAATATCTAGTAGTCTAGTTCTAACTTCTTTAGCAACTTCTGAATCTCTAAGTAACATACCTATTCTGAGAATTGCTCTTTTTGGTATTAATATTAATCCTGTATTATTTATAGATACACTTTCATTATTTTTAAATGTTACTATTGATTTTGTCCTTTCATTTTTTACGTTTTCCAAATTAATTGGATTTCGTTCAAATATAGAAATTATCTCATTTTTCTTATATTTCTTTAGTCCATCATTCTTTAGCTCCTCTTTGTTTAATCTTATACATTCTTGAATTGTAGATTCTTTAACTTCATAATACTCAGAAACAAGTTCTACTGTACTAAAATCTGTATTTGCTAAAGTTAATATCTCTTTCACATGTTCCAATACATCTACTCTATCTATATTTCTATCTCTTAATTCTTTATTTTCTATAAGTTTTTCACCATTCATTTTATCAAATCTCCCTTTTAGTATTTATTTAAAAGGAAGAAAGACTTACTGCTATCTCACGACATGTGCTTTCTTCTAGTTCTGAAATGGTGAGTAATTATCCCACAAATTTCACGTTGTAGTTTAATATTTTAGTGGCATCATCATCTTATATTGTAAGATACCTATTATTAGCCACCAGAGCTTCTCAAAATGAGCTATCTCTGCTAATTGTATTAACTTTTAGCATATTCTATGTTTGCTATCATATTTCACCATATGAAGGGGCTTTTAACCCATATGTATTAAATTCAAATAGTAAATCCGAAGCTTTAGCTGAGGATAACAACTGAACGAAGTGAAGGCGTTAGTTATAGCTACCGCGTCACTTACGTTCCTTGCTATCACTTCGACTAAAGCTTTGTGATTAAAATTATAATTATAAAATCCTACTTATTACATATTTTATATAATGTTTCTTGTTTCTTTTTTGTTCTTTTTCTAATTTTTTCAATTCTATAATTACATTCTTTTAAATAATTAATGAATTTATTAGCAGACATTACTCTTCTTTTATTATCTTTTAACTCATATGTATTGATGATATTTTCCAATTCATATTTAAATAACCATTTATTTAAATAGTCATCTTGTATAACCAGTCCTTCTTCTAATAATTTATTTTGTTTCTTTATTTTTTCTTTGCCTATTGCTGCATCTATATCAGCACAACCTTTACATTGTCCATTGCTCCAATAATATAATTGCAATTTTACCTCATAATCTAATGCATCTTTTTCATTTTCAAAATACTTAATAATATCAACATTATAATTATAGTTATTGTTTTTTACTATATCATACCATTTTTCATTTCTGATTTGATTATAAATTCTGTCTCCAATTCCTTTTCCAATATAAAAGACATTCTCTTTACCATCATGATCTATAATGTAATGTTTATAAACATAATATTTATCCTTTTCAAAGTATTGTAAATTCATAACATACACCTTTAAAATATTTCTTTCAAAAAAATCCGATGACCTGCATATTGATATATATATTTATATAAGTATGCGAGTTATCGGAAAAATTAATATGAGTTGTATTTTACTAGTTTATTATTAATATTACTATTATTATTTCTATACCTAAAAGCTTTAACAATTATATCTAATAACTCTTTATTTTTCATAACATTAGTTCTATATTCTGTCTTATGTACTTGATATAACTTAACTAATCCTATTTCTCTTGCAAATTCATTGAATGCTATGTATTTATCTTTCTGAGTTACATTTAATTCATGTTTATTATGTTTCACCATATTTACTACTCTATTATAATTTTCTTTATCTTTTAAAAATGGTGTATTTGCTATAATTCTACATGCATTTAGATAATCTTCATACAAACTATTATCAACTATGATATTTTCTTTTCTTTTAAAGTTTATATTTTTATCTGCTACCAGTCTAACCTGATATCTAAAATTATCTAATTCTTTATCTTGATTTACTCTATTTTTACAATTTTCTTTATGTGGTATTAATTCACTTTTAATACTTAAGACATCTATATCTTTAAATGTAGCATATGTAACTGTTTTAGATAGATTAGAGGGCATAAAGATATTATTTTTAATTAATTTATTTTTATATCTTGATATGGTATTTTTGTCCACTCCTACTATATTTGCAATTTGATTTGATGATAATATACTCATATTCCCCTTTATATCTTGCATAGTTAGAATCACAGCCATGTAATATAATAATTTATTTATATCTACTTTACTATCAAATTTCCAGACATTATAAGCAATTTGTTTAAAAATATCATATGCTATATATTCACTGTCTTTTATTTCTTTTCTATAAAACTTTCTTTTTTTACCTTTTCCATCATAAAAAATATTATTTTCTTCTAATTTAGAAGCATATTTTTTAAAATCTTTATATAACGTATTTTCACTAACACATATTATCTTGCTTACTTCTTTTATATTTATTTCTTCTATGATATCATCCTCTCTTTCTTAATAAAAAGAAAAAGAAAGACTTACTGCTATCTCACGACATGTGCTTTCTTTTTGCTTAAAAGATGGAGATTAATGGAATCGAACCATTAACAATCTCCTATATCTCCACAATGATAAGTCCAATTAAGACTTATCCATTTTATATTTATATTTTATTTAGTTGTTAACTATTTTAATATCATATGTTCTTTTACAAAAGAATTTATAAATTTAACTGTTGGTTTAGTACTGGCTGGTATAATATATTTTTCTCCTTCTTTTCCTGGTAAAGTATGTGTTTTTTCACATGCTTCTATTTCTTTTCTTCCTATTTTTAGAAATCCACCTATAGTAGCGTCTTCACCTGATTTAAATATATCTACAACTAATTCTTTAAATGCATCTAATACTACATCTACTTCTTTTTGTTTTAGTTCTAATCCTTCTTCCTTTAGTTTCTCTTGAAATAATTTTACATATTCATTTTTTCTCATTTTCAATCTCTCCTCGACTTTATACATTTTATTTATTTGTAGTAGTATTAATTACCCCTACATATATTAATGTCTTTTCCAGCCGATTTTATACCCTATTTTCCCCACCCATTAGTTGCAGTTTTTACAGTTTGAACGATAGCCCTTTTTCCCATTTTTATCAAACCTTTGTATTAGTTTAATTTCTCCACATTTGCTACATTTTTTATACTTTCCTTTTACTAAATAAACATAATAATATTCGTCTTCATATATTTCAGTATACTTATCTATAAACTTATTTACTATTCTATCAATATGTAAATTTACATTTTTTTGAGCTATACCTAATTGCTTGGCTATTTCATTTTGTGTAACACCTTTTTCCCATAATGATAATATAATTTTTTGTGTATCAGTTAACTCTATTTTATTTAATATGTCTTGTTTACTTAATGCTATCTCATCTATTAAGTTATCATTATAAGGAATTTGTAATAGAGCTTTTACATGTACTGGGTCAAACATATCTATTAAATCACAGTCTATATTGATGTCATTACAACTATCTTTTAATGGAGCTTTCCAAATTATGTTTTTATCTTTTTGGAGTTTGACTTGTAACATATCATCCTGAACTAGTGGTAGTTGTTTGATTGCAAACCTGTAAATATCCCCGCCTTTTTTAATTCTTAATTTTACATTATTTGAATTTATACTTTTTGATAAATTTTCTCTATGCTCTTTATCATTTTTTAAGTTTAATAAATACTGTTTATATTTATAATAATCTTCTATTTCAGAATATTTTAATCTATCTTTTTTACTTATTTTTATATCTGGAGATAGTTTAAAATTTTTCTGATTTTTTAGTATTCTTACTGGTTTTCCATTTGAATTTTCATTGTCTTCAACATCAAATTCAACCACCTCTGCATGTTTTCGCATTTTTTTCTCTTGTTGCATACTCCTTTTAAATTCTGAATAAGAGTCATATACTTTTATATTTTCTTTTTCTTCTTTTTTATCATCCTTTGCTAATAGATATGTACCTACTTTTTCTAAGAAATGACTTATATTGGTTTCTGACCATAATACATCTGTTGTATTTAAATTAGCTTTGCATATTCCTTTATCGAATACTTCTTGCCAAAATTCATCATCACTGAATTTAAGCTCATCTATATTTTTTAGATTTAATAATTCATCAATAAATTTCTTTCTTTCTTCTAATGTTTCTAATTTATAGTCTAATTTATGCATGTAGTCCCAAATACTTTTATTATCTATTTTCCCTTTGAAATTGCCACTTATCAAAGCCATAGCTTACCCCCTCACTATTATTATGTCTGTCACATTTATTCCCATGATATTGACATTCTGGACATTTATATATATTTCTTTTTCCAATTATATTCCAGTCATCTAAAAATTCACTATAATCCTCTCTTAATATTTTTATATTTTTGTTTACCATCTTCTAGTCCTTTCATCTTTTTGTATTCTTTACTTTTCTTCATATTTTAACCTCCGTTTCAATTTTGTTTTTTAATTTTATTTAGTTGTTAAATGTTTTTCATATATAAATTTCCTCCTATTAATTTAATATTTTATCTATAATTATATATTAACATTTTATATTATTTTTGTCAATTTAGTATTTTATTCAGTTTTATTCCCTGTTGATAAGCTGTTAGTAAGTTGTTGATAACATGTTGATAAGTTGCAATTTTATTAACAATTTGTATTTTTATCTGTGCATAACTATATAATTTTTAAATTGTTTCAGATACTTTAATTTTTCGATGTACCATCTCGTGGTATATCGAGGCAAAAATCGAAAAAACGTTGAAATATAGCGATTCTTTCGATATACCATCTCGTGGTACATCGAATTTTTCGATATCCCATGCTATGGGCGTACCATGAGATGGTATATTAATATAAACAGTTTTTAATATATTTGTTTTTGTATTTATTTGTTTATGTAAAGGGAAAAATTACCTTGAAAAAATGGGAATTATAAATTATAATAAGTTTAAAATAAAAAAATAGGAGGGTGTAAAAATTAGACTATGGTAAAAGAAGATATATTCAAAAGTAAAAGTATTAGCTTAAAAGCTAAAGGTCTTTATGGAACTATCTCAGCATTTAAAAACGAACCTTACTTCTCTAAACAATTTTTGATGGACTATTTAGATTTGGGAGCATATTCGTTTAGAATGGCATGGAACGAATTGAAAGACAAGGGCTATCTTGAAGTTAATAAAAAATTTGAAAATGGAATATTTGTATATGAATACAAATTGCACTAGGAGTAACTTATGAATAATATAATAAAAATTAAAGATGGTGAGGTTTTAGATGTTAGACTAGAGGAAGATAGTATTCTTTCGGATGGTTATGGTATATCTCCAAAATTTCTTATGAGAAATAAGGACATACCTATTTACTCAAAAGCTATTTACGCTTATCTGGCTAGTTTCGCAGGTAATAAAAAATACTGTCATCCAAGAATGGAAACAATCTATGGAGAGTTGAACATAAGTAAAAATGCTTTTATAAAATATGTTGAGGTCTTAAAGGAAAATGGATTTATTAAGGTTTATAGAATCCAAAATGAAAATAATTTATATGGAAATAACGTGTATGAAATTGCAATGTCTAAGTCAAAAATTCGAGAAAATGCAGAGAGTTACATGAAGACGAAAAGGGAAAAGAAGAAAAGTAAAAAGTCACCTGATGAAGTAGCAGCTTCAACAGATGACTCGAAACGAAAAACTTTAAATTCAATTAATGATAATAATATTATAACACAAAAAGAAAAAGATATACAAGTACTAAAAGAAAATGGATTTACTGAATTAGAAATATATTCTATGTCTGAAAAAGAAATTGCATCAGGTGCGAGTAAGATGAGAGAGATAATAAAAAAACAACAAAAGAAATAATAAAAAGGTCACTAAATTAGTGACCTTTAAAATCTATTCTAAACGATTTTATTTCTGAATATGAATTAATTATCATGGACGGGCATGGAACTGTCTTAAAATGGCTCTCATTAAATATTTTTAGTATTATTGTTCAAGGTATCCAATTACATTTGCATAGAAACGAGAATCATCATCGACTTCTAGTTGTTTACTTATAAATTGATTAGCATATTTATTAAATGTTTTATAGCCCCCTCCAATACCAACAACATAATATCCATCTAGCTGACCAAATTTATTAGTGATTTTATTAATCATATCATCAATAATAGGGTACATGGCATCAATATAATCATCTAATTTGTATTTAGAACCCTCATACTCTATAACATCAATATCGTTTCTTAATATTACATCTATTTGACTTATTTTTATATCTGCACCATTTTTACTATTAAATTTATTTGCTATTGCTGTTTCAAAGTCTATGATTCCTTTTTCTATAGTGTCTGTTACATTAGGATAGTACATATCATCCTCATAATCATATTCATAATTACATAAATCTGTAGTACTGCCTCCAACATCTATTCCTAGAATATTCTGTTTAGTAGTAATCTTGTCTACAAGTGAAATAAATCCTGAATATCCTTCTGCTTTAACATCAACATTAAGTATTTCAAAAGTTTTTTGTTTTCCATCAATAGTAATTTTTATTTCTCCAGGTTGAATAAAAATATCTTGAAATAATTTCAAATATTTTTCATTAAACATTTGAGTTGGTGGTAATCCGGTTATCAATTCCACAGAAAGATTATCCTCATCAGGAAATATTTCATGAATCATGACTAAAACTTGTTCTAATAAATTTTTTCTAGTATGTTTAAGAACATTATTATTTAAATCTCCTACACCTAGGTAGATTACCTTACCATCTTTTTTCATAACACGTGCTTTTGGTGATATTGTTTTTTCAAATTGAAGTTTATTTGGTAACTTTTTTAAAATTAATTCTTTTTCAATATATGCTGCTGAATTAAGCATACTATTACCTAAGTCTACTGCAACTTTTACTTTTTCTTTTTTCATAAGTAAATCCCCCTAAATTATTTTTGTGGTTTTAAAGCTCCTACTTTTCTTTTTTTAGCTGTTTCATTTTGATTATTAGTATTAGCTTCGTCAATATCATTATTATTATTATAAATTTCATCTGCATGTAATTGTAGTACTCTTTTACAATACAATCTTAAACTTCTTTCATCCTTTTCAGCTAGTGATTTTAATTTATCAGCTAATTCTATTGGAATAGGTATCTGTAAATTATAAGTATCCTTTTTTATAAAAATCCCCTCCTTTTATAGCTCATTTAGTTTAATTATATTTCAATTGGTATATAATTACAATGCAAATTTAATATAAATTATATATACTATTAAACTATAATTGTAATACAAAATATACTACAAGCGTAAAGAAGGTTATATTACAATTTGTTTTATATTTAATTATAAATTTTAATATAATTTATATGCAATTGCATATTAAATATTAATAATTTTTATAAAAACCATACATACACTACTTAAATTTGAAAATTGTTTTATAAAATTTATCATTTTAGATTGATTTTCTGGAGTATAGTGTCTACGAAAATTGATATGAAAAATTATATAAATTACTATATATTTTTCTATAAAATAGGCATATTTATATGTTTTAATCTTGAATAAATTGCATGAAGTATATTTTGTTTGAATTGTATTGAATTTTAAGTAAAAAATGATAACTTGATAGAATTAAAATTTTGTCTATAGGATTTTGAGATGTTCAAATTTAAAACATACACTATTTAAAATTATTTTATAACAATTATAGTTGATTTATAGGATATAATATATATTTTATATAGTTCATATAAATTAAAATAAAACATACACCCCCTGTTCATGCTTTAGCCTTATAACATAGGTTCAAAACATAGATGGGGCTATTTTTTTATCATGATTAATGAAAAATAAGTATTGAATTAACACTGTTTTATAATACTCGGAGACGGTTTGAAATTGTTCATGAGTGTATGTTTAAAAATTTGAATTAGTGGTGTAATTTTGTATAAATGTTTATTTTAAGGGCTGAATGGAATTTGGGATGTAGAAGAAAAAGGACTACAAAATGATAATGAATATCATTTGATACTAAAGTCTAAAAATAGCCCCCTTTCTTCTATTTTTAAGGTCAACGTCGTATAATCATCTTATTATACGACGTTATTAATGTATGTTAAGAAAAGAAATTACTTTGTTAAAAACGAATAAAAAGGTACTAAATCTTACTTTTTATTAGAAATAATAATTTATGTTATTTTAAAGATGATAGCATGAGTTATTATTTTTTTTGTGTTCATTATTAAATAAAAAAGTTTATAGAAATAGAACTCTTACATTATTAGCTTAATATTATCACTACATTATTAGCATCTATCACATAATCACTACATTTCTTAATCATTAATCAAATTCGCATACTATAGTAGATATAAAAAATAATTCACACAATTATGTACTCATAAGCTAGTGATATCAATATGATAAGCAATATTTTTACAAGGACAATAACTAAATAAAATATATAAATATAATAGAACGTATTGACAAAAATTGGAAAGTAATGTATTATTAAATCATCAATTAAATAAAATCAAAAGGAAGTGTGACAAATGAAAACTTATAATGACACAAGTTGATTAGAATACGACAATTAGCTGTATATAACATTAACTATTATGTTATAATAATAAAAGGAGCGTGGTCGTGATGGATGAAAAGATACTAGAATTATTACAGAAAATGGATAGTAATATTACTGAAATGAAACAGGACATCAATGATTTAAAAATTGGACAAGTTGAAACTAACAACAGACTTGATAACATGGACAAGCGATTTGATAGTATAGAAAATAGGCTTGACAGTATTGAAAAGAAACAAGATATACTATATAATCAATCTATTTCAACAGCAGAGGAAATGACTTCTATTAAAGATAACTTTGATGTGGTTGACATTAAGTTAAATGCAATAGAAACTAGAGTAATTAAGATTAATAGAAAGCTAAATGGAGCAACCGACCAAGTCGCTAGAAATATGGAACAATTAGAAGAAATAAAAATAAAATTACAATAATACATAAAAAGTACTTGACATTTTGTTAAGTACTTTTATATTTTTAATTTTTCCGATGACTCGCATATTGATATATATATATCTATATAAGTATGCAGGTTGTCGGATTTTTTTGATATGGTTATATTATAATACATTCTACACAATATAATATATTATACAAGCTATTATATGCCATTTTAAGCGTATTGTAATATGATTGCCTTATGTTTATACCTTTAGTTTTTAAAATTGAATATAAAAATAAGCTAGAATATATATGTCTAGCTTACAGTAGTTTTTTTAATGTATTTATTTGTTCTTGTACTATTGTTTTACTTTTAGTGTCTAACTCTCTATAATTATCTAATAGTTTGACTTCTTCTTCTTCAAGTTGTATATTTTCTCTATTATCTGTAAGACAAGTTATATAGTCTAATGATACATCATATAATTTTGCTAACTCTTTCAATGTTTTTATATCTGCATCCCTTTTGTTGTTTTCATATCTACTGATTGAAATATCTGAAACATTTATAATTTGTGCTAACTCTTTAATTGTGTAGCCTTTTTCTTTTCTTAGTTCTCTTAATCTATCACTAATCATTTTATCACCTCTTTATATTTATTATAATATCATATATATTTATTAAGAACAATCAGTTATATATCCAATCGGTCGTATATCTAAATATATTAACATCCGTTTAGATATATTTTTTATTAAATTATAAAAATAAATATTGACAATATATCCGTTTGGATATATAATTAAATCATAGCAAGGGAGAACAAGAAAACACAAAGCCACCTCTCAAATGAAGTAACAGGCAAAGAACCTTCTTAAAACTCTAGCTAATATCTTAAAGGGTTCTATTAAAAAATATTAAACTACTATTAAAAAATTACTACCTTTAAGTTGACCTTTTAATGGTGTGAATGGTGAAAGGCACACAACACAAATATTACACATAGTTTTTTCTTCATTTTTTAACTACAAAAATGAATTAGTCATACCAGTTGGTGAGGTGTTCCCAACATTAAGTAATTAAGTAAATAAAATTAATAAAGGTTTCCAATTAAAGCCTACAAAAAATTGAGGTATCAACTTAGTTGCTTCTATAATGGCACTCAATACAATTTAATATGACATAGCAGTTGTGAGGTACTGCGTTATAAAAAGTACTAAAGATTGAGCATTAAAATTATAGTTTGTACTGCTTGACACCTACATGGTTATAAACTATCTAATATTTACTAGTATAATTTAAACTATTTATTAGATTATTTTAGTAAGTGTTAGAATACAACACTTAAATTATGATATAATAATAAAATAGGAGTGTGAACGGCATGGATGAAAAAATATTAGAATTATTACAAAAAATGGATACTAGTATTAATGATATACAAGGAGAAATAAAATGGATTAATACTAGACTAGATAGTATGGATGGTCGTTTTGATGGGATTGAAAACCAACTTAGTGATTTAAAAGAAGGGCAAGAAGAAATTAAAAAGAAACTAGACTTAACTTATAATCAAGTTGCTAGAAACATGGAAGGCATAACAGAAGTTGGAGAAAAAATAGACACTTTAAAAAATGACATGAACTTTGTAGAAATGGCTACATCTAAAAATTGGAATGAAATAGCAAAGTTAAAATCAATTAAATAGTAATACATAAAAAGACACTTGAATTATTGAGTGTCTTTTCTACAAGCTCTTAGTATGGTATTATTAAACAATAATATCATTGGAGGTATAACGAATGTATGAGCAGAGAAAAGCAAAGGTAATATTTAATAAAAGTGGGGGAAACTCTAGCGAAAATTCTTACACAAATAGGGTTACAATCCCAACAATATGGATAAAACAAATGGATATAACTAAATTAGATAGGGAAGTTCTATTGACTTTTGATGGAAATAAAATAATAATAGAAAAAATAGACGAGTTTCTGATATGATATTACTATAGAATAATAATATTGGAGGGACAAAATGAAGTTATATCTATTAAGAGAAATAAGAGAAGAAAAAAAATACTCTCAGGAAGACGTTGCAAGAGGTATAAACATTTCATTGCGTTCTTATGTAAGAAAAGAAAAAGGAGAACGTGAATTTTCAATATCTGAATTTGAACGATTAATAACTTTTTTGGACATTGATGCAAATACTTTATTAGAAAAATAATAAAAATTTTTAAAAGAATATGTGACCAAATGGACTTGACAATATAGATTTTATGGATTATAATTAAATTAAGAAAAGGGAAAACTTTAAATCAACATATGACCGAGTGGTCATAAAGTGGAAGGAGGATATAAAAATGCTAAATATATACTTAACTAACTTAGGGAAATATAATTGAGATACCTTTTATATAACTCTCTGATATGATATTATTATTTTATAATGATATTACTAGGAGGCGTGGCATGAATTTAGCTAGACTTAAAGAATTAAGAGTAGAAAAGAAATTCACACAACAGCAATTAAGTACAGCGATAGGGATAACTTTTAAAACCTATTCGAAAAAAGAAAATGGGCATAGAGATTTTACAATAAGCGAATTTGAAAAGATTTGTTTTGTATTAGATATAGAGCCATCAGAGTTATTGGAAATAAAACTATAAAAATTTTTTAAAAATAATTCTTCAAAAATATATTGTATTTTTGGCGAATATGTGATATAATAAAATCAAGAAAAGCATAAGAGAGAATAACAACAAAATATAACTCGTCGTTTTCGCCATATTAAATAGGAGAATAATTAAAAGGGAGGATATAAAAAATGAATGAAATAATAAAAATACACATAGTCAATTTAGGAAAGTATAATTGAAATGACTTTTATATAACTTTCTGATATGGTATTATTATTCTATAATAATAATGTTGGAGGGAATAAAGTGAATTTAGAGAGACTAAAAGAAATAAGGTTAGAACATGGCTATACACAACAACAGTTTGCTACTTATATTGGTTTGTCTACTTCTACATATACAGATAAAGAAGCAGGAAAAACAAAATTTAAGGTTGAGGAATTAGAAGAAATATTAAAATTTCTAAATCTTGACCCTTTGGAATTGCTTGACTTAGATTAAAAAGTCAACTTTCCTAAAAAAATAAAACCGAAAAATCGTTGACAATATCCGTTTTAAGACTTATAATTAAAATATCAAATAAAAAAATTTAAAATAGTAAAAACGAAAAATCGTTTTGGAAATTCGTTTTATAATAAATAAAAGGGGGATATAAAAATGAATTATAATAGTTTAAAAAATCAAGGAATAATAAGTAATTTTGTAAATAGAGAAGTATACACATGTGTTACATCAATGGTTGAGTACATATTAAAACAAGAAGGAGACGACAAACCATTCGACTATAATGACTTAGAAAATGTATATATAGATAATAGTGACAAAATAAAAGAACTTGAGGAAAAAATAGAAGAATTAGAAAGTAAATTAAATACTTTAGAAAACGAAAGAGAAATAGAAAATATAGAAAATCAAATTAATGATTTAAAAAATGAAGTAATAGAGTTAGAAAATGAACAAGATGAACCAAATGAAGTTTATGAATTTTGGATAGTTAGTGGATGGTTATGTAATAAATTAAAAGAATTAGGGGAAGTTGTAATATCGTCTGAAAATATTTGGGGTAGAGGTTGTACAGGTCAATCAATATCATTAGATTATGTGATATGGAAAATATGCGAAGATATGAAAATATTAGAAGGTCAAAAGAATAAATGGAAATAGATAAAAGTTCTAGGGCGTTCTTTAAAAACGCCACTTCCAATAAAAAATTGAAAGGGGAATAAAATTATGAAAAAATTAATAATCAAGATAAAATCATTGTTTAAAAAGGATTTAGATAGTAGCTATTGGAGTACTACAGAAAGTATTATTTTAAAATGTGGAAACAGCAATCAATTAAAATTATTGAAACAATCTAATAAATTATAAAGGGGGATTATTAAAAATGAAAATAAATAGCAAAATATCAAATGTAGTATGGGACATAAAAACAAAAGAGTTAAATAAGCAGGATATACTTTTTATAGAAAATTTCAACCCAACAATATATCATAATGATGTTGATTGTTACCTGTGGTCACTTGATGAAAAACTACCAAGTGGTGTATGGTTGGAAAATATAAAATTTAATAATGAAATAACAGAAGCTAAAGCTATTGTTTTATAAAATTCAATTCTTAAGATAGATGTAAAATATTAGGAGGGTTAAAAATGATAAATTATTCTAAATATATGACTGCAACAGATTTAATAAATATATGTGACATTTTAGAAGGTGAAACAATAGGAGAAGCAGGAACTTATAATTCCTTAAGTACTAGACTAGGAAACTTAATCGGATTAGATTGGGCTTTAAAAGGAGAAGAATTGAGACAGCAATTAATACAAAATATTAATAATATGATGTATTTAGATAATGAAAATAAAATTCAATATAAAGAATTTTAAATAAAAAATAATTAATTTATAGGAGGAAAATAAAATGAATAAAATAATCGTATTTTATGATATAGAAGGGTATCCAGTTTTCCAAATACTTGTAAGAAATGTAAAAAAATATACTAGACAAAATAGAATATTTAAATTGGTTGATAGTTTTATTAAAAAAAATATAAATAATATTAATTTAAATGATGGGAAAATATATGATAGCTCTAGTTGGATAATTTTTACTATATCAAAAACAGGACATTATAAATTAAAACTTAATCTTGATATAGACTATGATATATTAATTAAAAAGTTAGATATCAAAAAAAGTAAAAGAGAAAGTAATTCTAAAACAGAGAGAGAATTATTTTATATAGGAACAGGATGGTGTAAAAGAAAAGAAATATACAATTTACTAACTAGACAAAATCAAATTGGATACGAAGATTATGATACTTTAACAATAGATGGCGATGTTTATATAAGAACATATAATGAAAAATGTAGAACAATATTACTTCATAGTAATTATCAAAAAATATTAAAAGAGATATAAATAAAATTCAACTTTTAATATAAATGGAGGGTTTAAAATGAATAAGTATTTAATTGGTTGCATAGGTAATTGCTTAAGAAGTATGAAAGCAATAAAAACTAGATTTTTTTTAATAGATAATAATAACATTGAGGATGTCACACTAAAGTTGTGTAAAGGAGTAGAGCATATAGCACCATTTAGATATAAATATGGATTAGCAAATTATAGTTTTGGTTGTGGTTTATCTCATTATTTAGATACATATAATTTAAACACTGTAAATGGATTAGATTTGAATAATACACATTTAATAATGCTTACTTTAAATGATTTAAAAAATATAGTAGGGTGTAAAACTGTCTTTGATATAGATGTAGAAGAAAAACTATTAAACTATATAAAGAGTTATTACAGATGAAAATACAAGTACTTAAAATATTAATTTTAATATAAAATTAGGAGGGCGTAAAAATGGAAAGAAGATATAGAACAAAAGAGGAAACAATTGGATACTTTAGAATAATAGCATCTAGTTATAAGAAAGATGCAGATATAAATAATAATGAAGTAGCAAAGGGACAAGTTGAAGCATGGGAGATGGCAGCGTTTGAGCTGGAAAGAATTACTAAAACAAAAAAAGAAATAGTTAAATATTTTAAACAATTAGAGTTTGAACGTGAGAGAGATGCATATAGAAATGAGGACGAAATAGCAAAAGAACAAGCAGAGGTGTATGGATTGGTAGCGTTTCAGATAGAAAGAAATATGAAATAACAACATTTAAATACAAATTGGAGGTTTAAGCATGAATGAGTATATTTTGATAAGTTATACAAAAGGTAAAGGAGCTTGTGACCACTGTGGAAGAACTATAAAAAATATAGCTACAATAAAAAATAATGTTACAGGAGAAGTTTTTCATGTTGGATTAACATGTGTAGAAAAAATAATGAAATTGAATGTTACATTTTACAAAGCATTGTCGAGAGAGATAAAAAAACATTACAAATGTATGGAGTACTACAGTAAGGGTTTAGATATAGAGACAAATCTTAATAAAATAGTGAAGAATAATACTAAATACAAAGAAGGTTCTTATGCTTATAAATCTAATGAACAAATGTTAGAAGATGCAATTGCGGAAGTGGCTTGGTCTTTGGCTCGTATGATAGATAGTTGTATGAGAATGAATAAACTTAGTAAGTCTGGATTGATAGATATAGATATATTAAACAGTTTGTTTATCAAGTATAAGGAATATATGAGTAAATTTGATGAAAATTACAATAAAAACAAATATAAATATAAAAGTTGTTATACTATGAAACCTTTAAAAGTAATATTAGATGAAAATGAAGATTTAAAAGAACTATATAAAAGTATGCAATAAATGTATGTAGGCGATGAATTAATGACAATGAATTTTATATAGATGAGGATTATATTTTATATAAAAGAGTGTCATATCTTTAATATAGGACATGAAGTAATAAAAGAGTTTAAAATTATATTTTTAATAGGATATATGAGTTATCAAATCGCTATTATTATAGCTATATTATTATAATTCAAATGATAATGATAGTGATTTGATAAAAGGATTTTAAAGATTATAAAAATCAAAAGGTATAAATACATTAAGATAATTTTCAAACAGCTTATAGAGGCTTGTACGGGGTCATAATCATAAACTAGGAGGGTGTAAAAATGAAATTCAAAAATATAGCTATGGGAATGTTATTAGGTTTAATTATTGTTGGAGTTGCAGGAGCAACAAAAGTTAAGGCTGCCGAATTAGATAATTTTTATGTAGAAACTACCGACAGAGTTGTAGAAATATTAGAAGATGAAAGTGTAGTTTTATATGATACTAAAGAGCAAGTTTATAATTTCTATCCAGTTTGTCTAGGTGACTGGAACTATAGCTTTAAAAATAAAAAAGATTTAGATAGAGCAGTTGCAACTTACAAAGAGCTGTCAAACAATATAAGTCACTCAAAGGATGTATATGTGATTAATAAGTTAAATAACAATGGAAACATTAAAGTATTTTTAAGTGATGGAAGTTCAATTGTATATATAAAAAATGATAATAAATATTATTTTTATCCTTCTTGTATGGGTGATTGGTATTTAACATTAGATAGTAAAGTTGATTTAATTAACTGTATAAAATTTTATATAGGAGAATGATATTATGATATGTTATATAAAAGATATACATAAAATAAGTTTGTATGATGCATTTAGATGGCATACAGCTGGATTAACATTTATTATTAAAGATGGTAAATTAAAAGGTTTTACAATAGAATAAAATTTTATAAAAATATTTATTTGATACAAAAATAATTCACTATTGATTGCTATAATAAAAGTATATTAAATAAATATACAAATCTAAACTTTAGAATATACTATTATTCTAAAGTTTAGAAATATAAGGAGGTATAAAAAATGGAAACTTTATTAGTAAAAAATTTATTAAAAGAATATAAATTATGGCAAGGTGGAGAACATAGACGAATTTACATAAATAAAGTTCCTTCTAAAATTGATTTCAAAGAGTTTATTAAAAATAATGATTTTGGAATTGGACTAGGAGAGGGACTAGGAATAACTAAGATAGCACAGCGTGTTGAAAATTCTGGTAATATTTCTGAATTAAAAATTTATTATGATTGTAACAATAAAAATTTTTACTTCATAAAACAATACTCAAATGTGTTAAAAAAATTCATAGATTTGCTTACTGATGAAATAATTGAAATATATTCAAAAGAAATTTATAGAGAAGATAATGTCAGTCAAGAAATAAAAGAAAATTCATTTAATGTATTAACGTTAAATGGTTCTGAAAAACAAGTTGAATTGGCTAATGAAATAAGAGATAATGTTTTAAATTTTGTTGACGAACTAGAAAAGATTAAAATGAAAAAAATAGAAGACGGAGATTATAAAGTAAAAGACAAGAGCATAGAAGAAATGACAGAAAAATGTAAAAGAAAGTTTAAAAGAATAAAAGAAGAAATGAGAAGTATAGAAAGTGCTAAATTCTTTATAGATAATTTCAAAGATATTTTAGAACATAATTCTTTAGAGCAAAAAGCATTTCATATAAATCAGACATTAAAAGATTCTCAATTTGCAGAAGAAAGTAAAATATGGAGCTTACTGGAATATGAAACACAAGTACCACACAAATTAAAAAAGGTTAAAGATTATAACATAAGTTATGAAGAAGCTAAGAAGATAGCTAGAGAAATAAAATTTAACAACGCATGGGCTAATGAGATAAAAGAAAATGTACTTAAAATAGTTGAAATATTTGATGAAATAATAAAACAAGTTCCTAATGCAAGTACGGAAAAAACAAAAGAACTTATTATAGAGACATTAATACAAGAAAATCCAAGATATTTCATAAATGGATTTAAAGAAATTAAAGAATCTAAAGTTGAAAGTATTAGAAAAATAGAAGAAATATCAAGAAAAATAGAATTAATATGGCATTTATTTTATAGAGGAGTAAATTGTTAAAAATTTTGGATTGGTACAAATATAGTTCACCAACAGATATTATAATTAAAATAAAAAATAATTGGAGGTTTAAAACATGAATATAGATTTTAGTACAATATTAGATTTAAAAGTTAATAAAGAGAATGTTAAAATGATAGAAAAAGAGATTAATAAAATTAACAATGATATATTTGATATAAGTCTTAAAGATTGTGCTAACTGTCACGTAGGATGCGTTAAAGAAACAGCTGGAAAGAGTTTAAAAATTGAAACATGGGGTCATGGTGAAATTAACAGTAAAATAGGAATAAGATTGAGATTTAATTTTTATTATTCAAAAAGCGACAAAGTAGACATAGAAAATATAGAAAACATTTTAATATATGTAAATAGCTTGTGTAGCAAAAATGTAGAAAGTGACCTTATAGCTAATGTAAGACCTAAATTTTATAAATTAGAAGGGAAATATTCTACACGTGTTGAAAAATGTGAAATTAGACACGAATTAACAGGCATAAACAAGCAGGAAATTAAAGAATTTTTAGAGTATCTTACAGAAATTGAAAAGAGCGAAAGAACTTTTATATATAAAAATAATTAAAAAATAGAGATGGCTAAAATGGAAAATAAAATAATAGAATTTTTAGAAGAAATGGAAAATTTAAAAGGGCAAGAGTTTAATATAATAGAATTTGACAATGAAATACAAGAATTATATGCTAGAGCAGTAGAAAGAACAAGTAGTTGGGACTTTTTTACATCTGGAGATATAAACGAATATTTAAATGTAGGAAGCTATACATATTGCGGATTAGGCGAAGATTATGACTTAGACATAAATATTGAATTTGAAGTGGTAGAAAAAAACGAGGAAGATGTTTGTAGTTCTATAATAAAAATAATAAATATAGAGAAATTATAAAGAGGTGAATTGATATGCAAAAATATTTTAAAGAAGAGTGGCATTATATACCTGATTTTAGATTTAAAATAGAAAATATAGAAAATTGCACAATTAAAGTTAATGATTTAAAGGTAGATATGAAAATGAGTCAAGATTTTAGATTTAAAGGATATATAGAATATACTATATATATACCATATAACCATAAAATTTTTACAAGAGAGTATGATGAAATTTTAGACTTAGAGCAGCCTAGTGAATGTGAACAATTTTGTGACGAATTATCAGAACTTAGAGGTAAAGTTGAAGAAGGTATTGAGCAGTATCTAAAGGATAAAAATAAATTAGTAGAAATAGAATACTAGGTGTAATTAAATTTATTTTCAAAAACTATAAAATAGAATTTAAAAATAGGAGGAATTAAGATGAATTATAAAAAAATAAAAAGATTTTTAAAAATAATAGATAAGAATATAGATAAAATAGAAGAAGAAGCTATAAAAGTTTATAAGGAAAGTTTTTTAGCAGAAGATAATACTATAAGAATATATATAAATTTAGAAGGTAAAGTTGAAGCTATATCAGTTCATAACTCGCTTAAATATGTAGAAGATATTTATGAAAGAGAAATTTTTATTTGTGAATTAAACAAAGAAAAAATAAGTGTTAATGAATTACTAGGAGAACCTTGTTACTTAAATGATTATGAAGAATTTGAAAAATGGTGTAAAATTAAAAATGAAGATTTGGATTGGGAAAGTTATAAAAAATTCAACAAAGACAGCTTTGACGAATTAATTGAAAGAAATCTAGAAGATAGTTTGTCAGATTTTTCAGAAGAAATAAAAAAGAATATTGAAAATCGTAAACAAGAATTGCAAGTAATAGTTGAAAGAAGTATAGAAAATTATTATTATCATGATATTATTCTTTTTAATAATTTGCTTAATAATAATTTGCTTAATAATAATTGATTTAACTTGTGTATTAAATCGCAATAAAATAATAAGAGAAGCATCAAAAGAAAATTAAATGATGAAAAATGTTATAAGACAAGCTATACTTATAATGTACAATATGAAAAATTGGAGGAATAAATATATATGTTTAAAATAGAAGTAGGAAAGAAATTAGAAGCAGAAATACCAGTTGGCTTGAGTATTAATTTTAGTGAAACTGGATTTACAGCTATATTTAAATTAGATAATTTATCAGACAAAGAAATAATTGAATTTCGAAAAGGTAATTTAAGAATAGATGTATCTTTTTTAGACAAAATTATTTTCTTCGTATTTACAAATACAATGGGTATAGGAGATGCAGATATACCATTTACAATTCATTTATCTAAATGTAAAGAATTTCAAGAACTTGAAGAAAATGAAGGATATGCAATGGATTTAATGTTAGTAGAAGCTAACAACAATATTGTAAAAGGTTTCAGACGTGTTGGACTTAATACAAACACATCTAAATATTTAAAAAAATGTGCTATGGAACAACTAGAATATGATTTTAATATGGATGAACATATGAGAAGGGTTAAAGAAATACAAAGAAAATACAACTCAAGAGAAATAAAAAAATTATCAGGAGCATATTCTAAGTTTGAAAGAAAGCAGTAATCAAAGTATAAATTATATATTTTAATTAGTATAAACAACAATAAAATATGCTTTTATCAGGTCTGCATTTAAATAATGCAGACTTTTAAACAGAAGGAGTTTATGAAGATAGTTAATATATAAAAAGTAATAAACATAGATAGTTATTATTACTTTAAAGTATTTTGGGGGTTAATATGAAAAAAGAATTATTGGCTGGTTCATGTAATTTAAATAAAAAGGAACAAACACTAGTCGGACATATTAAAGATTTATTTAAAGTATTAGAATCTATATTAGATATAGATTTGTATTCAGGTAAAGATATAGAAATACTAAAGATATGTTGTGTTTTGCACGATTTAGGAAAGATTAATTTAATCACACAGCAAAAAATAGAAATTAACAATAAAATATCATCTAGTTCTTTAAAAGAAGAAATCAAAAAATTAGAATTTGAAAAAAAATCTTTAGAAAAGATAGCGAAACATAATGTGTTTTCTGGAGCATTTTTGAAATCAATATTAGAAAAAATGAACTTGTCAGAAGAAGATGAATTTTATATATATAAAAGCATAATGCTACATCATGGAAATTATATAGATTATATGAAATTAACTACTAGTAAAGTACAAGAAGAAATTTATAAGTATATTGATGATGGAATTTTAGAAAACAAAGAATCATTTAATCTGAAAGATATAGAAGATTGTATAAGTGAAATTTTAAATATAGATTTTAAATTTAATGAGGATGTACTGGATTATGATTATTTAGATAAATTAAGTGAAAAAATGGTTATAGAGAGTGATTATGATAATGGTCAAATAGATGACTCAATTTTAAATCAAAGAAGAGCTAAATATATTTTGTATAAAGGTATGCTGAATTTAATAGACCATGTTGCACAAGGCACAAATAAAGATATAAAATTTTATAATGATTTTACTGATAAAGAAATTGATGAAATGATTTTAAATGATATATATAATAATCATGATAATTTAGAAAAAAATAATATAGAGTTCAATACTATACAAAAAAAGATGAGAAAATTTTCTGAAAAAAATGTTCTGACTGTTGCATTTACTGGGTCAGGAAAAAAAGTTGCTGATTGTAGAAAGAATTTTAAAAGAAAATTATTTTTAGTTCCAAATCAATTTTCATCCGAAAGTTTTTACATAAAAAATATATTTAAAAATGATTATCTTGGATTACTTAATGGAGATATAAATTTATATTCATATAGTGAAAATTATAATGAACAAGATTGTGAAGTAACTTTAAGAGATATAGATTTGAGTTTGAATCTTTGTAAACCATATTTAATTGCAACCATTGACCAATTATTATTAAGTATGTTTAAGTTTCCAGGGTATGAAAAGATATTTGCAGCTGTAAAAAATGCATCTATAACTGTTGATGAAGTTCATTTATTGAATCCAAAGATGTTTTTAATTTTAATATATTTTATACAGTTTGCATGTAAGTATTTAAATGTTGATTTTCACTTAATGGCAACTATGCTTCCAAAATCATATAAAGAGCAAATGATAAGCAAGGGAATTATTTTTCAAGAAGAATGTAATGAAAATATCACTGATAAAGGGGAGATAGTTTTTATTGAGAGCAACAAGGAAGAAGATATTTGTGAAGGTAAAAATGTAAAGGTTTCTTTTATAAAAGAAAAAGAAATCAAATCAATAGTTGAAAATGCTTTAGAAAAGAAACAGAGAATTTTAATAATAAAAAACACTATTGATTCAGCTAATAGCACATATAAGCTTTTAAAAGAAAACTTATCAAATAAATATAATGATGCAGATATAAATGTTTTGCATGATAGGTTTAAATTTAAAGATAAAGAAGAAAAATATAATAAAATATTTGATGAAAAGGGTGATGTTTGGATATCTACTCAAGAAATATCATTAGACATAGATTTTAATATAGTAATAAGTGATTTAGCAACTATGGATAGTTTAATACAAAGAATGAGTAAATGTAATAGTAATGATAAATGTGAATATGGGAATTTTTATATTCTGCCTAGTAAAGATGAAATTTATGACGACAAACTTAAGAATACAACTAAATCTATTTTAAATAAAATATTAAAGACAGAATCTATTTTTACGATGAGTATTAGAAAAAATATTTTGAATGAATATTATGATAATAGTGTAGTTAAAAAATATTTTGAAGATAGTTTTATAAATTGTGATAATGAAATTAAGAATATTTTTGGTATGTATAAAGCTGATTTCGATGGTTTGGATTTAATATTTAATTTTGAACCTTATAAACATATTGTTGATAATGAGAGCGAAGCATCTAAGCTTTTTAAAGCTACTGATACAAACTGTAAAATTATTCTCGAGGAAGATTTTTATCGAGAAGATATAGATTTACAACGTGACTCAATTCAAGTGTCAGGATTTATATTTAATAGATTGTGTTACTTGAAATTAATAAATAAATTAGAAGGATATATGGTACTAAAATCTAGTAATAAGTTAAAGTATAACAGCACTTTAGGGTTAATTTTGTAGTAAGTATATAAAGTCAATATACTAAATTACAATAAAATTGCCAAAAAGCCCTCTCCTTTAGGTGTAGGGATGAAAGGTAAGGTCTTAATATAAAAAAAGTTAGAATAATGCTTGTAATCTAATACCACTACTGATACCCTATATTTAGGAGGTGTTAGTTTTTATGTATAAATCTAACGAAAATATAGTTTATGATTGCAAATATCATATTGTATTTTGCCCTAAGTATCGTAAACCTGTTTTAGTTGGCGAAGTTGAAAAGATGTTAAAAGAAATACTACCATATAAAGCAGATGAACTTGGAGCAGAAATAATAGAAATGGAAACTGATAAAGAACATGTGCACTTATTAATATCTTGTGACCCTCAATATGGAATTCATAAAGTAGTAAAAGGTTTAAAAGGCTTTAGTTCGAGAGTATTAAGAGAGAACTTTCCACATTTAAAGTCTAGTATGCCTAGCATGTGGACTAATAGTTATTTCGTAGGAACTGTTGGCTCTGTAAGTTTAGAAGTAGTTAAACAATACATAGACAATCAACCAATTAGGAGTAAGAAAAAATGATAAAAACTCATAGAGTAAAATTAAACCTAACTAGAACACAATTTGAATTAATAAGGGAAAAACAAATGGAGAGTGCTAATTGTTGGAATCATATAGTTAACTTATCTAAAGAATACTATTTTGAACATAAACAATGGATTAAAAAGAATGATATACAAAAGTCAATCAAAGGTAAGTACAATCTTCATAGTCAAACTATTCAAGCTATATCAGATAAATTTGATGCAAATAGAAAGACTATATCAGAATTAAGAAAAAAAGGTAATACTAAAGCAAAATATCCATACAAGACTAAGAAATTTTATATAATACCTTTTAAAGCTAGTGCTATTAATAGAAATGCTAAAGGCAACTTAAAATTATCAATGTCAAAAGGCAGGTATTTAGAATTAGATTTTAATGTTGAGAATATAAAAACTGCTGAAATAGTATGGCGAAACGGATATTATTTATACTACACTTTTGACAATGAATTAAATGGAGTTGTAGCCAAAGGCACCAATACCGTAGGTGTAGACTTAGGGGAAATACATTCGATAGCTAGTGTAACAAATGAAGGTGTAGGGCTTATTCTATCTAATAGAGAAGGCAGAAGTATTAAACAATTTAGAAATAAGATGTATGCTTATATATCTAAAAGATTAAGTAAATGTAAAAAAGGTAGTAGACAATCAAAGAAGTTATGGAGATTAAAAAATAAGATAAGAAGTAAAACAGATAATCAGTTAATGAATTTATATCATCAAACAACTAGAAAGTTTATAGACTTTTGTGTGGAGCAGAAGGTATGTGAAATAGTTCTTGGGGATATAAAAGGGGTTGAAAAAGATACTAAGAAAAAGAAAAGATTAAACAGAGTTAATAGACAGAAAATATCTCAAATGGAGTATGGTCGAATAAAGGACTATATAAAATATAAAGCAAAAGAGCAAGGTATTGAAGTTAAGTTAGTTAAAGAAAACTACACTTCTCAAACTTGCCCAAAGTGTTCTAAAAAACACAAACCAACTGGTAGAACTTATAGTTGTACTTGTGGTTATAAAACTCATAGAGATATAGTTGGTGCTTGGAATATTTTAAATAAAAAGCATAAATATGGTTTAGTAGATTTTAGAATAAATCATAAGCAACCAATAAATTTAAAAGTATCTACCGTTTGAGCCATGTGTGGGCGAATAACTTTAAGGTAGTAGTGGCGAAGACACCGTCCGAAGTAGCTTGGCTTTGTAACACACCTCTGTTGTACTGTTTAAGTATAAATAAGTGCGTTAGCCACCAAGAATCCCCTTGCTTTAACTATGGGGAGTGTGTCAATTATTAATAGACGTAATATTGTAAAAAAATGATATAGTTTAGAAAGATATGTAGATTAAACGTAGAATTAAAAGATTAACATAGTATGACAATCGTAATCTCGTGTAGTATACTTAAATTGAGGTGAGTATATGACTTGGAATGATTTAAAAAATAATGATATAACATATATAGTTGAATATATTAATAGTAAGTTAAATGATAGTAAGAGTTTGACTAAAGTTGCTATAGAGCTTGGTGTATCTGAAAGTAGTATAAGAAAATATCTCACTAAAAGAGGTTATAAACGTATAAATGATGAGTATGTGTTTATTGGTGACAATAGTATGACAAAAGTAGTAAACAATAGACAACAGAGTAATAATGATAATACATTTAATATGACAATAGAAGATGACAACAATCACAACATAGTAATTGACAACCAATTTAAAAATAATATAATCTCTTTAGCAAAAGACTATGATAAAATACAAAATATATTAAATTGGTTTGAGAATAAAGAAGATACGAATGTAATAGAAGTTGTACAGGATGGTATTAAGATTGATTTAACTTCAAAAGATGCTATAAGGACTACAGTTAGGTTGAATAAAGATGCATGGAATTTATTTGATGAGTTTTGTGAAAAATTCAGAGAGTTTAATAAGTCTGATTTAATGAGTATGGCATTACTTGAATACATAAAGAAGTATGATAAATAAAAATGACAATAAAATCGTAGTTTTTAATTTAATATCTTATCAAAAAAAATTTTATATTTTGATAAGATTAATTAAACTAAATAAAATATAAAATTACTTAAAAATATTGACAACTAAATAAAATAGGTATATATTATAAATATAATATAAAAAGGATGTGATACATATGACTGGAATAGAAGCTCTGGAAGAATTTTTATTAAATTTAAAGTTATATAATGATAGAGATGAGAAAACAATAAAAGCATATAGAGCTGATGTAAAAGAAGGCATAAGGTATTTATTTAAAAAAGAAAATTGTACAATGGAAGAACTTGATAAAATACTTTTTACAGATATACAAGAAAAATGGCTTATCTTATTAAAAGAAAAAGGAATGAAAGCAGCTACAATAAACAGAAAAAGAGCATCATTTAAAGCTTATTGTGGTTTCCTTAGAGCTAAAGGTAAAATTAAAGATAATCCTGTTAGCTACGTTAAAAAATTACAAGATAAAATTCAATTTGAGAAAAAGATATTAACTAAAGATGAAATTATTAAATTATTAGAAACTATGAATAAATTATATGTTGATAATAAAAACTATAATACTTGCAGAGATAATTTAATTATAAATATACTTATTTTTACTGGTATGAGAATACATGAAATAGAAAAAATGAATATAAAAGACATAAATTTCTCGAATGGAGATTTTGAAGTGATAGGGAAAAGAAAATTAAAAAGAAATGTAGGTTTAAATGAACAAGTATTAAAAATGTATAGAGATTTTTTATACTTTAGAAACCAAATCGAAGGTAAAAAAGATAATAAAGATAGCACAAATGCTTTGTTCTTATCTAAAAATAATTCAAGATTAACAACAAGGTCAATTGAAAGACTTGTAGAAAAAGCATTGAAGTTAGCTGAATTGCCTCATGTTACCCCACATAGTTTTAAACATAGTTTTGTTTCGTTAATGTCTGAAACAGGTGTAAAATTAGAAGAGATAGGAAAGTTTACAGGTAATAAGAGTATAGAAACAATGTATAGGCATTATATGCATCAAAACAAAGATAGTAATACAAAAAAAATGACTGAAGATAATCCAATATATCAATCATTAAAACAGGAGATGTTAATTAATATTGAAAGATAAATTTTTTACATTATAAAATTATAGAACAATTAAGCTAAATAAAACATAATAATATGTACTTATAGATTATGTTGTACTATAATTTATTATATATGCTTAAAAAGGAGTGGATAAAAAAATGATTAATAAATTAGAAAGTACAATAAGAGAAGAAGAAGTAAGACGTAATAGAATAAATGCGTATTTAGAAGAGTTTATAACTAAAGCTAAAATAGATAAAATAAGTAATTTAAATGAACAAAATATAGATAGTTTTATAAAAGGAAGATTGATAGGAGAATCTACCACAACCGTATATACTAATTTAAGAATTTTAAGAGAAATATTAAAAGAGAACAATTGTAATATAAATATAGATACTAATAAATATACAGATATGATAAAATTTAATGCCAATAAATATTTTACAAGAAACCAAATAAAAAATATATGTAGTGCGTTTTTAAATGCTCAAGATAAATTTATAGTATATGCTCTCTTTGAAGGTATAATGGGAAAAGATTATATAGAATTAAGATATTTGAAAGTGTCAGATATAGCAAAAGATTATTCATATATAGACCTTCCAGATAGAAGATTTATTTGTGATGATTATATGAAAGAAATATTAGAAGATGTTATTGTAGAAGATTATTATACTAAAAGTGAAATAAAAGGAAGTAGTAAAGAAACAGAATATAAATTTAACATGGATTGTGAATATGTAATAAAAACTAGACCTACCAAATTAACTGATAATGGTATGAAGGCTATTAGTAAGAATGGAATACAAAATAGATTGAAAACTTTATCAGTAGCATTTTCAGATTTAGATATACATCTAACTGGTAAGACTCTGCAAAAATCAGGAATAATCTATGATATGTATGAGCAAGAAGCTTATGAGTGTGTATCTTGGTCTATTCCTGAAATAAAAAAATATTTAGAGTTAAAATGCTTGAAAGGTGATGCAAATAATATATATAAAGCATATCATCAGAGGTATCATAATTTAAAGACTAATCGAGAATAAAAATCTTTTTATAAATGTGCATATTAGTGCATTTATAAAAAGATTCAACAAATCTACAAAATCAAAAATCAAAAAAATAAAAATAATTTTAGAAAAAATATACAGAACGGTTGTTCGATATGATATAATATAAATATAATGGGTTAGAGAGGAGAAGCAGATGAGTATAATAAAAGCGACAAATAAATTTCAGGGAAATTCATTGGAGAAGAATGAGCAGCGTGTTGAAATGATTAAAATAACAAAAGATGATGCTGATTTGCCAATTAAAAAACTTATAAAGTACATAGAAGAAAAGGATTTAGAAAAAATTCAATATGTCATAGAAAATATATTGTTTTTTGAAATAGTTTCATTTGATACAATAATTAAGTACATAAATAAATTAAATGGATATGAAAATATAGAAAACGATTTTAAAGAAGTCTATATATTAAAGGCAGAGAATGGGTTTAGAAGAACTATGGATTATTTAGTCAGAAGAATGCAATGATTAAAGTTATTTATTATAGAGAAACTAAGCTATTCTAAGTCACTATTAAATCTTAGAATAGCTGATAGAATATATTGTAAATTTATATTTTTAATAAAAACAACAAATAAATAAAATGCAAAAAGGAATGTGTGGAGTGTGAAAGTGGAAGAATATCAGTTCAACTTAATAAAAAAGCTTTGTGCTGAAAGAAAAATACACAAAGGTTGGTTTAGAAATATTGAAAAATGTGGTTGTGGAGGTAAATGTAATAAGAAAAATTGTAAGATGTTAGAAAAATTATAGGGAGGTACATATGGAAAATCAAACTGAATTAACAGAAAAAGATATAGAGAAAACTTTAAATGCTTTAAATATTATTAAATATATTTGTATAGAATCTAAATATTGCAAAAATTGTCCTCTTGGATATATGAAAAATCTTGATGAACATAATTGTATGCTATATGAATTAATAGACAGAGGGTTACTACCATGTGATTGGAATGCAAAGAAAGTTACAAGATTGTTAGATGCAATAGTTGAATAAAATTAACAAAGAGGAGAAGATATATGATACATGAACTTAAGATATTACCTAAATATTATGAAGCTGTTTCAAATGGTTCTAAATCATTTGAAATAAGATTTAATGATAGAGATTTTAAAATAGGAGACACTTTAAAATTACAGGAATATATAGATGGTGTTTATACAGGAAGGAGTTTACAAAGAGAAGTATCTTATATACTTAATGATTCAAATTATATTAAAAATGGGTACATAATTTTAGGGTTAATAAATAACACAAATCATTATATGTTTAAAGTTGTAAGAGATTATAAAAAAGAAAATTATTTAATATGTAGACAAGGGAAAGTATTCATAGGGTATATTCTTGGGAACTTTGCTTGTTGCAAGGAGTCTTTAGAACAATTTACTATACCATTAGAATATATAGAGAAAATAAGTAGAGTAGAATTTAAACCATTGTAATTAAAATCAAGATTTTAATAGAAAAGGAGTGATTAAAAATGAAGAAAAATCCAATAAGAATTAAAAAATGTGACTGTGGTGGAGATATATATGAACTTAATACACAATTAGGTACTATGTATCAATGTAAAAGCTGCGGGGAGATGTATAGATAGTGCTGAAATATTAGCTAAAGAAGATGAGGTGAAGTCAATGAGTAAAAAAGATAAGTTATCTATTTTTATAAGTTTAATATTAAGACATAAACCAGAAACTATTGGAATTAAATTAGATGACTATGGATATGCAGATGTTAATGAATTGATTGAAAAAATAAATAATACTGGTAGAAATATTAATATAGAAATCCTTGAGCAAATAGTTAAAGAAGATAATAAGCAAAGGTACAGTTTTAATGATGATAGAAGCAAGATTAGAGCAAATCAAGGACATTCAATTAATGTTAATGTGGAATTGAGGGAATTAGAACCACCAAAATATCTTTATCATGGAACAGCTACTAGATTTTTAGACAATATTAAAAATGAAGGTATTATTAAACAAAGTAGACTGTATGTACATTTATCAAGGGATATAGATATTGCTGTTAAAGTTGGTAAAAGACATGGTACGCCTGTAATTTTAAAAATTAATACAGGCAAAATGTATGAAAATGGTTATAAGTTTTACTTATCTGAAAACAATGTTTGGTTATGTGAGTATATACCATTTAAATATGTAGAGATTTTTGAGTAGTTAAATAAAATTATTCAGTGAAATAAAAAATGAATGAAGGTGTAATGAAATGAGCAGGTGTAAAGATTGTTTTTACTTTGAAAAAAACAAGATAGAAGAGAGTGGTATATGCAATAAGAAAGAAAAAGAAGTGTATAAAGAGAATAGAAAATGTGAATTTTATGAAAGTAAAAAATGGAAATCAATGAATATAGATGAATTTTGGATTGAAATGGAAAGATGGACAAATGAAAAAGTAAATAGGTATATAATATATTTTTCTGAACATGACAGTATTCAGATTGATATTGTCCAAGATATTAATAGACCTAATAATCCTACTGATGATGAAGTTATAGAAGAATATGTTGAAAATAACTACGGTTATGTAAAATATGAAGTTATTGATTTAGGTACTGTAGAGAACGTTAAGTTGTAAAATTAGGAGGGAATTAAATATGGAGAATATAGAATTAACACCTAGAGATTATTTTGAAGATATTAAAAATAGAAAGCAAAAAAATACAAATGAAAAGCTTGATATAATATATGAAAACTCTTTGATTCTTTTAAACAAATATATTGTAACTGGTCAAAAAAAGGGTGCTAAGAAATTAATGTTTTTACTTGAATGTATTGAAAAAGAAAGAAATGTAATAGAGCTGGGAATAGATACATTTGTGTATAAAGAAGATATAGAAAAATATATTGATGATATATCTAAAAATACAGTAAAAATAATAGAACTTGAAAATTATGAAAGAGAAATACCAGATGAAATAGTAGAAATAATAGAGAAAACAAAAGATATATTTGATAAAATGTATGTTTTGTTTACTGATTATACAGGTAAAATTACAAAGGAAATAAGCAAAGAGAGAAGAGATAAAGACCCAATACTATTTGGTGTTTTTTCAGATGAGAAAAGCAGAGCTATTGTAGATAGATTCTATTATCTTGGAGATTGGGAAGATGAGTATTGTGATTTAACATTAGAGAAAATGATAAATGATTATAAGAAAAAAGGAAGACAAGACATATTAAAACATATAATTACACCTAAATCATTAGATGAGTTAAAAAAAGAATTAGATTCTTTAGAAAAAAATAATGATACATATAAGCAACTTGCCAATATAAAGCCATTACCTACTACAAAAAACTCTAGTGTAGAACCACCTAAATTAAATATATTTAAAAAAATAAAAAATAGAGTATTTAAAAATGAAAAATAATGTTGATTTAACAGAGAATAGGGATTTTAGAGCTGTAAGAGGAAGAGGCATCAATATTTTAGGTATCGAAGATGCACCAAATAGAATGTTGAATGGTTTTAGTGATTTTGGAATTGGACGTCTTTATGGTAAAAATTTAGAATTTGAATTTAATAAAAATGAAGTATTTTTAACTGGAAATGCGAATGATAGAGAGGAAAAAAAGTTTCTTATACTTTGTGAGGAAAATAAGGTGTGTGTCAGATGTGGAGATGAATTAAAAGAGGGATGGGATAAAGTAAGCATAGAACTATGTAATAAATGTTATGAAATGTTAGATGTTGAGTATAAAAATAAAAAGATAATTAGAGAATTATTTTTTAGAGATAGAGATGTAAATATAGAGTTACTTTAAGAGGTATATAAGAAAAATAAGTAGAGGAGGAATTTATATGAAAGATGTTTGGTTATATAGTTGGGATGATGAATGTTTTAGAAGTGATGAATACGAAAGTAAAGAAGAAGCTGTCGAGGCAGCTAAGGAAGAACTTAAGAGGCTCGGAGAAATTAAACGATGGGTTTATATTGGAAAAAAAGAAGAAGCTGATATTCCCGACATAGATGCAAAAGATGCTTTAGAATGTATTCAAAATAGAATTGATGACGAATACGGAGAATATGGAGAAGATTGGTTTGAAAATATACGTGCTGAAGACATATTGATACTAGAGAGTAGAATAAGCGAAGTATTTAAAAAATGGATAGATGACTTTAAATATAAACCATATTGGTTTGCTGTTAGAGATATAGAAGAAATAGAACTAAAAAATGTTGTTAATTAAAACTAGTATTTTCAATGATGACAACAGTATGACAAGAATAATGAGTATATAAAGGAGTGATGTTTATTAAAGGTTTTAGATGTATATGCAGACATAAGTTTTCAAGGATAAAAGATTGTTATTTGATTACAACAAAAAGTCAGCAGCATACTTGTAAGATTTGGGTGTGTAAATATTGTGGACAAATTGTAGCTGGTTCAACTCCTGTTTATCATCCTAATATGAAAGTCAATGAGTATTGTGTAAAGTGTGAGCTTTTAGCATGTTCAAATAATTATGAGGGATATTGTAACTCTAAAGATAAAGAAATTGAATTTAAGTCTATTTGCTTAGAAGATAATAAAGAGATTTTGCAGTGTAAAAATTTTGATTTGGAATAAAATTTAGCTTAAGTAGGAGAATTTTAGAATATGAAAATAAATGTACATGTTAAAACTAATAAAATTGGTTCAGACTGTAAGCTGGAGTTTGAAATAGATGATGATGATTTAAAAGATATGTCTGATGAAGAGAGAGGATTATATAGATAAAATTGCATGGGATTATGTTTTTGAAAATTTTATAGATTGGAATTGGTATGAGGTTGAAGATTAAGTTAAAACAATAGTTTTAATGTGATTTTACCTAGTAGGTACAAGGAGGTTTTTAATGAAAGAGCTTTTAGAAGTAAAAAAAATATTTGATAGTTTAACATCTACAGCTAGTAGAAAAGAAAAAGAGAGAATATTAGAAAAATATAAAAATAATAGAATGTTTGTTGAATGTTTACAATTTCTTTTAGATACATATATTGTAACTGGAATATCTAAAAAGAAAATATCTAAGTCATTAAATAGTGTTAATTATAGTAATTTAAATAATGTATATGATATGATTGATTACCTATCTAAAAATAACACAGGAAGAGACACTGACATTAAAACCATACAAGTATTTGCGAATCAAAATGAAGAATTGAGAAAATTTATAATTGGATTGGCTACAAAATCAATTAAATTAGGTTTGACATCAAAAACTGCAAATAAAATAATGCCAGGACTTGTAAGAGAATTTAATATAATGAAAGCTAAGAATTATAAAGAAAATAAAGAAAGTGTAATTGGTAAGGAATTTATTTTAACAACTAAATTAGATGGAATCAGAATTATTGTAATAAAGAATAAAAATAGTACAAATATATTTAGTAAACAAGGTAAAATAGTAAAAGGTTTAGTTGATATAGAACAAGAATTTAAGAAATTACCTACAGGTGTATATGATGGAGAATTACTTGCAGAAGGAATCTATGAAAGCTCTGAGGAGAGATTCAAAGAAACCTTAAGAAGATATAGTAAAAAAGGAATTAAAAATGGCTTAGAGATGCATTGTTACGACTATATTCAAAATATAGATAATTTCTATATAGGTAAGGATGAAACATTATGTTATATTAGAAAATACAATTTAGAAAATATATTAGAGAGATGTCCTTTTAAAGCGAATTTTATAAAATATTTAAAGCCACTATATCAAGGTAAGGATATTGAAATGATTAATAAATATTGCAATGATGCTATAAACAATAAGGAAGAAGGCATAATGATAAATTTAGCAGATGCTCCATATGAATGTAAACGCATAAAAAACTTGCTTAAAGTAAAATTGTTTAATACATGTGATATAAAATGTATTGATATAGAGGAAGGTGATGGTAAATACAAGGATTTGTTAGGCAGCATAATATGTGATTATAAAGGATATAGATTAGGAGTTGGCTCTGGATTTACAGATGAACAACGTAAGTATTATTTTATTAACCAAAATAAGATATTAGGAAGAGTTATAGAAGTAAAATTTTTCGAGGAAACCAACAATGAGAAAGGTGAACTATCCTTAAGATTTCCTGTTTTTCTAAGAGTTAGAGAGGAAGGTAAAGAAGTTTCTTATTATTAAAAAGATATACACAAAGTATTTAATTGTGCGAATATAAATAATAAAATTATAAACTAAATAAAATACAAAATAACTATTGAAATAAATAAGAAGTTATGTTATTATTATAAATAAGGAAGAGGAACTAAATACAATATGTTAAAGATATAAACTAAATAAAATACAAAATGATAGAGGTATAAATGTATGGATAGGATTTATTTTGCGAAAAATAAAGATATGGAAGATTTTTATATAGGTAATGGTAATAGAATTGGTTTTAAGACATTAGGAGGCTTGAGAGCTTCGTTAACACTTAAAAATAAAAATATTGAACAATATGATTTATATTATATAGATTTAAATTTTAATATTCATAAATTTGTAGATTGGGAGAAGATAAAATGATAAATGTAACTAACCATGCACTAAGAAGATATATAGAGAGAATTAAAGAGTGTGAGAAAAATTGTGTAGAGCAGAATCTAAATTTAAACAAAGAACAATATCAAAAAGATTTAAATAAGATGTTTGAACAAAGTAGATTGATTTACACAGGAAGATTTAATGATAAATATACTGAAACAAATTTTAGGCTAGTTGACAATATCATACTAATAACAGATTTGAGAGATACAAAAATAATAACATTGTATAGAGTTGAATATGGAATTGATAGAGAAACTGACTTAATGATAATTGAAAATTTATTGAAAAAGTTAGACAAAACCGAAAAAGAATATATTAATATAATGGATGAAATATCATCTGAAAAGGACAAATTATTAGCTGAAAGAGAAGGATTAACATCTGAAATAGAAACGCTAAAAGAGACTTTAGATGCTATGAATGAAAGTTTAAAAGTACTTAGTAAGTATATTAATACATTTTCCTATAAAGAAAAACAAGCTAAATCAGAAATGGAGATAATAGCAAAGAAAATAGTTTATAGCAGTATATATAGAAAAGAAATGTTAGAATGTATGAATTAAAAAAGTATTTAGGAGAGATTTATGAAAACAATAGAGCTAAATCAAAACGAAATAAGAGCTATAGATGCTTATATGTCATCAAATCCTTGTCGTAGTGGATGTGTTTATGATGAAATGCGAAATTCAAGAAAAGATTGTGAAGAATGCGAACTTGAAAGTGCGAGAATAAGTATATTAGAAAAACTAGGATTATTAAGTAATTCTATATAGAAAGGGATGCTATGAATAATATATTTATACCTAAAGAAATAATTATAGGATTCCAAAATAGAAATGGGACTTATACAGGTAAACTTGCTTATGTAATATATAAGGATGAAAATGGAAAATTGAGAAAAGAACAATCTTGGAATTCTTGGAGAGATAAAAATATAGAACCTTTAATATATAAAAATACTCCAATGTCAGGATTTGTATTAAATAAAAAAATAGGTGGTTATAATACAGGATGGAATCATAGACAAACTTATGTTAGGATTTATGATTCAAGAGGATTTGAATTTGAAATAACAGTAGAAAATTTATTATATATATTAGAAAATACAAGCTCTATAAAAGGAAAAGGATTAGAGGGAGAATTTGTATATGGATGGGATGGTAAGGATTTAATACTAATACCAATATCATCTCCAGATTATAAAGAAATCACCGAATTTAATAAGATATTACATAATAAACAAATTATAAAAGCAAAAGATTTAATTATTGGGGCAACATATAGAACTAAACAAAATCAAACTTTTATTTACATTGGGAAATTTGATTATTATAGTTTGTATGGTAAAAAATGTACAGGTAAATATCATTGGTTTTATAATGTTGAGAGGGATGATTTTGAACAATTTAGAAGTGTACTAAATAAGTTAATAAGTATTATAGATAGTGATTGTCATGAAAATTACGCTGATATATTTCATAAAATGGAAGGAAGTTATTTTTATTCACCAATAGATGAATCCAAAAATGAATATATAGAGTATTCATTAGAAGAATTTAAAGAAAAAATGAAAGATGATAAAACATGTTGGGGAATTGAATTTTATGCAAATAGAGAAAAAGTAAGAATATATTCTGATGGTAGAATTAAATATTTAAAAGGACGTAGCACACTCTATACTTATGGTTATAGAGAAGAAAAATATAACAATTTAGAAGAATTATATAACAAAATAAGACCACAATATTTAAACACATATTTATTAAATGGAAGATTATATAGAGAGGGGAAATAATTAATGAATAGTGATAATAAAATAATAACTTTAAAAGAACAAATAAAATTAAAAAAGAAAAAGTTAGATTCAATAAAAAAATTTACACCAAAAACTAATTGTATATTGAATTGGAATAATAAGAAAATTAATATACAAGTACTAAAAAAAGATGAATTAATATTATTAGCATCTATGTTACATTCTTATAATATGTCATCTAAAAATTTAGGCTTCAATCTTGTAATGAGTGGTTATGATGTACAAGATTGGATAGATGATATAAAAAGTAAATTAGATATATTAACTATAAATGAGGAAAGAAGTAAACTTGAAGAGATGGAAATAAAATTAATGGAATTATTATCTAATGAAAAGAAGGTTGAATTAGAGATAAATAAAATAGAGTCTATGTTATAAATATAAAAGGAGTGATACTGTGAGGTTTTGGTGTGAGAATTGTAATAAATACTTCAATGTAGAAGAAACATTACAAGAATACTATTATTTCTTAAATGAAGATGTAATAGTATGTCCTAGTTGCAAAAGAGATTTAATACCTATAGCTAGTAAAACAGAATTATCATTAGGTTTTGATAGTGATACAAACCAATTAGCTTATGTTGAATATGATTGTGGTGATTATAGTTTACTTAGAAAGGTAAATGCAGATATTGAAGATGTAGTAAAACCCATAATACATTACATAAAAAGTTTAAATAAAAATAGTTTAGATTTAAATGGGATTACAATAACAATGAATGGTAATAGAGAAGGAAAAAGACTTGATGGATTAAATTATGAAGAAGGAGTGGTTATGGACAATTTGATAAATGCATGGAATGGATTTTGCAAATTAAAAAGACAGCATCCTTCTGAGTTAAGAGATTTTCAAAATGCTATACATCAAGCTCAACAAGTATTAGGGTTAAGAGTTTTAAGAAATGATTATCCAGAAGGTTGGATTAAAAAATAAATATAATAAGGAGAGAAACCATGTCTACAAAAACTATATTAAAAAATATAGATATAAAAGATGAGAAAGCAGCAGAAAGACTAATATCAGCTTTGGAAGAATCAGAAAATAAACAAGATTTAGATGATAAAGAAGTAAGGTTATATTACATCGCAGAAGAATTAATTTGTAAAGGCGAATTTATACATGTGTATATGCATAGGGTTTGTACAGAAAAAGAAGCTAAGAACTGGATGGATAGAATGAAAGAAGAGTCTATTGAACAATTAAAAATATCTGAAGAAGATATAGATTATTTATGGTATGAAGCAGTTGATGTGGTCGAAGGAAATTCTTATTTAGATAAATATAAAATAAATCCATCCAAATTAAATATTATAAATGAATAAAATAGCTATAGTGTTATATCAAAAGGAGGTTTGAATGACTAAATATAAAATAGAAGATAGAATTAATCTTATAATTTATCCATCTAAGAAACATAATGTTAAATTTACCTTAATTCTAGAAAATGAGGATAAAAGAGAAATACTTAAAAAAGTTTTAAGATACTTAAAGAGGGAACGTATTGTGTTTCTATTGAAGGTAAATTAAGCAGTGGGGAAGTAGAATTAGAAAATGTTACAATAACAGTTTTTGTAGATGGAAATATTATTTTAAAAAATGAAGGTATTGAAATATCTGGTGAGTATAAAGTTGAATATTAAAATCATTAGATATTATAAATTAAATGATTTATGTCGACTAATAACCTTATGTTTGCTATAATATATAAAAATTTTAAGGTGAAATAGGAGAACTAGTATGAAAATATTTAATAATAAAGAAATCAAATTTGAAATAGTTTTGGATGAAGAAATAGAATACATGAAAGTACTAGGTAAAGATGTAAAATTTAGTACAGGTAACTATGTGGTTACAGACAATTATAGTTTCTGGCAAATTGAAAAGTCTTTTGATTCTAAAGAAGCCGCTATGGAATATGTATCTAAATTATTAATGTGTAAAAATCAGCAAGAATATAATTTTTATAAGTGGTGTGAAAAAGATGGAGTGAAAGAAGGCAGTATTATTCAATTTGAGGATGGGAAAAAAGGCGTAATATTAGGAAAAGAATTTGCTGAAGGTTGCTTAAAGTACAGTCCAATAAAAAAAGATGGAACTATAGGAAAAGCTAAGAGAAATTTATATGGAAATATAAAGTATATGGTTGTTCAATATTAAATTTAAAGACTTTTAAATTAGATTAAAAAGCAGATTTTAATATGAAAGGGTGATTATTATAGATAGTGAAAATGATTTTCTTAAAGAGATGTTGAAAAAAGGGTTTTATAAGTTTATAGAAATGAAGGCATGGTTTTCTAGATATGATGAAAATAATTCAAAAGAAAAAATAATAGAACATTTTGGAAATGTTAAAGATATGAAAATGATATTTGTTACTAAGCTTTTTGGAATAATTACTTATGATGAGAGATTAGATATAGAATTTGGTAAGAGTATCATAGAGGTTATGAAATCAATTCAAAGTAGAAATAATTTTGATTATATTAAAAATAAAAAGAAGTATAGACAATATATACTGATAGCTAATTTATTAGCTTCTAATGGCTGGGTGGAATGGGGTTCTAGCATTAGAGGTGCATGGTTTGATGCTTTTGGTGATGCTAGATTCCCAGAGGGTGAACGTTATAGTTTATATGAAACATTTCCAATTGATGATAATGATAGGTCTAAAAATATAGATATATTACTTGAGTATTTACAGTCAAATGAAATTTAAATAAAATAACAGTTTTAAATGAATAAAATTAAAAAGGAGAATTAATAAATATGGATGATAAGGTATTAATACAGTTAACGAATGGAGCAATAGTAGACATAACAACAGAGCAAGAATATTCAAGCGGATGTGAAACGTGTGACTATGGCAGCTGCTATACAACAGACTTAATGATAATATATAAGAATAAAAAGAAGGATATTATAAGAGATGAGTCGATGTATGATTATGGGATGTCTTTGTCATCTATTATGAAGGTTATCTTAAATCATCAAGAAGATATAGAAAAGTTAAAAGAAGAGGAGGTAGCAGAATTTATAAAAAATAAATTAGAAAATGAGCATGATTGTGATGAATTAAAAATAATAAGTGAGGTATTTAATGAAATATATTAAACATGTAGATAATGGAGTAATGAGAGCAATAGGTATTGATAATTATAAACCTTTATTAAACATCATAAAAGAAAAAGTGAATTTAGAATCTAATTAAAACAGTTTTAATTAGCGAGGTGATACATATGGGATTAGATTTAGGTTTTTATTCAGTAAAAACAAAAGTTACAGATTTAGATATTTATTTAAATAAAACAAGAGGTGAGAAATATAAGGAATTGAATAATGATGAAGAAGAGTTTTATAAGTTTGAAGAATTATTAGATATTGATATATCTTTAGAAGATTGGTCAGTTATTCGTATGATATATAAAGCCAAATGGGAAAAAGGTTATGAAAGTTATGAAGATGAAGCCATACTTATTACAAAGGAAGATTTGGAAGATTATATAATTCCTTTTCTTAAACAAAAAGATATAAATTCTAAGATATACAATAAGGATAAAGAGTATTATTATAAAAATGATAAAAAAGTAACAGTTGATGATAGGTATACACAGGAGTTTTGGGATTTAGTATTAAAAGAATTTCAAAAAATGTTAAACATAATTGATTTTGAAAAACATAGTTTAATTATTATGTATTGGTATTAAGATAATAATTTTAATTTATTTGGAGGTTTATAATAATGAAAAAAATGTACATAGCAATTAATTCAGACTTAAATATGAGTCCAGGCAAAGTTGGAGCACAAGTTGCACATGCAGTTTATGATTATTTGTATAACAAAATTTTAGACACTGTTTCTTGCTCTTATGAAACAGAAATAATAGCACATGAATTAATAGATTTAAAATGTGATTTAACGTCATTTAAGAATAATGGGGATACAATATGTATATTAAAAGCTAAAGAGGCACAATTATTAAAATTTAAAGAAAAAGGTTATTTAACTATAGTGGATAGAGGATTAACAGAAATTCCTAAAAATAGCATAACATGTGTTAACTTAGGAATATTTAATGAGGATGAAATACCATCTACAATTAAAAGATTGAGATTATATTAAGGAGAAAGACAATAAATGTATTCTAAAGGTGATGTAGTAAAAGTATGGTGTTATCAATGTGAAAGGATAGAATTTCAAGAATTTGTAGGATATTTTAATTCTTATTTTGATAATTATAAATTAAAGAAACGATGGAAATGCTCTAAGTGTGACGTCATCAATAATTTTTAAGAGTTTAATTAATGGAGGAATGAGTTATGAAAATAAAGAAAATAATTTTAGGATTAGATAACTTAGAGAATGTAGAGTTGGGTATTGGAGATGTAGGAGGTTTTTATTTAGATAATATACATGAAATTATTGGAGGATTTGCTTTGAGTTATATAGGTAAATGCAAGAAGGCAGATTATTTACATATACAAATACATAAACGTGTTGATGAAATTCAAAGATTGCATGATTATAAGGATATTACAAATGTAAAGATAGAATACGAAAACGGAAGTGTGGAGGATATATATGTACCTTATAAACAAGAAGGGGATTTCTTGGGTTTAGATAATCTTTATCAAACTTCTTTTATTAGTAAACGAGGTTATTTACATATAGTTATCTCTAAGGATAAAACAGTAGAAGAAGTCTTCAATGAAGAATTTGAGGATGATGAAGGGGTAGAATTTAGTTTTAATATGTATGGAATATAAAACTTAAAATGGAAGGAGATGAGCAAATATAATTAACTCTTTTAAGAAATTAATAAAGTCAAATATATAAAAAATAACGAATCAATAAAACCATTAGAAAGAATTTTTGAATATGAAATAAGAATCAAAGAAAAAAGAACATATTTTAATTTAGAATTATTGATTTATGAAAAAAGAATTAAGATAATAAAAAAAATATTTTTAAAAGATATACTATGCCATTATCGAAGAGATATAGAACAACTCGTCATTTATGACCTGGATAAATATCTTAATATGACAGATAAAGAAATGGAGGAATATATTATAAATTTAATAAAAGATAAAATAAAAGAAGAGTATGGGGAGAATAGACTTCCTGAAATACTAATGGAAAAATTTATAAAACTCGAAAGAAAAGGTTCGGTGACTGTAGACGTACAGGATTTAATAGAGGGATAATAAATAACAAGTTAAAATACAGGTTTTAAAAGGAGAATAATAAATGGAAGTTCAAGGGAAATATAACAAAGCAAAAATATTTACAGATAATGTAGATAGTACAACAATAAGTCAAATAATAAATTTATGTAATCAAAAGGAATTTAAAGAATCTAGTATAAGAATTATGCCTGATTGTCATGCTGGTAAAGGATGTACAATAGGAACGACAATGACTATAAGTAATAAAGTAGTGCCAAATCTGGTAGGGGTGGATATAGGTTGTGGAATGGCTACTATTCCATTAGAAAAATATATTAATAATATAAATTATACAAAATTAGATAAGATTATAAGAGATTATATTCCTCATGGATTTAAAATACATAATAAGTCAAGAGAAAAACTATTAAAGAATTTATTTAATATAGACATAAATAATCTTAGATGCGAGGTGAATAAAAATAGAGCATATATGTCGTTAGGAACTTTAGGTGGAGGCAATCACTTTATAGAAGTTGATAAAAGTGAAAAAGGTCAAATGTATCTTACTGTTCATACAGGTTCAAGAAATTTAGGAAAACAAATAGCTGATTATTACCAAGACAAAGCTATAAAATATTGTATTGAAAAATATAAAAAGTCATATGATGATGCAAAAGAGTTTTTAATATCTACTCTAAAAAAAGACAATAAAGAACATTTGATAAATAAATATTTGAAAGACCTTAGTGATAGAAAATTGAATAAGCCACATGATGATTTATGTTATTTAGAAAATGATTTAATGGAAGATTATTTACATGATATGAGTATAGCTCAAAAATACGCTGCTGCAAATAGAATGGTTATAATTGCGGATATATTGTTTAAATATAACAGCCTAGATGTAAATTATGACCATTTTATAAGAGATATTAAATGTGATGTTATAGAATGTATTCATAACTATATAGATATGGATAGTAAAATACTTAGAAAAGGAGCAATTTCTGCAAATAAAGATGAAACAGTAATAATTCCAGTAAACATGAGAGATGGGATTATATTAGGAAAAGGTAAAGGTAATTCTGAGTGGAATTATTCAGCACCACATGGAGCAGGAAGAATTTTATCAAGAGGAAAAGCTAAAGAAAAAATATCTTTAGATGAATTTGAAGAATCTATGAAAGAAATATTTACAACTTGTGTAGGTCAATCAACACTAGATGAAGCACCACAAGCATACAAACCTATAGAGGACATATTAAACAATATAGGAGATACTATTGAGATAATGGAGGTGTTAAAACCAGTTTATAATTTTAAAAGTAATTAAAATGAAAAATTTAATAGATGAATTTAGGAGGAAATACTAATGGGAATGTATACAGAATTTGTATGTGCGATTGAATTAAAAAAGGATACGCCAAAAGAAGTTATTAATATATTAAATAACATGATAGAAGGAGAAGATAGATATGATATTACACCACCTCACCCATTCTTTGAATGTCGTAGATGGAGATGGTTATTTATAATGGATAGTTATTCTTTCTCAGGTAGGAGCAATACGATGTTTGAGTATGACGATATAGCAAAAACATATTATTTAACTATTAGAAGTAACTTAAAAAATTATGATGATGAAATAAATAAATTTTTAAATTGGATAAAACCATATATACAAATACATTGTGAAGACGATGAATTTTTAGGATATAGTCGATATGAAGAATGTCGTAATCCAGAATTAATTTATTATAATGAAATACAATAAAATCTTAATTTTAAATGGAGGTACATATGAAATTTGAAGATAACATGATTAAATCTTTTAGAGAGGTTAGAGTTGGAGACATTATACTTGCAGGTAATAACAAGTATTTAATAATATCAATATTAAATTATTTTGGATATGTGAACTTAGATACTGGTGATTGTAGTTCTGGCTTTAGATCAATTGAAGAATTAATGAAACAATTCGATAAACAAACACGATTTATTCAAAATGATAGATTTAAATTAATACTAGATTAATATAACATAAAATTTTATTTTTATAAGAAAGGTAAATTGAATATGTGTAAGTTTTGTGAAAGTATAATTGATAATACAAAAGATATACTTTTAACCTCAAGAAGTAGATTATTAGAAGACAATACATGTGAAATTATAGCAGAAGATAATTGTAATAATTGTTATGATGGATGTTATGAATATTTCAAACTAAACGGATATAAAATCAGGGGAAATACATATGTTAATGTCGACTACTACAAAAAAATTAGAAAAATAATAATTGCTCCATGTTCAGAATCAGTACATATAAACTATTGTCCATATTGTGGTAAACAAGTTTCTAAAGATATAAAAGATTTTAATTGTATTCCTGAGCATATAGTAGATGTTAGATATAAAAATGGTGATGTATATGATTATGATATGGAAAAGTCTGTACAAGAAGTCATGGATAATGCAAATAATAATTAAATAAAATGATACTTTTAATAGGGGATAAATATGAATCTTTGGTCTAAAATTGAAGAACCAGTGATGAGAGCAGTAAGTGGAATAGTATTTAATATATGGGGAAATGTTTGTTTTTCCATATATTACATAGAAGAAAATAAACAAATAGAGTTAGAAATATATGATAGACCTTATAGATATGAAGGTAAAAAAAATAGTTGTTGAGAAGTTATTTGATTACAAGTTAATAAATGCAGATTATAAAGAAATACATGATATTGTTTCTATGATAGAAAGATTTTTACTAGAAAATTATTAAAAGGAGATATTTAAAATGAATAAAGGAATTAAAAACTATATAACAGCAGTGAATTACTTACTTGATAATTTAGAGTATATGATGGAGGATGACGAATTTAATAATGAAAAGTTACAGAAAAGAATTGATGTAATTAGAAAATTTGAAAGAGAATTATAAGATGGGAAAAATAAAAAATGGAGAAATAGATACTGAAGATTATAGGCTTTTTAAAAACATTCAAAAAGAAAAAGATAGAGTATATAGTAAGTACATTAATGAAGAATACATAATGGAAGAATTCATAAACTACTTAAGATTGGAAGATAAAGATTATACTACAGAAATATTAGAAAGATATGCACGATATATTGATGAAAATTTAGACAATCGTTGTCCATATTGTGTATATAATATTTGTAGTGAACATGATAATTGTTTTGATGGAATACTTGAAAATTTAAAAGAAAAAATTAAAATAAAATAAATATTTTAACAGGAGAAAAATAATTATGAAATTAATAAATGGGGATAGATGTAGTGGAAAAACTACTACATTAATAAAGTATGCTTATGAAAATAATGCACTTATATTATGTTATTCGTGTGGAAATTTGAACTATATAATTGAAAAAGCAAAGGAATTGAAACTAGATATAATTATACCAAGAGTATTTAAAACTTATATAGAGTCTAATCATAAAATAGAATATATGAAAACTATAAATGGAAATATTATCAACGATACTTCTAATATAAGATTAGTTATAGATGAAATAGATTGTTGTTTGGAATCTATTATTAGAGAAGGTATAGATTGCGTCACTGGAACAATTCAAATAGAAAATTTAAATAATCATATCTAATAAATTTGTTTATTACATATCAAAAAATTCTAAGTGTTCTTATTTACAATTCAATTAAAACTAAAGGAGTGAAATTATATTGAAAAAAATTTTATTAATAGGTGCATTAGGAACAATGTTAATAGGAATGTCTGGATGTACAGGAATACAAAGCTCAATGAAAGATGCTGAAAGTGATGTATCAGGTCTTAATAGAGTTGTAAATGTATATTCAGATAATGGCGAGGTATTAAAAACATATACAAGTAAAAGTATGAGAGTCAAAGATGGAGATGGTGGCACTATAACACTAGATTTTGATGGTAAGAGGGTGATTATATGTAATGCTCATGTAGTAATAGAAGAAAATCAATCTAACAAATAAAGGAGAACTAAATGTTTAAAGTCTTAAAAACAATTCTTATAATAATTTGGGTAGTAGATATTTTAAACTTCCCACAATTTCAATTCTTAGATACAACATATCCAATCAATACCTTAGCATGGTTGCTAATCTGGATTCTTATACCATCAAGTAGTATATATATTGATAAAAAAGAATAAAGAAGGGAGTATTAGTTTGATTTTAAATATTGGTGCAATTTTTAATTTATGGTGTATGTTAGCTAATTATTTATGGGGAAGTACTAGTGGAATGATACTTAATGGATTTTGTCTTATAGCATTACTATTATTGGATAATAACTTAGATTAAAAGTATTATTTTAAGGAGATTAAAAGATGAAAATAACAATATCAATTGAAGAAGCAATGGATATTATTAAACAGCACTATGAGAATAAAGGAATTGAAATCAAAGACTTAAGTTTTAATTTAGAAAAAACTGGAATGGTTAGAAATATTAAATTTAAGGGAGAAATAATACTTAAGTAGGAGATATTTATAGTTGCATCAGTAAATAAAATATTAGACAAATAGAGGTGATACTTATAAGTAGTACAAATAGAAGTAATGCTAGGGATTTTCATGTAAGTGATTATTATAGAACTCCAATTACTAAAATCAAAGAGTTTTTAACTGAGTTCAGTAGATATGAAAATATACTCAATCCAAATATAAAAATATTAGACCCATGTGCAGGTGGAGATAATACAAATCCAATGAGTTATCCAACTGCAATTCAAGAATTTTTAAATCAAGATATTTCAATAGATACAGTAGATATAAGAGATGATTCAAGGGCAAATATAAAGCAAGATTATTTAAAGTTTCAGCCCAAAGAAAAATACGATGTAATTATTACTAATCCTCCCTTTAATTTAAGCTTGGATATAATTAATAAAGCTTTAAATGATGTAAGAGAAGGTGGTTTCGTTATTATGCTGCTAAGATTAAATTATCTTGGAGGAAAAGTGAGACAAAGGCTGTGGGGAAATAATATGCCTAAATACATATTTGTTCACAATAGAAGAATGAGTTTTACAGATGATGGAAAGACAGATAGCATAGAATATGCTCATTTTGTATGGCAGAAGGGATATAATCCAAAATTTTCTCAGTTAAAAGTATTAATAAGTCAATGAAATAGAGGTGTAAAGTGAAAGTTAAATACGTTGTATTTGAATGGGAGATTACATCAAAAAATGATGGCCAAAAACATTTTATAAATTTTAGAGATTTAATTAAATTATATGGAGTGTCGTCAAGAGAATGTATAAGAGCAAAGGATTATTACGAGAGAGATGGTTTAGACCTTAAAGATATAAAATTTCTATATCCAAGGGATGATGGAAAATATAAACTATAAAATCATGGTTTTAAATGATTATAAAATGTCAGTTTTAAATTAAAAAATATGGTCTTGTATATGACATTCTAAGGTTTTGTAAAAATGACTGCTTGTGTTTATACCTTTATTGCTTAAAATGGCATATACGAACTTTATGAAAGGTAGTGATTTCAATACTTATAGATGAACAAAGATATTATAATTTATTAGAAAAGAACAGAGAATTAAATATTAAAATCAGTGAATTAAATGAAGAAATAATATTTTTAAAAGAAGAGAATAAAGAATATGAAGAAGTTTTAGATAAGTGGCAAAATGTAAAAGAAGAAATTAAATCTGCATATGAAATTAGAAGAAGGCTAAATAGAAAACATGGAAAGTTAGAAATGATATGGCATAAAATTGAGGATTTGTAATGGATACAAATAAAATATATGAGAAAAAAGAATATATTATTATCAAATCTAAAACTGGATATATTGTTTATAATACAAATAAAAAATTTGAAGAAGGGCATACTCATTTAAAAAGTTATAATGCTGCCAGAACAGTAATTGATTTAGCTATCAAAAAGAAGATACCAAGAAGTTATTCTGTCTACTTTATAACAAGTCTTAAGAGAATTTCTAATGATATAAACTATATAAAATCTATAAATAAACTCATGGAAACAAGAGGTAATAAAGGTTTAAAAGAAAAATATATAAATTCTAAAAAAATCTAAAATGATTATTACATAGGTAGAAAAATAACTTATGTCATACAATTGTCATCAAGATGTAAAGGAGTGATTAATATTTGAAATCCTATAAAGAGAAACAGTTTTTAGTATTTGAATTTGAAGATAGGAAGAATGTAAAGTATAATTTGGCGACAGGAGAATACGTTGGTAAATCTGGAAGGATTGTAAAAGATGTGTGTACTCAACTTAGAGGATATAATTTACATGAGGTAATAAATTCTTTTGAAGATGAAAATTATAAATGTTTTTTAAATTTTGTAGATGGAAGAGTAAATAGAAGTAAGAGTAGCAGAGCTTGGGGAAGGAGGGTTGAAAGAATAAGAAATATAGGAAGTTTTTTAAATGAAATAAATAATTATTCTGAGTATGAACAATTATTCTCAGCAGGATTAAAAAAAGTAATTTATCCGATACATTGTGATATTAAGAGTATACCTAAAGGTCTTATTTCTATCTGTAGAAATCATAGTATTACTTTGAGTGACCGATTGATACAAGGGTATAGTAAAAACCCAAATTTGTATAATAACTTATTAAGCTTAGAATTGAATTCAATAAGAAAAACTAATTTAATTTCAATTCTTGATTCTGGTTATGATAGAGTGATATTTGATAGATTAATAGATACATATAAATATAAGCCTCAATCGCTTATAAATTATATAGATAATTTAATGACATATGAAGCATTAAATGGGCTTGAAAGCACTCTAAACGAATTATATGACTATGTTGTTATGATGAGTGCAATAAGTGATAAATATGAAAAATATCCAAGACATTTCTTAACAACTCATAAGATAGCAACTCGAAATTATAATCGTCTTAAAACTCAATTTGAAGAAGAAGTATTTAATAAAAGAATAGACAAATCACTAGAATATTCATATCAAGATTATAAATTCATATATCCAAAAAGCACAAGTGAAATTAAAGATGAAGCAGTACAGCAAAATAATTGTGTAGGTAGTTATATTCAAAATGTTATAGATGGAAAATGTCATATATTATTTATGAGAAAAAAGGATAATCCAAGTAAAAGTTTAGTAACAATTGAAGTTAGAGATGGCAAAATAGTCCAAGCTAAAGGTAAATATAATAGAGATGTCAATGAAAGAGAGCAAGAAGCAATTGATAAATATAATAATAGAATAGAAAGGATGAAGAAAGTATGTTAATAAAAGGAACTAAAATAAGATTAATGAAAGAAATACAAGGTTTTGAGATGTTAAAAATAGGAGATGTATTTGTTATTACATCTGTGGGAAATAATGGAGCTATACATTTTAAAACAGATTATGGGATGGGATTCATGAATTATAGTGAATTGAAAAAATATTTTGAAGTTGCAATAAAGACTAAGAAAAAAGAACGTATTTGGAGTGAGTGGAGAACTGCGACTGTACTTGGAACAAATAAGACTTGTAAGTATAGAACAAATGGAAAGAAAGTAGAAGTTAGAATGGGAGATTTTAAAGCATCAGCTACTTGCCATGATTCAGATGAGTTTGATTTCAATAAAGGTATTAAGTTATGTCTGGCAAGAATTGAAGTTAAAAAAGCAAAGAAACAAGTAAATTTAGTATTAGATGAAATAAATAATAAATAAATTTAGGGGGAGTTAGAATGACTTGTAAACTTAAAGATATATGTGAAAATAAGAATACTGATTGTGATTATTGTTGTTATAATCCAAATGCATATTTAGAGGATGCTTTTGAATGGAATGGAGAAGGAAAAGAACCATCTAGTGAAGAATTGAATGATGCTCTTGCAGAATAAATAAGTATTTAAAATGATAATTTTAATATGATTGGAGGTCTTTATGAGGTGGAGAAATATATTAGTAACAAGTGTTTTAGTAATGGGTAGTAGCATACATATATTTGCTAATACTAAAGAAATGAGTACTAGCAGGATGGATAAAAATATTGTAGCAGATACAGCTAAAAATATTAACTTAATGTATAAATATGAGTGGGAGCAACACAAAAATAGTTCTGAATATAAATTAGAAATTAAGAGAATTAATTTAGAAAAGGACTTAGGAATAAAAATAGAAAAATTAATTCCTGTAACATGGGAAGTAAGTTACTATACTTCTTTAAACTGTGAAAATAGTAGATATGGAGCTATTACAGCTACAGGAGAAAAATTACAATATGGGTTTGTGGCCAATAATCATCTTAAATTCGGAACTAAAATATTAGTTGATGGAAATTTAAAGGTGGTTAAAGATAGAGGTTCTAATAAATATTTTGGTAATTCTAATGCTATAGATGTATTTGTGCCAAGAATAAAAGGGGAGAGTGATTATAAGTATTATAAAAGGGTGAACAATATGGGAAGACATTATAAAGAAGGTTATATTATTGTGGAAGGTTAGGAGTTGATAAATTGAAAGTAAATGGAATAAAAATACCAGGAATTATTGATGTATCAAATGTGTGTGTTTATGGAATTAAAGAAAGTATAATTTCGAGTGGTTATCCTATGCAGCAACAGATTAAAGATATGAGAGAAGTAAATATTTCAGAAAAAGATTTACAACGAGCATGTCAATTAGGCAAATCAAAACAAGGTTCAGGCCATGATTGCCTCTCTAAAGGAATTATTGTCCAAATGGATTTGCAATGGTCAGAATATATGTGGAGACAGTGGGATAGATATCATCATAATGACTATGTATCTAGTCAAAGTAAAATGCACAGATTAACCAAATTTAATATTGATGATATGTGTAATAAGTATGTTGTTAAAAATACAATAAATTTCCTGAATGAATTGATTTACGATTATAATAATTTTCAGGAATTAAAATTAACCGCATCTGATGAAGTCACTCTTAGAAATGGAGAAAATATTAGAGCCACAAAGGAAACTCTTTGGAAAATTATAATATCAAATTGCCCATCAGGATTAATGTTAACTGCAAGAGTTACATTAAATTATCTACAAATAAAATCTATGATAAATCAAAGAGAAAATCATAAAATGGAAGAATGGAGAATTTTATGTGATTTCTTTAAAACATTACCAAAATATAAAGAATTAATGATGTAATCATATTAAAAGGAGAGGTTAAATGAAATTAGGAATACCACAAATTTTAGTAATAATAATATACATTATGCAATTAGGAGCGTCTTTAGCTAATAATGGAAAGGTAAAAGAAATGAAAATAAGTTTTGGAGTATCTACAATTTCAAAGCTAATAATTTTTGGTTTATTGTATTGGGGAGGATTTTTTAGTTAAAATAAATAAAATTAAAAATAAGTATTGAAATAATAAATAGAACATGTTATTATAAGTATATAGAAAAATTAAGAATAATTACAACTAAATAAAATACAAAATTAAAGAGGAGAATATTTATGGCGAAAAAAAATGTAAATTACAATGAGGTTTTTGTTAGTGGGGAAGTGTTAGATATATTAGCAGCAGAAAGAGTAAAAGAAGGAACTCCACAAGAAGCAATAAAGTTTAAACTTAATGTTGCTATATCACAAGATAAGAATGAAATAGTTGATTATTATGGAAGCATATACACATCTGCTGGAGGAGTTAATAAGATATCACAGGGATTAGAAACAGTTGTGAATGATATTGTAACTAGAGCAGAAGAGGGTAGAGGAGAAATAGTTAGATGTACTTGTCAGTTAGATGATAATACATATTATAGTGATGGAGAAAAACATGAAGGATTTAGAATACAAGGTAAATTTTGTAACAGACAAAAAGATGCAAAACTACCTATAAAGGCAGGTATATTATGGAGGGCATATGTATACTTGGAGGAAATAATAAAAATAGAAGAAGGATTAGAAGTAATAGGAATAATAAATAAATACAATGATAATGGATTTAGAGTTAGACTTGTAATTGATAATACAGAAGTAATAAAAGAATTTGAAAAGCTATATAAAGTGGGAGATGTACCACAATTAGAAGGAGATATAGTAACTGAGATAATAGAAGGAACTGGTGGATTTGGTACAGGGAAAAAAGATAAAATAATAAAATATCTTAGAATAACTGGAGGTTCAGGAAATAAGATATCAAAAGAAAATGATTTTGGTGAAGATGGGAAGCCTAATCCATTCTATAAGGATAATATAGTAGCCATGATAGATAAAATGGAAGAAAAAGAAAATGCCATGAAAGAAAAAGATGCACAAAAGAATAACATAAATATTGAAGAATCAGATTTACCATTTTAATTAATATTTATAAACTAAATAAAATTTAAAGGAGAGTTTTATGGAAGAACAAATAGCTAACATAGAGAGTGAAGTAAAACAATTAAAAGATGTAATAAGAAAAATGGTTGGAGATTTAAAAGAAAATGAGAATAAAGATTCATTAATACCATTTCGCAGAAGTGAAAATATAAAAGATTTATTAGTAAGTTTAGTTGATTTTCAAAAAGAGGTAGAAAGTATTGAAAAGAGTTCTAATAATCCATTTTATAATAGCAAATATGCAAATTTAGATGATATTCTAATAACAATAAGACCAATATTAGCAAAATTTGATTTATGTATAACTCAATTTCCCATTTCTGGTGGAAACAATTCAGTATCAATTAAAACTGTATTATGGCATTCTAGTGGTCAGTTTATGGAGTCCGATAGTGTACCTATAAAACCGAGTAAATTAGATATTCAAGGATATGGAGCAACAGAAACATATAGTAAGCGTTATGCACTAGGTGGCTTACTTCAATTATCATTTTGCGAGGATGATGATGGCAATTCTCAAGTTGAACCTCCTAATAAAAAAAATACATCTCAAAATATTCAAAGTACCCAACCTAAGCGTTCTGGAAGAATATAGAATAATTTAAAAGGTCGCTCAATTAGGGCGACTTTTAAACATCAACAATAAGAAGGAGGAGAATTATTGGGAAGAAAAATAACTTGTAGATACTGTAAAGAAAAATTTCTAGCTGAAGATATATACTCAGTGATTCATATTACTAAAACGGGTAGAGAAGAAAAACGAAATTATTGTTGTGAATTACACTATAGATTAGAAGAAAGAGAGAAATGGCTATGGAATCAAATTTTATTAGGAATAGATAGTATTATTGGTTACAAATGTATCGCAAAAAATAAGACTAAAATGATAAAAGAGATGTTAGATAACGGTTATACAAGAGAAGATGTTTATAATTGTATTTTAGAAATGAAAAATCAAATAATTGACGCTTTAGAGTTTAGAAAAGATATAGAAAATGAATATCAAAAACTATGCTATATATTTACAATATTAAAAAATAACATAAGAGATGTTACAATTGTAAAGAAAAATATACAAAGAAAAGAGAAAAAAGAAACTGAGATGGATTTAGTAGACATACCTGAAGAAACAATGAAAATTCCAGTAGCGAGAAAAAAAAGAACAACAACCTTAAAGGATTTAATAAAGGAGGTTGGAGAAAATGGTATTAGAAAATAGAGGGAATATTGAAAGCCTTGTGATATCGGTTCTGTTGCAAGATATAAGTATAATTGCTGACTATCCTCTATCTGAAAATGACTTTACTTTTCCGAAAACTAAATTTTTTTACAATCTCATAAGAGAATTAAGTACAAAATATAAAGAGATAGATGAAGTGACGGTATCAGCATTTGTAGGAATGTCTCCTTCATTAAATGAATTATATGAAAAATATGGTGGTTGGGAAAGCATACAAAAAGTTAGAGATTTAGGAAATATACACAATCAAAAAAAATATATAGATGATTTAGAAAAATCTAATCTTATAATAAGGCTAGAAAGTAAAGGCTTTAATATAGATAAGGAAATTGAAGTGGAAGGTGTAAAAGTAAAACCAATAGACTTATTTCCTTCTATGACTGCATCTCAAGTTCATGATTTTTATGAAATGTTATTAGCAGATAGTAGTATTAATTTAGTTGGAAATGATGTTGTTATAGAAGACTTGCATTATACTTCAGAAGAAATATTAAAAAAGAAAAATAATGAAGATGATAACTCAGCTAGTTTTGCAATAGCTTTAAGATGGCAAACTGATACTGGAGAAGAAAGATATGTTCAGGGTATGCCTATGTTGAGTAACATAATAGATGGAGTAGGGCACTCAAATGGTATATATTTTATAGCAGGTCATAGTGGCACTGGAAAAACAACTTTTACTTTAAATATGGCTATGGGGCTAGTAGAATCTGATTGTAAAGTCTTGATAATAAGTAACGAACAACAAAGTGAATACTACAAACAGATATTAATAACATATATATCAAATGCTATATTTAATTGTCATACAATGACTAGGAGAAAAGTTAAAAATTTTGATTTTACAATTGAAGAAGAAAAAACTTTCTACTTAGCAAATAAGTTTATTGAAGAGAAATATTCAATACCAGGAAAACTTAAATTTATATCAATGTATGATTTTAACACTGAAAAAATAAAAAAAATAGCCAAAAAATTAAGTTTAAGTGAAGGCTATGATACTTTGATACTTGATACTTTCAAAGCTGAAGATGCCTCATCAGGAAATTCTACAGGTGAAATGAATGAAGCAGCTAGAGATTTTGATAAGTTTGGAAAACAAATGAGGATGAGGATAATTTTTCCTATACAATTAGCAACTTATACTGAAGGGAAAGTCAGTTATTTGACTGCTGCTTGTATATCAAATGCAAAACAAATTAAAGAGGTGGGGCATACAATAACATTGATGAGAAAAATAATACCAGATGAACTAAATCCCGAAAAAGATAGATATTTTTTAAAACCGTACAGATGGAAAAAAGGTAGGTTAGAAGGGAAGCTTCAAAAGTCATATTTAGAGATTATAGATAGTTCCACAAAAGAAGGAAAAGAAAGAGAGTTTGACAAAAATTGTATAGATATTAGAAAAAAACACATTTTATTATTTGTAAATAAAACTAGGTCTGGTGATGACGATAATAAAATATTATTGTATGAAATGGATGGAAGGTCAGGAAGATTTATAGAAAAAGCATATTGTGATAACGTATTTGTTGGGCAATTAACCTATTAGGAGGTGATTATATATAGATGCGAAAGAGCTTTTAAAAAGCATAACTGAAGAAGATATAATAAAAATACTTAGTGAACTTGGAAGTGATTTATCTGAAAGAAGTAATGACAAAGAATTAATATTTAAAACAATATGTCACAATAATCCAAATGATGAGTGTAGCTATAAATTATATTATCATAAAGATTCAAAGTTGTTTACTTGTTTTACTAACTGTGGAAATATGTCTTTATTTGATTTGGTTATGGCATCTAAAAATATAGATTTTAAAAGTTCCATTAAATTCATCACAGATATAGTGAAATGCACATATTGTTATGAACCAAAAATAGGTTTTGGTACACTTAATCTAACTAAAAGCAAATCCATATTAGATATAGAAGTTGAAATATTAAATCGTATAGATAAGCCTTTTTTACACAGGACGTACCCACAAAAACGCATTAAGCAATGGGAAGAGGAAGGAATATCATTTGAAGCTATAAAAAATTTTGATGTAAGGTATGATATAGAGAACAATAGGGTTGTAATTCCACATATGAATATTAATAATGAAGTTGTAGGCATAAGAGTAAGAGCATTTAATAAATATCTAACGAAAAGATATGGAAAATATTATCCATTATGGTTAGATGATAAAGGATATAACCATCCATTAGGAAAGAATTTGTATGGATTAAATAAAAACAAAGAAAATATAAGACATAAGAAAAAAGTTTTTATATTTGAAGGTGAAAAATCAGTATTAAAGTTTGAGACCATATATCCTAAAAATAATATAGCAGTTGCGACCTGTGGAAGTTCATTTTCTAATTATCAGAAAAAAATGATTTTGGATTTAGGAGTAACAGAAATCATAATAGCATATGATAGACAATTTCAAGAACTAGAAGATGATGATTGTACTAAATGGTGGAATAAAATAAAAAAAATGACTAAAAATCTATCTGGGTTAGTAGATGTATATGTGTTATGGGATGTAGAGAATTTATTGTCTTACAAAGACTCTCCAATAGATAAAGGGAAAGATGTTTTTGAAAAATTGTTAAAAAATAAAATTAAAGTAGGTGATTGATTGGAATGGGAACTAAAAAATCATATAGAAGATACAGTATTAAATACTGTTTTAAAAAATAGAGGTCTTGATAATCAAAAAATAAATTGGCTTTTAAATGCAGATATTTTAAATTGGGAAGATTATAATAATTACACCAATATTGATAGAGCCTACAATTGTTTATTAAAAAATATTAGAAATAATAATAAAATAGGTATATTAGTGGATACAGATGTTGATGGTTATTGTAGTTCTTCAATAATATATATGTTTATTAAATTTGACTTACAATATGACAATGTGTATTATATACAACATACTGAAAAGGCAAAAGTTCATGGACTAACAAAAGAGGTTATGGATAAAGTAATTGAAGACAACACAAAACTATTGATTACTCCAGATAGCTCATCAGAAAATTTTAAAGAACAAATAGAATTGAATAGGAATGGAATAGATTTCATTGCATTAGACCATCATATGTATGATTTAACTAAAGTGCCAGATACAAGCATAATAATTAATAATAAAGATGGAGAAGTAGAAAATATAGATGGTAGTGGAGCGATGGTTACATATAAATTCATAAGATACATAGTAGATAAAGTAAATTTAGATATAGGATATAAATATATTGATTTGGCTAATGTTGCAAATATAAGTGATTCTATGGATATGAGGTCACTAGAAAACAGATATATATTCAATATAGGTAAGCAAGTAAACCATATAACTAATCCCTTAATATTATCATTTGTTCATGATTTAAAAATAAAAAATTATTTAAAGATAGACAATGTTGTTTGGGGTATTTCGCCCATAATAAATGCAATAATTAGAAATGGAACAATAGAAGATAAAGAATTGTTGTTTAGAGCTTTTATAGGTGAAGAAAAAACAATTACATATAAATCAAAAGGAGAAATTAAAAAACAGAAATTACAAGATGCTATTATAAGGATAGGTAAAAACTATAAAAGAAAGCAAAAAGATATAACTGATAAAGCAATAAAGGGAAATGTAAAACTATTTTCAGTGGAGAATGATAAGGTTATATTAATTGATTCAAATAGTATAGATGCAAAAGTAACAGGATTGGTAGCAAATAAATTTATGAATGTATTCAACAAGCCAATACTTATGATAAGAGAATCTGACAATAAAAATAATTATACAGGTTCAGTAAGATGCCCTAATTATATAGATAATTTTAAATCTATTTGTGTAGACAGCAAATTATTTAATTGGTGTAAAGGACATGAATCTAGTTTTGGATATGAGTTTCCCAAAAAAAATATAAATAAGTTTATAAAATATACAAATGATAAATTTAAAAATATAACAATAACAAGTAATGTAGAAGTAGATTTTGTATTTGACAGCAATATAAACATAAATGATTTAATATGTATAGGAGAATTAGAAGATATTTGGTGTGGGACAATTGAAAGACCTAAATTTATAATTAAAGATTTAAGAATAAATACAATGGATATAAAAAAATATGGGAATGCTAGTTATAGTTTTATGAAAGATAAAATTTTATTTAAAAAAGATTTTTGTAGTAAAAAATTTTTTAACAAAATGATTAACGAAGATAATAATAATCTTAAATCTAAGGATTTAATAATGAATATATTATTTTCTATTAAAAACAATGAAAATGGATATTCTTATATAGATATAATAGATGTTGAAAGTAGTGTTGTAAATGAATAAAATACAAAAAGAAATATTAACAAATAATTATGTTGTATACCACTTACATGATGATACTTCTAATTGTAATGGTTTTGCTGACTCATGTAGCAAATATGATGAATATATATCATTAGCAAAAGAAAATAACATGAAAGCAATAGCATTTAGTAATCATGGTGGTATTTATGACTGGGTAAAAAAGAAACAGGCGTGTGATAACGCAGAAATAAAGTATATTCATGGTGTAGAACTATATACATGCATAAATTTAGAAGATAATAATAGAGGTTGGCATATTGGCTTATATGCAAAAAATTTAAAAGGTGTTAGAGAGTTAAATTCTCTAACGTCAAAAGCTACATCTAAAGGAATTTTAAAAGATAATAGTGACCGTCATTTTTATTTCAATCCAAGAATATCCTTTGATGAATTAATGAATACAAGCGATAATATAATAATAACTTCTGCTTGTCTAGCGTCGCCATTATGGAAGCTAGGTGATACAAATATAATAGATATTGAGGGTATTGAGAAATATAATTATAATATTAAAAAAAGACAAGAGTTACTAGAATGGATGTCTAAAAATAATCATAGATGTTTTTTAGAAATACAATATCACAACTGCGATAGTCAAAAAGAGTATAATAAGATGCTCTATGAGTGGAGTATCTTATATGGAATACCATTGATAGCAGGGACAGATACTCATTCATCATCTGAATATAAAGCAGAATGTAGAAAAGTGCTTCAAAAATCTAAAAATAGCTTCTATGGAGAAGAAGATGAATTTGACTTAACATGGAAAAATTATGATGATTTAGTTGATGAGTTTAAAAAACAAAATATTCTACCTATTGATATTATATTGGAAGCAATTAATAATACAAATAAATTAGCTGCTATGGTTGAAGATTTTACACTAGATAAAACTTTTAAATATCCTGATTTATATGGGGAAAATGCCAATCAAACATGGAAAGATTACATAGATGAAAAACTTTTAAAATTAATAAATGTAAATGCTATTGAAAAAGAAAAAATAGATATATATAAACTAAGAGTACAAGAAGAATATGAAATAATGTGTAATCAAGGCATGGCTAGTTTCATGCTGTTTGTAGCTGAATTAGTAAATTGGTGCAAAGATAATGATATTCATGTTAGCCCATGTAGAGGTTCTGTTGGTGGTTCTTTAATAGCATACATAACAGGAATAACAGATGTGGATGCTATTAGATGGAAAACTGCATTTTCAAGGTTCTGCAATGCTGATAGAATATCACTTGGAGATATAGATTTAGATTTTAGTCCATCAGATAGACAAAAGGTTTATGAATATATAATTAATAGATTTGGAAAAGATAAAGTATCATATATACTAACATTTCAAACTATAAAGGATAGAGGCAGTATAGATGTACTTGCTAAAGGATTAAATTATGATAATTTGAATTTGGTTAAAAATATAAAAGACACATTTGATAATATCTTTAAAGAATATTCCAAAATAATTATAGAAGAAATAAACATAGAAGAGCTGGAAGGCAAAGAAAGTAAATCGCCAGACTTTATAGACCATGAATTATATTTGCATACAATAAGAAACAATAAGAAAAAACAAAGATTAATTAAATTAAAAGAAATGTGGGATGAGTTAAGAGAACATAATAAGGATTTGTTTTATTATTTTGATGGGATTAGAGGAGTAATAACTTCTAAAGGTACACATCCAGCAGGGATGATTGGTAGCCCAATAACTTTGTATGATAATTTGGGTGTATTTTATAAAGATGGAAATGAAAACAGTCCAGTATCATTTTGCACGATGAAAGCAGTAGATTCATTGAATTATGTGAAATTTGATATATTAGGATTAAAAACTATAGGTATAATTCAAGATACGTATAGACTTATAAATAAAGAGTGGAAGTATGCTCACGAAATAAATTGGAATGATAAAAATGTTTGGGAAGATATAAATAGAATCAATGTTGGAATCTTTCAATTTGAAGGTGATTACGCTTTTGATTTATTAAGTACATATAAAGCAAAATGTGTAAATGATATGTCTTTAGTAAATGCAAGTTTAAGACCTAGTGGAAAATCATATAGAGAAAGATTAATAAATAGAGAATTTAATAAAAATCCATCAGAAGAAATAGATGAATTATTAAAAGATAATAATGGGTTTTTAGTATTTCAAGAAGATACAATAAAGTTCTTAACAGACATATGTGATTTTGATGGCTCTTTAGCTGATACAACTAGAAGAGCAATAGGAAAAAAAGATGATGTTGAATTAGAAAAACAATTGCCAAAGATTTTAAATGGCTATTGTAAACACTCAAATAAACCCAAAGAAATAGCTGAAAAAGAAGCGAAAGAATTTATACAAATAATATCAGATTCTTCAGAATATCAATTTGGATATAACCATTCAACTGGATACTCTATGAATGGTTATATATGTGGAATGTTAAGATACTACTATCCTTTAGAATTTACAACATCATATTTAAATTGGGCAGATAATGAAGAAGATTTGAATAATGGAATAAAGTTGGCAAAAGAATATGGGATAGAAGTTAAAAATTGTAAATTTAGATATTCAAGAGCAGAGTATTTCATGGACAAAAAAACAAATACTATATATAAAGGTATATCAAGTATTAAATATTTAAATACTGAAGTTGCTGAATATTTATATTCATTAAGAAATAATGAATATAATACTTTTACTAAATTGTTAATTGATTTAAATAAAAATATCAATAGTAGACAATTAGAAATATTAATTAAGTTAAACTTTTTTGAAGAGTTTGGTAAGACATCTAAATTATTAAATATTGTTCAAGTATTTAGTGCTTTTTATGAAAAAAAACAATTAAAGAAAACTAATATCTATGCGAAATATATAGAAAAATTCGCAAATAGAAAAACTGAAAAAATGTTCATGGATGTAAATATTTTAGCATTGTGTGAATACATGGAAGATGTTTTTGAGAATAAAGATATTCCAATTGAAGAATTAATTAAAGCTCATTATGAAAATGTAGGAAGTTGTAATATTATTAAATCTGATGAAAATCCAAGGCATTGTATAGCTGTAGATATTAATACTAAGTACTCCCCTAAAATTACATTTTATAATATACGCTCTGGAAGAATAAAAGAATGTAAGATAAAGAAAAAAACATTTAAAAACAATCCAATTAAATTGTTTGACAAAGTATATTTAAATAAAACTAGAACTGAATCAAAAAAGAGATTTATAAATGATGATTATGTAGATGTAGAGGGAATTGATATATGGGTAAGTTCTTACTGGATAATTGAATAAATATGCTATAAATAAAATTCTAGTGGTGATTTTAAAGAATAAATAAAATCTAAAAAAATATAAAACATATAAACATAGAGGAATTAAATTTTTATAAATAAAAGGGGATTCAAATGGGATTAAGAATAGAATTAAATAATTTAAAAGATTGGACTAAAGAATATGCTAAATCATTTAAAGCATGTTTTACTATAACATATTCAAAAAAATATTTAGAAAAATTTGCGAATGATAGATTCCAAAATATCGTAGATGAACAAGAGTTAGATTTGACTGATAAAGAATTTAAAAATTATAAAAAAATATTTGTAAAAACCTTTATTGATACTATGATTGAATTAATAGAAGAGGAAGCAAGAAATTTAAAAAATAAGAAAAAGACAGAGGAAGAATCTAAGAAGAAAAAAAGTAATTAAAATCACTATTTTAATAAGATTTAAAACTTAGGATTATGTATAAAATAAGGATGTTAGAGTAAATTATAAACTAAATAAAAAACAGATAAATTGTTTAAAGTCTATTTTTATTCAGTTGAAAATGGTATATAATAATAATATAATAAAATACAAAATAAGGAGAGATTTAATTGGCGATAACATTTGATAATATATATAATCCTAATGAACATAAACTTACTGAGAACTACACATTTCAAGGAGTAGACCACTTATATAAAAAAATGTGGACTATAAATATTTCTGCATATGAAATAGCAAAATTATGGGATGAACAAAAAATAATATACTATCCTGCAACACAGCGTGGTCTATTAGCAAAAAAACAAGCAGATGGAACATTTAAATATAAAGCAGTTTTTAATAAAACAAGAGTCAAAAGTATTCAAAAAAAGATATTACAAGAAAAATATTTTCCAGACCAACTAACAATAAATATACTTGATGAAAATGGGAAAGAAGGAAAAGTAATATATGATGAATATACTTCGCAACTAACAATAATACTAGGTTTAATGTGTATGCAAGATGGTCAACATAGAACAAAAGCAATACATAATATATATCAGGATGCCAAAATAATAGGAGGAGAAGATGAAAAGAGAATAATAAAAATATTAAAAACTCTTAAATTTCCTGTTCTAATAACTTGTCATAACATGGAAGTTGCAATGGAACATTTCTGGCAATTAAACTTGCACGAAACTCTTTCTAAGTCGAGAATTGAATCTTTTAATAAACAGGATGCAGTAAATCGTATTATGATAAAATTAAATGAAAAAGGGGCATTAAAGAATAAAATAGATATGGTTAAAACATCTATTGCAAAAAATGATATGATGAATATTGTTACTTTAAATACACTTGTAACAGCATTTAAAAATACTTTTAGTGATATCGAAGACAAAAATATGGAAGAAGAATGTTTTAAATTTTTAAAAGAGTTTTTTGAAGAATTAGTTAAAATTTATCCTGAGATGATGTCTTATGAAGGAAGAAAAATGTCTAAAGAAATCTCATTAACTTGTGAGAATTTCATGTTTTATGCATATCTAGGTCTTGCGCATAATTTATATTTATGGAGACACTCAAATTGGAAAAAGAAGATGCAATGTATTAAGTATATAGATATGGATAAAGGCAGTTCTATTTGGAGCAGAGTTATGAGAGAAACAAGTTCTGGATTAAGTATTATTAATAATACAAGTACAAGAAGAACCTTGAAAGATATATATTTAGAGCAATTTGCAATTCAGCAGCAAAAACAATAGAGATAATACTAGATTTTAAAATGAAAATTTTTAAAATCTAGTATTGCATTTTATCTAGTTGAGTGTTATACTTATATTAAACTTAATTAAATTTATAAAATTTTTATAAACTAAATAAAATACAAAGGAGTGGTATTTAATGTTAAACGTAATTAAAAGAGATGGGAGAATAGTTCCCTTTGATGAAAACAAAATAATAGACGCAATAGAAAAAAGCTTTTTATCATTAAGGAATAAAGGAAAAAGTGAAGCATTTGATAGAGAATTAGCAACGCTAATAGCTAAAAAAATAAAAAATAAACCATGTGAAAAAATGCATATAGAAGATATACAAGATATAATCGAATTTAGCTTAATGGCTAGTAAAAAGAAAGATGTCGCTAAAGAATATATAACATACAGAGAGAAAAGAAATATAGCAAGAGGAAGAAAAACTTATAATGATTATATGTCTATTGTAAATACTGAAAGTAATGATATAACTAAAGAAAATGCAAATATGAATGCAGATACTCCAGCAGGTATGATGATGAAGTTTGCAAGTGAAGCTACTAAAACTTTTACTGACCATGTACTTTTATCTGAAGAAGCAAAAGAAGCAATGATGGATAATTATATACATATACATGATAAAGACTATTATCCTACGAAATCATTAACTTGTATCCAACATCCTTTAGATAAAATTTTTAATAATGGTTTTAGAGCGGGACATGGCTCTAGTAGACCTACTAAAAGAATAGAGACTTCAAGTATATTAGGATGTATTAGTTTAGAGACTGTACAAAATGAAATGCATGGAGGACAGGCGATACCAGCTTTTGATTTTTATAATGCTCCGAGTGTAAGAAAAACATTTATAGAAGAAATAAAAAATATAGAAATAAAGGATGATATTGATTTATCTCATTTATACAATATAGAAATAGAGGATTATATAATTAAGGACTTAAAAGAATTAGACAGCGAAAAAAGAAATGTTCAACATGCTATAAACAGAACTGTATGGAGAGTTCATCAATCAATGGAGTCATTTATACATAATATGAACACAATTCATTCAAGGGGTGGGAATCAGGTCGTGTTTAGTTCTATAAATTATGGTACAGATACTTCAGCAGAAGGTAGATGTATAATAAGAGAAATACTAAAATCTACTTATGAAGGAGTCGGAAATGGAGAAACACCAATTTTCCCAATTCAAATCTGGAAAGTGAAAGAAGGTGTGAACTATAATCCTACTGATAGAAATTATGACTTATATGAATTAGCATGTAAAGTATCAGCTAAAAGATTTTTCCCTAATTTTTTAAATTTAGATGCAACCTTCAATAAGCATGTAAAATGGAAAATGTGCGACCCAAACAGATATATTTATGAAGTAGCAACAATGGGGTGTCGTACAAGGGTATTTGAAGATTTGCATGGAGAAAAAACAAGTATAGGAAGAGGAAATCTATCTTTTACGACTCTTAATTTAGTAAAAATGGCATTAGAGGCTAAAGAAAAATATCCAAATAATGAAGCTAATAGAGTTGCAGAGTTTATTTTTCTTCTTGATAAATATTCAGATGTAGTAGCAAGACAATTATATGATAGATACTTATTTCAATGTACTGCTAAAGCAAAACAGTTTCCACTATTAATGAGTGGGTTATGGAAAAACTCAGAAAATTTAAATCCAAATGATGATGTAAGCGAAGTTTTAAAGCATGGAACACTTGGGGTAGGATTTATAGGTCTAGCAGAATGTTTAATAGCTCTTATAGGTGAACATCATGGTGAAAGCGAAAAGGCACAAAAATTAGGTTTAGAAATCATATCATTTTTAAAGTCTAAAGTAGAAAAATATAAAAAGAAATATAACCTCAATTATTCTGTATTAGGCACACCCGCAGAAGGTCTTTCTGGAAAATTTACTCAAAAAGATAAAAAAATATTTGGAGAAATAAAAAATATTACAGACAAAGATTATTATACTAATAGTTCTCATGTTCCAGTTTGGTATAACTGCAATGTTGAACATAAAGCGAAAATAGAAGCATCTTACCATGAATTAGAAGGTGGTGGCCACATATTTTATGTTGAATTAGATGGGGATGCAACACATAATCCTAAAGCTATAATGAAGGTTGTGGATTTAATAAAAAAATACAATATGGGTTATGGTTCTGTAAACCATACAAGAAGCAGATGTCTTAATTGTGGTTTTGAAAATGCAGATTCAGAGTTAAAAGAATGCCCAAAATGTGGAAGTCATAACATAAATATTATACAAAGAATTACAGGATATCTAGTTGGAACTACGGATAGCTGGAATAATGCAAAATTAGCTGAGTTAAAGGATAGAGTCACACATGGATAAAGACTATATTTATATTTTAGATATAAAACATGACACAATTGTTGATGGAGAAGGGTTTAGAACATCTATTTATTGTTCTGGATGTAATCATATGTGTAGAGGCTGCCACAATCCTCAATCTTGGGATATAAAAAATGGAACTTTAACTAAAGTATTAGATATTTATAAGGAAATCATTTCAAATAAATTTTCAGATGTAACATTTTCAGGAGGAGACCCACTTCTACAACTGCAAGGATTTGTTCATTTAGCTAAATTAATTAAAAAGAATACAAACAAAACAATATGGTGTTATACAGGTTTTAAGTTTGAAGAACTCATAACAGACAATGAAAAGCTAGAATTGTTAAAATTAATAGATGTTCTTGTAGATGGAAAATTTGAAGAAGATAAAAAATCTTTAGAGTTAATTTTTAAAGGTTCATCAAATCAAAGGATAATTGATGTTCAACAATCATTAAATAAAAAACAAGTAATACTATATATGAATTAAGAAGGGAAATTTCCCTTCTTAGGAGGTGATTTTTGACTAAAGAAGAATTTATGAAATAAAATATGTGTTTTAATATGAATTGGAGGTAAAATTTATGTTGAATTTATTAATAAAAGATATACATGGTGGAGATACGATATATTGTATAAAAGATATTGAATGTTATAAAAAAGGAGAATTTTATACAGTAGGTACTGGAGAATATATAAGTCAATTTTATAAAATGAGAGGTGGGACTACAATAGGGTATTGTTTCATTCGTGTGCCAACTGAAGATGAGCTAGAAAATGAATTTATTCAATTGAAGTTTTTAAAAGATGATTTATCTAAAGATAATATTGCAGAAATAAATTGTAAAAATTTTCAAGAATTTAAAGATAAGATAGCATCTTGTGATTCAATATGTTTTTTACATAATAAAGATTTCAATTTTAGTGATTTGGATGATAATTTCATGAAAGATGTAATAATAGAATTTGGAGAAATAATAGATTGGGGAAGAAGAGTAAATCAATTGATTAATTTCACTAATTTATATATTAGGTCAGAAGATAAGCTTAAATCAATGACTAAAGAAGAAATAGAAGATGAATTAGGATATAAAATTAAAATAGCTTCTAAACAATAAAGCGAGGTGATATTATATTGAATATCTTCAATAAAAAATATGGTAGAAATGTAAAAATAACAGAGGCAGAACCTCCTTCTCCTCCTCCCAAACAACCAAACTTCGATATGGATAATATACAATATGATAAAGAAATGAAAAGAAAGCTATTAGAAATGGAAAAAATAAAAATAGACTCAGAAATGAAAAAAAATAGTGAAGAATGGATTTGGATTGAAGGATATAAGGGTACAGATAGAGATATGAAATGTGGAAACTTTCAGTATGAACTAAATAAAACTTATAGTGTTGAAGAAATACATAGAGGAAATATAAATATATATGACTATGGATTCCATTTGTGTTTAGATTTAAAAGATGTTTTCAGATGTTATAATTTAGATTTAAGTAATAGATTTTTCAAAGTAAAAGCCTTAGTTAGAAGAGAGGATAAATATAAGTATGGGATGAAACAATCTTTTTCATCAATACGTCCAGGAGCAAAATGTAGCATAGGTGCTAAAGAAATAATACTTTTTAGAGAATTAACTTTTGAAGAATTAAAACAAGATATCCAAGACAAGTTTCCTAAAATAAACAATGAACTGGAATGGAATCTTATCAAAAAATTAGGTATTTATAAATATTACAATAAAATATTTATAAATAAAATGAAAGAAATTGGTTATTCAGATATTTTTTCACAGGTTTTATTTGATGAATATCATCCGTTAATAAATCCACATAGAACTATGAATATACTTGACAAGGCAATTGCATATTCAAAAGAAAATTTATCTAAAGATATGATAATATATTTGCTTATGAAAGAAGGCTGTAGATGATAGTATTTGAATTACTAATAATAATATTTATTGCTATATTAATGGTAACTATATTTCTTTCATGTTTGCTTGTTTCAATTAGTATGATTCCTAAAATAATAGACGAAATAAAAGACATTATTGATAAAATTAAAAAGGAGAAAAAATAATATGGAGTTTAAAAAGGAATTAGAAGTTATGGAAGATTCAGAAATTAAATTTATACAAAGTTTAAATAGAATAAATAATAATATCCGAATAAATGAAGAAACAAAAATATGTTTAGAAAAAGAAATTTATGCTTCTTCTAGGGTTCTAAGTATGCTTTGTGATTTAAATGAAATATATTCTAAACAGAATAAATAACACATTAAAAAGTTAGTTTTAATAGGAGGTGTTCTATGGATATATTAAAAATCAGTTACAACAATCTAAACGCTGTATCAAAAATATCTGATGTACTAAGGGATATTGTAAATGAGGATACTTTAATAGTATGTATAGGTAGTGATAGAGTTTTAGCTGACTCATTAGCTCCCATGATTGGAACTATAATGGAAAAATCTAATATTAAAAATAAAATATTTGGAGTACTAGGAGATTCAATAGATGCTTTAAATTTAGAACAAAAAATACAAGCAATAAAAAATAATTATACAAATTCAAATATAATAGCCATTGATGCTGGTATAAGTAAAATTTCAGATAAAGGAACAATTATAATTAGCAATAAACCTGTTAAACCAGGTTTAGGGGTAGATAAGAAATTACTAGAAGTTGGTGATTATTCAATAGTTGGGATTATAGGTAGAAATAAATATGATATATATGATACTTCAGACCCTGAACTTATACTTGATTTAGCTGATGTTATATCGAAATCTTTAATATCTATATTATTAGAAAAAGAAGAAAGGATGATTGTATGATACAGGAAGTCAGACAAGAAATACTATTAAAAAATGGTTTGATTTTATATACAGGTGATTTAGTAGAAATAAAATACAAATCAGATGAAGATGTAATAGAACATACTTGTAAAGGTAAAATTAAAGAAGCAAAAGAATTATTTATTAAATTAGATACAAGTAAGAAATATAAAACTTCTGAAAGAATGATTTATTCTTGGGAATTAAAAGAAATAAAAAAGGTGGATGATGAAGATGAAAAAGATAATTAATAGTAAATATAGAGCATTATATTTATTTATATTTTTTCTAATTTTCAATTTAATATATAGTTTATATTTTGGAAGGAATACGGAGATTGGATTTTATTCTAGTACATCTTGCATAGAAGAATATATACTGGATATTATAACCTCTATAGGACTATTTTTCTCAATGATGTTAGCTGGGTTTGATGTTACAGAAAACTTTATAAACAGTTTAAGGGATTATTGTGAAGAAGATGCAAAGTGAGGTGAATAAATTGGAATTAAAGGATTATATAAGTAAAGTAGAATTAAATGACATGCCACTAACTTTAGATAATCAGTACATGTTAAATGAAATAAGCATATCTGAATATGGTAAAATATTTGCTGTAAAAGACACATCAGGAAGAACATCTTATTATACTGAAATAGAATTTAATAAACTATTTAGAGGAATTAATAGCATCCTAGAGAATATTATCTAATATATATTTTTAAGGAACTGAGGGTTGAGAGCTATTAATTAATAGCTCTCTATTTTTTTGAAAGGGGAGAATCAATGGAAAAGGAACTATACAGCTTTAGTAAATTAAATGCATTTCACACATGTCCATTTCAGTACTATCTTACATATGTAAAAAATTTAAATCGAGAACAAAATTGTTATGGTTATTATGGCAATGAATTACATAGTTTACTAGAACAATTACAACAAAGAAAAATAACAAATCAAGAAGCTATTCAAAAATACAATGAAGTTATAGAATATGCAAATCTAATGGATTACAACTTTCCTACACCAAATTCAAGAATTAATTATTTAGAATGTATATTACATTATATAGAAAATTTTGTACCAATTGAATGTGATAGATACTATATAGAAGAATATTTTGAGTTTGATATTAATGGAATTACAATGAGGGGATACATAGATTTATATTATATAATAGGTAATAAAATTTATGTTATAGATTACAAATCAAGTAGTAAATTTTCTAAAAAAGACCTACCTAAAAAATCAATGCAACTTATCTTATATGCAATGTATCTTAAAGAAAAATATCCAGATAAATCAATTAAATATGTAGCTTTCGATATGTGCAAGTATATGAAGAATGAAAAAGGGGTGTTAGTTGAAAGAAATAAGATTGATAATATAAACAATTATGAAAGAGCTATAGTAAAAATTAAATATACTAAAGAACTAGAGAAACAATTAATTGATTTTGTTGTTGATACAGTTACTCAAATAAAACAGTTAGATTCCAACGATGAGAGCGTTTGGTGCAAAAGTGATGACAAAAGTAATCAGTTTTTTTGTAAAACTCTATGTTCTCATTACAGGGTAAATTGTAAGATATGAGTCAGTTCTAATTTAAAAAGTTTATAAGAGGTGATAACTTGCTTAAAACAACCAGATATGAGTTATACAATGATGAATGTTTAAAAATAATGGATACATTAATTGAAAAAAATGTAAAAGTAGATGCAATAATTGCTGATATACCACAGGGGATAACTAAAAATAATTGGGATAAACCTTTAGCATTTAATGCTATGTGGGATAGATTATATAAATTAAGAAGGAATAAAAATACTCCAATTATACTATTTACCAATCAACCATTTACATCTAAATTAATATGCAGTAATGATAAGCACTTCAAAATAATGAAATATTGGGAAAAAGACAGACCAAGTGGTTTTTTAAATGCTAAAAGAATGCCTTTAAAAAATGTTGAAGAGATAGCAATATTTTATGAAAAACCACCAGTATATAACCCACAAATGATAGTTGGAAAGCCTAGTCACAGTATAGGTAAGGTTAATGGAGAAAGTAAATGTAAAAACAATAACAATTATGGCAATTTTGCAAGAGTTGAGAGAGAAGGGAACTTAAAATATCCTAAACAAATCCTAAAATATTCTAGACCTCACCCACCAATACATCCAACCGAAAAACCTGTACCACTTTTAAAAGATTTAATAATGACATATTCAAATGAGGGAGATGTAATTTTAGATTTTACTGCTGGTGTAATTTCAACAGGAGTAGCAGCATTAGAAACAAATAGAAGGTTTATTGGAATAGAATTAAACGAAGAAAGTTTTAATAAGGGGGTAAAAAGGATGAGAAATACAGAAAGTTTAATAATGAAAGGTTGCAAACATAAGGAAAACAAGAGTTTTAGAAAATCAAAATCACAATAAAATTTGAATTTTAATAAGATTGGAGAGTGATGAGTATTAAATTTCAACCTGTAATAAAATGGAGTGGAAGTAAAAGAAGTCAATCTGAAGAAATAGTAAACAAATTTCCTGATATAATTGACACCTATTATGAACCATTTATAGGTGGAGGAAGTGTGATGTTTCAATTATTAAATAGCAATAAAAAAGTAAAAAGATATATATGTAGTGATATAAATGAGGATTTAATTTCTTTATGGAACGCAATTAAATCAGATACCGAATCATTATGCTTAAAATATGAAAAGCTGTGGAATGAATTAAATAAAGATGAAGATATAGAAAGAAAGAAAAAGTATTATTATTCAATAAGAAATAGTTATAATAGTACAAGAAAACCAGAATTATTCTTATTTTTAAGTAGAACATGTGTAAATGGGCTAATTAGATATAACTCCAAAAATGAATTTAATACATCTCTTCATTTTTCTAGGAATGGTATAAATCCAAAAAAATTAAAAGAAATAATATATCAATGGTCAAAGATTTTAAATGATAAAAACGTTGTATTTTTAAAACAAAGTTACGAAAAAGTATATCCTAAAAGTAATGATTTTATATATTTAGACCCACCCTATGCAAATACAAAAGGAATGTATCAAGGAACTATAGATTATGAGTATTTTTGGGATTGGATTAGAACTTTAGAATGTAAATTAGCGTTGAGTTTTGATGGAAAGCTTGGAAATAAAGATAAAACATATGATGTACCAAAAGATATATATAAAATTCATAATTATCTTTATAGTGGAATAAGTGTTTTTAAAAAAATAAAACAAAAACAGGAGCCTGTGTATGAAAGTTTATATCTAAATTATTGATATGAATTTTAATAAGATTGGAGAGTGTTTAAATGAATATACCAAAGCAAGTAAAAGTAGGAGGTTTATTCTATAAAATAGAAGAGACAGAAGAACCCATTCTAGTAAATAATCAATTATGTTATGGATTAGCTGATTATGGAACTGAAACAATGAAATTATCTAATAATTTACAATCACAAAGAGTAAAAGAAGCTACATTTTTACATGAGCTATTTCATTGTATATTTAGAGATAGATGCATAGAGAGTGAAGATGAGGAATATTTAGTGGATGTATTAGCTAAAGGGCTTCATCAAGTAATTATAGATAATCCAAAAATATTTGAATGTAAAAAAAAGGTGAATTGTAATCCAATCACTTATCCTTCAATCCCGCCTGATAAACTAGAATCTATAGAATTAAGAGGAATGTAATGAATAAAATATTTGTATTTTTAGGATATTCAGGTTCAGGTAAAGATAGTATAGTAACAGAAATTTCAAAGCAATTCAATATTCCAATTCTAATATCACATACAACAAGACCTCCTCGTGGCCAATCAGAAATCATCAATAAAACATATTATTTTGTAGATAATAAATTTTTTAAGAAAGAAAAAAATAATTTTATTGAAATGAGAAAATATATAGTTCATGATGGCAGCACTTGGCTATATGGTATACATAAATCTGAATTAGAAAATAAAAAATATGCTTTGACTATAGTAGATGCATGTGGATATAAGGCGTTAGAAAAATATTTTATGGGAACAAAAACTAAGTTAATACCATTTTTTATAAATACAGATGAGAATATATTAAGAAAAAGACTTATTAATAGGGGTGATAATGCTAAAGAAATAGAGAGAAGATTAGCAGATGATAAACTTAAATTTAATGATTTTCTAAATAATGAAAGTTATATTGCAATACCAAATAACACTAATCTAATTAATGCAGTGGAGCAAGTCAAAATACATATGAAAGAAGGGATTGAATGGTATTAGCCCTAGATATATCCATGTCCTCAACTGGATGGGCAGTTATAAATAGAAATAAAAAGGTATTAAAATATGGAAAAATAGTAACTAAAAAAGATAAATTTAAGTCTGAAGATGAGAGAATGTGCTATATCTGTAATACAATTCAAGAGATAATTACAACTCATAATATTCAAATAGTCTTAGTTGAAGACCAATTCACTTCAAGAAATTCTAAAACAATTCTTAGTTTAAGAAAACTCTTAGGAGCAATAATGAGGACTGTAAAATTAAATAATATAGAGATTGAATATATGTATCCAGTTTCTATTAGAAAATATCTCATGAATAATGGTAAAGCTAAAAAGGAAGAAGTAGCTGCATATGTAAGAGAAAACATTATTGATATTGGAGAATATATTGATAGGACTTGTAAGGCTAAAACAAGTGATATATATGATGCTATAGCACTTGGAATAGCTTATTTAAACAAACTTGATACTAACAGATAATTTTAAAAAGGGAGATTAAATTAATGAGTATAAATGTTAAAATAAAGAAATTAAGTCAAGACACAATAATGCCATCTTATGCAAAAGAAGGTGATAGTGGAATAGATTTATATACACTAAAAGATACGGTGATTCCAGCCAAATCAGCAGTAGCAGTCTCTACAGGTATAGCGTTGGAAATTCCGTTTGGATATGAAATGCAAATTAGACCTAGAAGCGGTATAAGCTTAAAAGGAATGTTATTTACAAGAGATGTAGAAGTCCTTTATGTAGACAGAGATAAATCATTTAAAGATGTAATTGTATGTGATAGAATAAAACCTAAAAAGCAAATGAGAAAAAGTTTTGTAGTATATCCAACTGTGCGACTAGGTACGATAGATTCGGGATATAGAGGTGAAATTAAAATAATTACATATAATGAAGAGGATTTTGATATTTTAATTCCTAAACATACTAAACTTGCACAAGGTGTGTTTCAACAAGTTCCAAGAGCTATTTTAAAAGTTGTAGATGAATTGACTAGCTCTGAAAGAGGTAATAATGGATTTGGAAGCACTGGTATAAGATAGGAGGCTATATGTATACTATTAAAGATGTGATAGATGTATTGAAATCTACTAGAAACTGCAATCTAAAATGTAATGATTGTATATTAAATAAAAGTATAGTTACAAATAAAATAGAAAAAACATTATGTTGGTGGCTAGAAGAAACAAGAAAATCTCTTAAGCTATCACATTCAAATATTGAATTTGATAAACAAATTGAAATACTAAAAGAAGTGAATGACATTATATTTGAATGTGAGGACAAAACTTGCAATAAGTGTATATTTGGCGAAGAAGTGAGTAATCTATATAGTTCTTGTGATATATTAGAAAAGATATGTGATGAATTGAGCAAAAAAACATGTAAACTAATAGAAAAAATTAATTATTATCATGATTATACTTATGAAAAATTATATTGTTTAGAAAATGTTAAAACTGGAGAGAAATTTGCTGTTGAAGAAAATCAAATAAAGAGATATAATATCCTCAATACTAATTTTGGAGGTGCTAATATGTTTAAATATGATGATTATGTTAATTTGACAAATAGTTTAGAGTTACCAGAAGAAATTAGAAATAAATGTGTTAGAGTTGTAATGACATTGGAAAATATGCAAGATATTATGATAGTACATAAGTTCAAGACTTATGTTGTTAATGAAAAATACATTGAAAAAGTATCATAAAAATAAAAAAGTCATCTATTAATTTAGATGACTTTTTTATCTGTTAATAATATAATAGAAGTATTATTGAAAAAATAAAAGAACAAATTAAAATCTATCACTTTTGAAAACTTCAAGTAATTGTGGAATATTAACTCCGAATCCCTCTATTAATTTTTCTTTATTATATGAATCATCCCAACTAAAAGGCTTGATGGTATTTACAATTTTAGTTGAGGTTAATTTGTTATATTTAGGTTTATTAGTTGCTATTGTTTCAAATAATATCTTAGCTCTAAAAATTTCAAATCTATAACCTTTTCCAGCTTTTTCAATATATTTAATTAAATTATTTACGCTTTCAGTAGAAGTATTTGCTGTTCTATATCCAAAATAGTTAAATATCTCTAAGTACCAACTATCAACTGTTTTTATCACCTCTTGGTAATATTTCATATTTTTAGGAACTGACAATTTCCATTTCTCATATATTTTAAAAGCATCTTCTTTATTTTGACATCCATAAATATCTCTAAATTGTTCCTTAAGCTCATATACTAATTTTAAATGTGGAAATTCATTGAATATCGTTTGCATATTCTGTATTTGTTCATCTTTTAATTCCTCTCTATTTTTTGATAGTAAAATTTTATCTTTTAATAGTTTTTTGCGTTGCTTAATTGTTAAAGTATCTTTAAAAGACTTTCTTTCTTTTTCTAGGGCATTTGTAATTAATTGTAAAACATGAAATCTATCTATAATAATTTTTACCTTTGGTAATTCCTCATAAATTGCTTCTTTACAATGTTTGCACATATCAATTATTATGACTTCGATTTGTTTTTTATTAGGAAATTTATTTAAAAATGCTTTGATATCAGTTTTATTTCTAGTTGCTTGAATATCAAGAATTTTATGATGGACTACATCTATATATATAGCTCTTACTGAGTTCTTAAGATATAGTCCATTTATACTCAACACTATCGGGGTAGTGTAAACTATATTTTTTTCAAGTTCCTTCATATAAACTTCAAACACTCTTTTTACTGTGGTTGGTGAAACACTATATTCATCTGCAATACTGGAAAATGGTTTCTTAAGAGATTCTTTTTCTATCTGTTTTCTTAATCTAATAGTAATTTTACCTCTTTCATCAATGCTTTTATATTTTTGATTGAATGTAGAATTACAATGTTTACATTTATATCTATAACTATGTATTTCTATTACTACATGTTTGTCAAAAATATTTAAATCCTTAACAGAACGTGTAGACTTTCCATGCTTATAATATTCAGTGCAACCACATTCATAACATATGGTGGGTTCTTTTTTAGGTTTAACAATTACAGTCATATCGTGTTCATTTATTATTGTATCAATAACTTCAAAATCTGGTAAATTTAATACATCCATTTTTATTCACATTCTTTAATTAGATTAATAGCTGTTATCATTCTAATATTATATATAGTTTTTTTTGTATTTTGTAAATACCATTCTAAATAACTTCTATTTTCTTTATAAACATCATATGCTGTTTTACCTTTGTATTTTCCACTTGTAAAAATAATTTTTTTTGCATCATCAAGACTTATATCTTTAAAATAAGCTAATAAATTTTTTGATATATGAGGATAAAATGTATCTAATAAATATTTTATGCAATTATAACTTTTAGTTCTTTCTGATGATGGATTGTAATTTAACTGATTAACACCAACACTTGAAAAGTTAAATTCTTTACTGTTTAAATTTCCTGCATAATATGCAACACAATGCTCTAAATCAGTTTGCATTACATCATATATATATTCACCTGAGTATTTTGAGAAACAAGGAAATTTAACAGTTTTAGCCTTCTCTAGGGTGTCAACATTTTCTTCTTCTAATATTTTGGATTGTCTCTTTTCTTTAATATCCCAAATTAATGAATTTAAATATTCAAAGTCACTTAAGTGCTTATCAGCCCAAATATTAGCTTTTTCAAATCCTATTTCAAAAGATTCAACTTCTTCTTTTAAAATAGTCTCTTTTAAATATTCGATATATAAGTAATATTTTTCATTCAGTTCTTTTTTACCATTATCTAAAAATTTAACAAATATATCTTCTTTTTTTACTCTAAAAGTAACTCTATTTTTAGTAATCTTATAATGAGTATCACTATTTTTTGTACCTATTCTGTTTAGATAATTTATACCTGCTGCATCCTGTATTTCAATTTCAGGTACTTTTGTTGGTTTAAAATCAAGTTTCATAGATATATCAACCTCCTTTTTATAATTTATTATATAAAATATTATACCACATTTAAAGTTATATTTTCCACTATTAAAGTTGTTTTATATAATAAATTCCAGATTAACTCTTTACTATCTAATTATCCTAATACTTAATTAGAATTTAAAACTTATCAAAACGAAATGACCTTCTAAATTCGATTTTAAGGCTTTATAAAAATCAATGCTTATAATTAGTCCTATTCAGAAATTCGATTGCTTAAAACGCAAAATATAAAAAATAATAAATTACTAGTATAAGACATAGAATTGTGTATTCTATGTCTTATTTCTTTACAACTAAGTAATTTCAATAATTATATAAATAAAAGAATTAAAAAAGTCAGTTGAAAGTCAGCTAAAATGACTATTTTTTGCCTCCTCTGTATGGTATAATAAGTATATGAATTTTCATAGGAGGGATAACCATGAACGCTTTTATAAGAAAAAGAAATAAAAATTATGTAGTGTACTTAGAATTTAGAGATGATGAATCAGGAAAAAGAAAACAAAAAAATATGGGAGCATTTGATAAAAAAAGAGATGCTAATAAAAGATTGGCTGAAGTTAAGGACAGTATATATAAAGATAGTTTTCTTGTGCCAAATGAAATCACTCTAGCTGGATTTTTATTAGACTTTCTTGAAAAATATAAAGATAATATTTCAGCATCTACATATAAAAGCTATATTGCTATTTGTAAAAATCATATTAATCCTTCTATTGGAAAATATCGTCTTCAAGAGTTGAGAAATATTCATATACAGAATTATATAGATGATTTAGCTGGTAACTTAAACCCTCAAACTATTAAAGTACATATAAATGTATTGAGACTTGCAATAAAGAGAGCTTATAGAATTAAATTAATAAAAGAAAATATTATAGATGGAATAGAAAGTCCAAGAATTAAAAAATTTAAAAATGAAATTTATGATAAAGAGCAGATGCTAAAATTATTAGAAGTAGCTAAAGGAACTAATCTTGAGCTTCCTATTAGTTTGGCTATAGGTCTAGGATTGAGACTTTCAGAAGTTTTGGGATTAACTTGGGATAATATTGATTTTGATGAAAATACAATAACAGTAAATAAGATAACTAGTAGATTAGATGGTTCTGTTATACTTAAAGAGCCAAAGACAGAAAGCTCTGTTAGAAAAATATTTGCACCAATAGAGCTTATGAATTTACTAAAAAATTATAGGCTGGAGCAGAATAAGAAGTTATTGAGAAGTATTGTTAGAAATGAATATAACTTACTATTTTTTGATAGAAAAGGGAATCCAATTGCTGAAGATGTAATGAGTAAGAAATTTAGAAAATTCTTAGAGAATAATGACTTGCCTCATATTAGATTTCATGACTTAAGACATTCGCACGTTACTTTACTTATAAATTCTAAAGTACCTATAAAAGTTATATCTGAAAGGGTAGGACATTCAAATATTAATACTACTCTTAATGTATATTCTCATGTACTTAAAGAAATGGACAAAGAAGCTTCTGATAGAATATCTGAAAACTTATTTAAGGCTAATTAATAATTATCATCAATAAATACAAAATTAATAATAAAAGCAAAGGTATAAACATAAAGGGGAATTTTTACAAAGCCTTAGAATGGCATATAGAGCGTCAGATTTTAGAAGATATTAAAATTTTATATTTCCAATATTTATGATATAATAAACATAGCAAGGAATAAATATTTGAAAAAAGCTGTGAGTGGTGTTTCCATAGAAATTTCCTCACTTTCTTATGAAAGGAGGTGAAAACTATGGAAAATCTAATGATGAGTATTATAGCTGGTGTTATAGCTAGTTATATCTACGATAAATTAAAATGCCACTCTGAGCGACCAACTAAGAGTGGCTGGGAACTTAATATTAAGTTCCATAAAAACAAACATTAATAACTAATTAATGGAAACATCACTCAAAGTTAAGTAAAATATGTTTCCTTGCTTTTATTATACCACAAATTAAGAATATTAAAACAAAATTTTGTAAATACATACTTAATTATCAATTTAATCATTTGGAAAAAATTGGATTTGATTGTATGAAATTATTGCTGTAATATTTAAATTAAATAAACAAATGATGGGAGAGATAATTATGTATTTAAGAAAATTATCAAAGTCAGAATTAATTGTAATGAAATTTATATGGAATTTAGATACAAAAGTAAAATCATATCAAATCATTAATTATATGAAAGAAAAATATAGTTGGTCAGAAAAAACAACATTAAAAACTTTATCTAAGTTATCAAATAAAAGGTTCATATATGTTCAAGAAACAAGTCAATGTACATACTATACAATTTCAATTAAAGAAGATAAGTATCATGAATTTATATCACAAAAAATACATAAGCTCTTAGGGTGCAATTCTATAAAAAGCCTTTTAGCATCATTGTTTCAAGAAGAATTAACAGATGAAAAAATAACTTCATTGGAAGAATGGGTAAAAAACTGGGAAGAAGAGGAATAAAGATAATATATACTATTCCTTAAAAATCTATTTAAAGAATAATTGAAATTTTGATTTTAATATAATTTCTTTAATCAACTCTAACATACAAAAATAAGACTCTTTTCAATATTAACTAAAGAGCCTTATTTTATAATTGATTATATTTTAGTTAACTTTTGTGTATCAAAACTATACTCATATACTTCTAATGTTTCAGAATTTACAATTAGAGTTCCTACTGTTTTAATGCTATCTTCTTTATCAGTATAAGTATCAGAACCATCAGTGCTAGATTCATCTTGTTTAACATTTTTAACACTGATTATTTCAAACTCATAGTGTGGAAAATCTATATTTTCAGCTTTTTTATATCTTGAGTTACCATAATTATATGTATAACAATATTCATGTGCTTTTGAACCTTTTGCTTTATATATAGCATCTAAAGCTTTTGAGATGTCACTTCTTTTAGTATTACCAGTTAACATATAATCTGGAGTTAAGCATTGGTCTAAAATTTCATTTTTTATATCACCTATTATTATTGGGAAATTAGCACTAGTAACTAATGATTTGTCATTAGTTTCATTTACTAAAAATACAGGATATTCTTTGTGTATTGTAGAAGATAATAGTGCATCTATTAAATTATCAGAACTTACAATACATATTTGATTTGGATGTTTTAATTCATCTTTATAAAAATGCTTAATTATTTTTTCATTAGTGTCAAGTCTATCAACACCACCAATTCTAGTTGCTTTTGTACTGTTCACTAAAGAGTCGTTTATTGATGCTGTTCCTCCAATAGCATATGTTTTTACCCCATCTGTTTTAAATGGTATATTCTTTCCATTTGTTAATACAACTGGATTTTTATATTTAGCAGCAACTGGAGATATACTTATAGAATCAGCTTCTCCTTGATAAGCATTTGTAAAATATACTTCATCAACCTTTTTTAGATAACTTATCTCTTTTGCAACATTGTAACTTGTGTCGATTCTGTCTTTGCCTTCTATCCTAATAACCTTTATTTTTTTGTTTTTTAGTATATTTTCTACATTTTTGCTTATAGAATTAACTCCGCCTATTAAATAGATTTTTTTAAATTTATCTAATCTTTTAAGAGTAGAATTTGGTATAGAATTTTGTTTAGTAAGTAATATCGGCGAGTTAGAAGCTCCAGCTAAACCACTTGCACTTAATCCATCTGCAAGACTTTTATCTGTATTTATAATTATTGCTTGAGTGTACTTTCTTCTGTCAGCTATTAAACCTGCTGTTTCATACTTATTTGCTCCTTGTATTCTATGAGCTGGACGTCTAAATTTTAGTTCTTTAGCTGAAACTAATAATGTACTAGACATGACAATAGAAAATATTATAGCTAAGGTTAATACTTTTCTTTTGAATTTCATATTGTAAAATCCTCCCATCCTTTTATACTATAAATGGTAGTGTATATTGTTTTAGTTGTCAACTCTCTCTACATACTTTGTTGTATTATAATTTATAAGTTGATATTTTGTAAAAATAAGGATATTATTTAAGTAGAATATAATTACTATTTTTACAAGGAGGTTGTGATTTGAGTAGGTATTCTCCTCAAACAAAATATTTTGAAATAGCAGTTAAGTTTAAAAAAGTTAACACATTTTTATTTTGGGTATTTTTTATTTTATCAATAATATTCACCTTTCAAAATAATAATAATTTAATAACTTGTTTTAGTATTATCTCTCTTATAATACTAAACATGCTTGATATCTTTATTTGTAACTATCAAGAAAAAGGAGAATCTAAGAGAAGGAATGATTTTATTGACAACTCATTTGATTGTAAATATTCTACACATAACTCAATAGAATATTATGATAATGATGAAATACATTATGGATTATATAAAGCTCTTGTCAATGTATATCAAAATGCTTTTTTCTCTAAAGAAATTTTATCTTATACAAGAAAATTTATAATAATAAAAAATGTAATACCATGTATGATAATAGTTATATTTTCATTTATAGGATTCTCAAATAGTAATTTTGCTTTGCCTATATTGCAATTATTTTTCTCAAAATATTTTATATTAGACTTAATAAATACTTCTGGATATTTAAAAAATGTAGAATCGGTATTTGATAGCATAACAGATATGTTTGAGACTGGTCTGGTTGCAAAAAAAGATAACAAGGTAGAATCTAAAATAATAAAAGTTTTAATAAACTATGAAACTAATATCTCTAGTTCAAAGATATTTTTAAATTCTAAAGTATATAAAAAAATGAACCCTGAATTAACAGGAGAATGGGATAAAATAAAAAAAAGATATAATATAAAAGAGGTGTCAAATATTTGAGTGTAAATAGTTATTTAGAAAATCTATCTCATGAATTAATAATAAGAGATAATGAAAAGGAAAATATAAAAAAATCAATAGAAGTTATTAAGAGTAGGTTAAAATCATATTTTGGAAACAATATTGTAGAAACATTTTGTTTTGGCTCTTATACCAGAGGAACTATGCTGCCTAGAAAAGTAAATGAAAATTCGGATGTAGATTACATGGTAGTTTTTTCAAATAGTTTTTTATATGCTCCACAGACTTTACTAAATAAACTTAGAGATTTTGTGAGAACATATTACTCTAAGTCTGAAATATACCAGTCTAATCCAACAATAGTCTTAGAGTTGAATCATATAAAATTTGAATTAGTTCCAGCATATTCTAATAATATGTATCTTTGGCAAGAAAATCACTATAGAATACCTGCAAAAGCCTCTAATTATAACGACTGGATAGATACATGTCCAGATGATATTAATAGTAGATTGACTAGACTAAATGTTGAATCAAATAATAAATTAAAACCTGCAATACGAATAATTAAATATTGGAATTCTTTAAACAATAATGTTTATAGTTCATATGAACTTGAAAGTGCAATTTTAGAAAATATGCATTGTTATTGGAGAACATCTATTCAGGATTATTTTACAGCTATAACAGAATCTTTAATTTATAATTTCGGTACACCATCATGGAAGGTTGATAAAATCTCTTCTCTTAAAAAATGGTATAATCATGCATTAAAAGAAGAATATATTTGGAGAAATTATATACAATCTAATTTATATATGGAAAATATTTTACCTTCAATAAAATAAAATATAGTATTATAGATAGACAAAAAAAATAAAGCCCTTTAAAGAAAACTCATTTAAGAGTAATCCTTAAAGGGCTTATTAGCTATCTCTTTTTCTTACCTTTTTTGCTACCTTTACATGCCATGATACCACTTCCTTTCAATTTACATAAACTTATCATATTCCTCAGCTAATTTATTTTTATTTTCTATTGTGTAGTGATTTATAGTTACATCAACCCCACTGTGGCCAAGCAATTTTGAAACTGTAGTTATTGGAACTCCTCTGTCTTTTAAAAGATTAGACATACTATGTCTAAGGTCATGATTATATCCACCTTCTATACCAATTAACCTGAAAGCTTTTTTAACCCATGAACTTAAGACATTTGAATTGACTTGATTGTATTTGCCTCCATATCTTGTAAAGAATATATACGGATAATCTATATTATTTTGAGATAGATAATCCTTCCATTCTATTAATAGATGCTGGACTTCTTCTGAAAATCTAAAATCTCTTGAAACTCCACCTTTGGCTGTAATACCATGAATCCATCTATTATCTAAATCTATATTGTCCCATCTAAATTGACTTATCTCATTACTTCTAGCCATTGTAGCCAATCCTAAATTTATATAAACTTCTAACTGTAAATTGTCTTGCTCTGAAAGCTTTTCTTTTAATTTGCTTAACTGTTCTTCAGTTAAAAAAGTTCTTTTCTGAACTTCTTCGCCTGTTCCTGGTCTTTCTATCATTTCACACCAGTTGTCAGTAATTTTCCTCTTCTTCTTTAAAAAGGATAGTAATGATGAAATTGAACTTATTCTACGTCTAATTCTTTTTTCATTATTTCCATGTTCCATACAATAACCTATATAAGCTTCTATTTCTTCTTCATTTATATCAGTTAGTAATGCATCAAAACATTCTATATTTAAAAACTTAAAAAATTGCATTATATCACATTCATAATTATATATTGTTTTTTCACTTTTCCCAGCTATTTGTTTTGCTCTTTTGTATTGCTTCCATAATTTAATATTCTCTGGATTTAGTTCTCCATTTATGCTTATTCTTTTACTGCGTTGTTTTGCCAAATACTTCACTTCCTTATAAAAAAGACTAGAGAAATTAATCTCTAGTCTCTAATTTATCTTTAATTTTTGTTATGTCTGTTTCAACTCTTTCAAGTCTACTGTTATTAGTATTTAATGCTTCAGCAAATTTATCTAATTTATCATCAAACTTATCTATTGTATTACCAAATAAAGTTCTCTGCTCTTTAATTTCTCTTGAAAAATAAGCTCTTTCTTTTTTTCTATCATCCTGCTCTAGTTGTCTATTCTTTTCTAAATATCTGCCAAACCATAACATTACTACTGTAAGTAGTATGGCTGTATATCCATATTGGCTTAATAATTCAATCATTTCTTTAGATAACATCTACTTTTCCTTTCTGTTTTGTACTTGTATTTGATTTATTCCTATAGATGCTCCCCAACATAAAATACCTTCAAAAACAGCTTCTATTGACAGCTCTTTCATAAACAAACAACTGCTTATCATTGCTATAACTAACAATATAAAAGGTATGTATTTATTTTTAATATTAGATTCTTTTATAAATGTTCCTAATATGTAAAGCCCACCTATTAACATTATTAAATTTTCAGGTATAAATTGCATTATATCCATGTGATTTCCTCCTATCCAAGAATCTCATTTAATTCTTTTACTTTAGTTTTTATTTGCTCTAATTTTACATCATTGTTTTCTACCTTCATTGAACTTATCTTATTACATATATTTATTATGTTTTGGCCATAATTCATATCTGGACACCATTTGCCTGATAAACTTTCTACTGTTTTAGCTTCTCCATGTAAATATGGAAAATGTCTAGGGTCTAATGTAGTTCCATTTACTTTATATTCAACTTTACCAACTAATTCACTATATTTTGGATATCCCTTAGCTCCAGCATATAATGCTAGATGGTCAATAAATGCTGATACTCCATCCTCCCAACAATTAAATCTTGTATGAGCTGTTGGGTCTAAATCTCCTCCACCTTTATTTCCTTTAAGACCACACACATTGCAATAAGAAGGATTTAAAACTCTACCAAAATTAAAATATCCAGTTTCTACAAATGCTTGAGCAATTGCAATAACTGGATTTACACCTTTTTTCTCTGCTTCTTTATATATAATTGGTACTATAGCTCTGCATAAAAAATGTGGTGGATTAGAGTTATTTTTTAATGTGTCTAAATACGAAAAGACTTGTTCTAATGTAGCTGTTGATTTATCTAATATATTCAATTCATTACCTCCTACTTGCCTATAAAATCTAACACTTTATGAAGTGTAGCCCATCTATCATCACCTTGTAACTTAGTGAATCTCTCGCTAGTTTTAATTTTACTGGATGCTCCACCAATCACATATAGGTTTTCACAATGTCCAGGAACATAATTTTCCAAATCACACACAGAGACTTCATTAGTCTTATAATTCATGGCCATTAATTGGGCTATAACTTTATCTACCTCACCCTCATAAACTATTGCATATTTCACTTTGTTATCTTGTGGTTTACCAGCTACAGACTTATTAAATATTCCTTCATAAATATCTATGGCCATATCTTTAGCATTATATTTTTTAGTATCAGATGTGTCTACAAAACAGCACTCAACTAAAATTGACTTTGCCTTCGTTCTTCTTAAAAATGCTAGAGTTTTCTTTTCTTTAACTCCACGATTTTTAAAATCTTTATCACCTTTTGCATGATAAGTTTCAGTTATTTTTTTACATATTCTTGATGCTATTTCAACAGTTTCTTTGTCATTTAAATTATAAACTAAAACTTCTACTCCTCGACCACCACCACTGTTAAAATGGATACTTACATTTAAATCTGTGTTATATGAATTACATTTATCTATAATCTTATTCAATATATCACTCTGAGAAGTTCCATTGTTACATGTACAATCATAAACTTTACATTCCTTTTGAGATAAAGGTATTAACTCTTTTAGTACATTTCTTGCTTCTGTAGATTCTTTTATATTTCCTACTGCTCCAGAACCTACTTTACCATCTGGGTTGTGTCCTGCATGAACTGTCAGTGTTTTTATATTCAAAATTACCACTCCTTTAAAACAATTAATATAAAAAGAGTCTATAAAATAAGGCTCTTATTTACTCAATTTCTAATTAAAATTATGATTTTAATCTGTTTTGTACATTAAAAAAGACTATACTATGTAGTCCTCTCCTGTTATTTCTTTATATTCACTTGCTGTTATCTTATTCTTTTCTACTGCTGTTTTAACTTGCTCTTTAGTCCAATTACCATTATTATAGAAATCTGTTATTATCTTATACCAATTCATACTATATCACCCCATTACTCATTAATTGAAATGTTAAATCTGCTATTGTTTGTTCTGTAGAATTTACTTTATCTTCTATGCTACTTTTAATATCTGTATATCTATAGAAAACCTCTTTAGTATCTATATTTATAAATAACTTTGCTTCTTTATTTTCTACATATTGTTGTACTGGCAATTTCTCAATTAAAATTCCATTTTTTAACTCTTCTTCTGATAGTAAAGTTGGTTTATAGTGTATCATCCCAATATATTTTATATTTTGTTCATCTGTCTCCATAAAATTTCCTAAATAAATCATAATTCCTCTCCTTTTTCATCTGAATAAACCTTTTTTGATAATATATTTCTGTGAATGCCACCACCAATAAAAAAAATTATATTGTTTATTATAAACATACCTTTTTGAGGATTTGTGTTAATGAGCGTTCGGTAGCTATTAACTTCTTTAAGAGTATTTAAATTTATTTTTATAAATGGGCTACTAGAAAGTGAATTAAATGTATATATATATCCATTATATATTTCAAAATTTTCATATCTATCTGACCCACCATAAGTAATCAAATTTAGATTTGCATCATATTTTGCTAATCCACTTTTTTTACCACTCTCAACTTCTATGCTTCTGCCACTATCAGATACAAAAACAAAATCATTTAAAAACTTAATGTTTTTTTCATATAAATATCCTCCAATTCTAAAATCCTTAGCAATAGTAAAATCAAAATTTATTTTAGTTAGGTAACAATCTGTATAACCACTTGAATTAGCGTGTTCTGTTGTAGCATAAATAGCATTCTTATTGCAAACAAACTTACCTCTTTCAAAATCGTAAATACTATTGATTGACATATCTTTAGTTAACATTTTATACATATCCGATATTCTTATTTTGTGAAGTATTGAAGAAGTCTCATCTCCATATATTCCATAAATAAATTCCCCATAAGTACATAGCTTATAATAAGAACCTTCTATTGACTGCACTTCAATTCCTGTTGTCTTATTTATTTTATATAATTTAGTATTATCAGATATAAACAAATAATCTTGAGTAATGCAAATACATGAGAAATTATCATTAGACAAAGTAATATCAAAAGTTACAGATTCATCAATTGCATTAATTTTAATTAAATGTGTACCTTTAATTACATAAAAGAAAGGTTCTTCATATTCTAATGCTTTTAAATCTCCACTATATTTTTCAATATATTTTATAGCACCATTCATAACTAAATATGATGAACTATTTGAAAGTATTGTTTCTCTTAAATCTAATCTTCCTTCCTTGTTGTTTACTTTATTCTTTATTTCCTCCCAAGTGTTATTTGTAGTAACCTCTGCACCCTTGGAGTTCAATGCTGTTACTACATTATTTTTAGCATTAACTCCACTTTGAAAAACCTCTTTTAATGCTCCCTCAACATTATCACTTGTAAAGTTATTCTCTGTATCTTCTATAGTTACATTTTTTGCTTCTAGTACAAGATTTCTAACTTTATTAACTAACTCTTTAAAAGTCATTTAATCACCTTCTTTCAATAAAAAAAAGAACCCTCTATATAGTTGTTTCTGCTCCTTCTACTACTCCGCTTTCTTTAATTATATAATCCTCTACTGCCTTTCTATACTCTATGTTAGTCACGTCATCTAATTCAAATTCTCGATTTTTCAAAGGATTTAACCCTTTATTTAATATTC